CCCCAACCAAAGCCAGCAATGCTGGCTTAATTTCATCTTTAGCCGCAGGGAAGAGCCTGCATATCGCTCATGCACCTGATCAATATGCTTTGTAGCCGTTTTCTTACTGGTATTATTTACGCCATTAAGAAAATAAGTTGTTTACGGAGTTGTGATGAAAAAATCATTGGTTCTTGGTCTGGACAAAGACCAGAAGAGAAAAGAGAAGCCTGCGCTGGTTGCTCAATTAACTTTGCTGGACATCGTTGCCAATGGAACCTCTATTCGTCTGTTCCGTGAAAGAGCGGTGTCTTTCGATAAAAACACCTTTACTCGTTATGTAATGAATGTTCGTCGCCAGCGTGGAAAAGGCTGGATGGCATTTCAAAGAATGTGGCCGGAACATCAGCTCGAACTGGCTTTGATGGAAGTTAACCGCGTTGCCCAGCAAGAAATTCAGAGAGCATCAGTGATGGCAATAGCCTGATAATGTGCAAGTGGTAATTAGTCGACAGTACGACAGCCCCGCCATCCTTACGGGGCTTTTTTGTATTGTAAGTACTTACCTATGGCGGTAGTATTACGACGCATTTACATGGAGGTAAAAATGAGTTTGACCAAAGAAGATTTAGTATTTGACCTTTACTACGCATCCAGCACTGACGAAGAAGGCAATAAACTGGCCCAGCTGACCGTTCAGTTCCGTGATGCATCGGCTGTTCCGCATGTGACTACCCAGCTGGCCCGCACAACTCTTAAGCGAGATCGCTCGAAGGTTTATGCCGTCGGCGAGCAATCCGTGAAAAATGGTTCAGACACTCTGCTGGCCGCCATTGAAGCCTATTATCGAACAGACCCGAAGACCATTTTCGAAAACCTGATGGCCCAGGTTCAGGATATGATCGAGGGCAACCTTGGCGCCAACAATACCTGGGTTGGTTCTTACGGCATCACCATTGTGTCTGGCGGCTCTCTGGAAGAGTATCTGCCTGAGTCCGTCTACAACGTCCAGTAAACCAGCCAATGGCGCGTAACCCGCGCCATTTTCCCCAACCCGTAAACAAGTTGTTTTATGCCTCTCCTACGTTGCGATAATAACACCAACAAGAAAACAAGTTATTAACGCAGTGAGGAAACGCACATGACCGATTTCACCATCTCCCCGAAAGAAGAAAACGTATGGCTGGAATCCTGGCTTGACCTGTCGCCGGCCGAGCAGAAAGAAATGGATCACGTCGAACCGGACGAACAAACCAGCTCCCGCTTCTTCCATTATCAGGATAGCGTTTATGACATTGCCGATTTCATGCGCGATGACCGCTTCCCGGAATGGCACGCCGGCTATCCACTGAATGCCTTCGCTATGCTGATGATCCGCGTGACAGATTCAGGCGACGCCATCGACATCGGATTACTTCATTGAGAGGGGAGGGCCACCGATGCTGGTGGCCATCAATTACCACCTGCTTTCCCGCAGGCTAAAAACACCCACCTCTTACCGCCAGGCTACCGAAGCACCCACCTGTTCCCGTCCGGCTACCGAAGCACCCACCTGTTCCCGTCCGGCTACCGCAACTTTCCACTTTGACGCCTTATTCGTACAACGATAATTAACACCAACAAGAAAACAATTTGTTATTTACGATAAGGAATTAATCATGAATTTTATCGCTACTGTAAACGCACCCGCACATGGCAATATCGCTGTAACGTTCTCTGACATTGAAAAACGAGTACTTGGTGCATGGCGCGACAATGAGACGGTAGAACTGTCAGCACAAGAAAAATGCATTATTGCACGCGACATCATTGGCAATCGTCGTTACTCGCGGGTATTTGAGAAAGCGTATGTGGTAAATTCTGGATTCGGAACGTTCGTCTTTCCGGTGCGCTCCGGGCGATTCTGCCAGTCCAAGCTGATTGAGTTCGCTACGCAGATTTCTGTCTGGATTAAAACTCAATCGTCGTTCAAATTTTCCGACGATGAAGCAGTATCGCAGGGGATGCGGATCGCCAACAATGCAATTAAATGCAAAAACATTACGTATACCGCTGGCGTTGATACATGGAAACTGTTTTGCGCTAACTTTATGCTGAATGTATACGCAAGCAACCGCATCCACATCCTTGATGGCGTGTAACTGAGAAGAGGGCCAGAAACGGCCCTTTCTCTATAGCCACCAGCTGCCGCAGGGAAATTTTCAGAAACGGCGAGGAACGTATTCATGAGCCGACGGGGAACGGCCAGGATTTTTTCGGGAAACGGCTGCATTTGCCTTTGTGTAGAAAAAACATCGGGAAGCTGGTGGAATCCAACCAGCGGTTGTCGGACAGGTGAGCGGGGAAAATTATGATGACTTTCGTCACCTGAGACATCCAGATTTCTTTCGTAGCATAATCACATACGTGATTAAGTGGTGTGATTATGTGAAAAATCACGCGCACATAATACACGAGCGGATACGGAACAAAACAAAATACCGATCCGCACCGACAAATAAGCGCGGATCACATAGCAAGACTAAAAGCCAATGATTAACCATACTCTATAGCGCAATATAACGCGTTTTAAGCGCGTTAATGTGTTAAGTAATGGGCATGTACTGGTAAGGATATAAAAGCGCGTCTATGGCGTTATTTTGGCGCTTATTTTTATGTTGTTGGAGTGAGTTAAAGACAATAAAAACGCGCCATCATTGGCGCGTTATGGTAGGTGTATTGGAAACGAAAAAAGCGCCCATAGTGGGCGCTCGATTTTATTTGTGTAAACTGATTTTAAATCCCATTTCTACGAACGCTTTTAACATTAAAAATATATCAGCGTCGTTCACGTCTGCTTTTTTTCGCTCCTGGTCGCTCAATAAGTCAATTTTGCGCGTCGTTTCGTCTATAAACTCGACTGCGCGCCCAGCGTAACCAGCGATCCCAGCGATGCGATTAACATAATATTCATTATGGACGTTAACGCCAGCGATAAGAACAAACATGATTAAGCTCCTTAAAAAAATTAAATAGAATTTTGAAGTTTTCCGATTAATACGCTTAAGCGTAAGTATTCACGTTTGCGCTTGCAATCTCGCTTGCTGTTAAGCAAATCAGAAAACGTAAAATTTAATTGGTCGCGTTGCGCGATCAAATCGTCGATTAATTCCAGTTTATAAGCGCGATAATTTGCGCGATATTCTGCGCGGATCTTGTCATAGCTGACCATCTTTAAAGCTCCTTTAAAGCGCCCACAATGGGCGCTTGATTCCATTAATTACGCTTTAAAAGCATCAGCTAAATAATTGTAGAAATCATTCTTGATAAAGCGATATTGCTGTGTACCAGCTTTTGCGCTTCCCATTCCTTTGACTTTCTCAACAAGCCCAAGACGTTCGCAAAGATTGATCAACTGGTTGGCTTGAGTATAGCCAGCGTCTAATTTAATTTCACACGCTTTTTTAGCTTCATTCATTAAATCGAAAACAGCACCATTGGTGAACGTGTCGATCTCGTCGTTAATCATATCGATTAAAGCGAATACACGAGATCCAGACATATCAGCGATGGAATAAACGCATTTGCCAGATTTAATTGATTTAACCAGATAAACCAGTTTTTCCAGAGAATAACTATTAGTCATTGCATCACGGAAAAATACTTCTGGCGCTTGTTTGCTTGCTTTAATTGCATAGTAGAAAACAGAGCATAATTTTTCGTCTTCTACTGCGTTTACGACGTTGTTGATGAAGTAAGCAAGTTTCGTGGTCGCAGCTTGCATATTTGCTTTGTCTGCTTTGGTGTGCGTACCATTTTTATAATGTTCATTATATGTTTGAGTTGCCAGATCTGCTTTTTCGCGCAGTTCATCGGATACAATGGAAGCAGCTTCAACGATGGATTTTTTAGAAATGATAATGTTAGCCATGATGGATATCCTTACGAAAAATTAAAATGAATTTATTTTTTACTGTCGTTAGCTAGCTCGCTTTCGACGAGTTCAATTATCGATACGTGAAAAAAGATTGCAAGTATTTTTTTTAAATTTTCTGCAGGGATGAAAGTCCTAGAAATAAAAGCGAGATCGTCGAAGGTGTTCCCTAAATAAATAATCAATTCGGGCTTTTAACCTTATATATTTATACAGAGTGGCATTGAATGAGTTTTAAATGAATGGCATGTAAAATAATAACCGGGCTTAGCCGGTTATTACCCTTATAGATTTAAAATGGAAGGATTCGTTCAACCCAATCGAAGAAAACAAGTATTTTTCTGCCGTCTTCTAACTTAAGAGTGACCTGGCAAGCATCAACGCCTCTTGACACCCCTTCAATTTCACGACCGTCTGCCATGTAGACCCTTATAGATTGGTCGTTTTGATAAGCCTTGCGACATATCGCAAAAAAGTCACGGCGTGATGGCTGATTGTCAACATAGTCTGGATGTATTGTTAGCCTACCTTTGAACTCGCGAGCAATGCCATCGATTACACCTGATTCAATTGTGCTAATGCGCTCAAGTGGGAGTCTTATACGATTTTCTTTATCATATGGAAGCGGGCATAAATCTAGCTTATTGCGGGAAGGCATTGTCCCCTGAACGTACATGCAAAACACCTGACCGTCTTCAAGCGTGACTCTTACAGGAATGTTGTTCTTCCGCCAGAACATAAGTATGTTTTCAGCATGTTCGTAGTCTCGCGGCCAGACTTCAGCCGGTATGCCGTAGGTGATGTCCGATGTTCTCATTCTGATACTCTTAGAGGTGTTTTCAGCAACCCAAATTTAAATTCTTTGTTACCAACGACAAAGAAGGGAACCTCAACATAGATTTTTTTATCGACGGATTTAGAGTTCGCTGTTTTCTGTATGTCACGAACGATACGTTTTGAGGTATTTTCATCGATAAACAATACCTTTCCACTTGTATTCCCTTCAGCCTTGGCGTAAGTAACGATAGGCTCTTCATTGCCAACCCTAATGTTTACTTGGCAACCTGTTGTAGCCATTTCATCACAGTAAAGTGTGCCGTCTTGAACTTCCAAAACAATTCCAGATGGCTTCATGGCTTCGTCAGAGCTTACATTAACGTTTTCTGGTACAGCGGTCCCGTTAATTTGCAACCGTAATCTTTCTTTTCCTGCATTAAGTATTGTTTCTTCTGCGTTATCTGAGAATCTGAACCAGACTGGTTGAATCAGACCTCGTGATTCGTATTTTAGTACGTCTTCAGAAGTATACATGCTGTACGTTTTTTGCATGTCGGAGACGATATCTGACAACGCATTTGCGGAAAATGACGAGAGGTATATACAAGCAAGAAGTAACGAACGTTTCATTTTTATACAGCGATTATTGCAAAGTAGAATTATAAATATCCAATAGTCTCAAACGATAAGTTTTCAACTGTAAATAGCAGACTTGTTTCTCTAAAAGCTGTGCGGCAAAGGCGTTGTTGCCGCACTCTGTCTATTAGCTCTTCAAGTCTGGCAATTCTGAAATTGACTAAGAATCCAATATTACGGCAGTTTGCTTAGAATTTGCTCTAAATCTTCCTTTGTCATATTAGAGTTCTCATAGATGCGCATGATTTTCTCACGAGCCTTAGCAGAGACTCCAACGGCAGATGAAACTTTGTCAAATTCAGCCATTGTCATCGCTTCCAGAATGGTATTGATAACTTCAGCCTTAGACATTTTGATGTTTTTTTCTTTTAGTTTCATTTGAAACTTTCCAAGTTTGTCATTGGCCTTATCGGACAATGCCACCTGACAATAAGTTGTTTTCTTTTCGCTCATAACTAATCTCGTTTCAGAACTCCAAAATCGAATGCGCCATCAATAGGCAATACACCTTCTGCAAAGCCAGGTGTGGTGTCGATGATGTGTTTTCGCTCATAAGAGTGAGACAACAGGTATTTGTTGCTAATGTCAATGAAATCAGTGATAAAACACACGTTTGCCTGATTCTTCTTGGCTCGTAAGCCACGACCGACACGCTGCCTCATTTCAACTTCTGCTTTCCCACCACCAGCCAGAATGACCGCACCAACGCTTGGCACATCAACACCGACATCCAGAATAGTCGAGCCTATTAAAACATCTATTTCGCCAGACGCTAAACTGTTCAGCTTTGCTTGCCTTGTCGCCTGGTTTGATTCCCCATAGATGAAGTCAACTCTAAGGCCGGACTCCTTCATCATCTCCATCAGGATTTGCCCGTGGCGTTTAAGACGAACCAGAGTCATGCAATTGAGAGAATGTTGCTTATAGAGCAATGCTTCGCGCACAATGGCCTCGTTACGTCCCAAATTATACACGATCCCCAACTGATAAGCCTTTTGGTAGGCTGTGCTCATACCTACTCTAAAATTGAGGTGTTTGTTGGCAAGTTCGGCCTTGATTCTGGCCTCGTCTGGCTTGTAGGCAACTTTATGATAAAGGAAGTATGGTTTTGCCAGAATGCCTCTATCAATCAGGTACTTTTCCGTGACTTTTATTTCAATTCGCCCGGCCACTGCCATCAGGCGCATGTTGGCTTCCGTCGAATCCTTCATGAACGGCGTGGCTGTAAGCGCCAGACGATAGTCTGCGTTCACACATAATCTGGCGATGTCATAGAAATTAGAGCCTGAAGACTCATGCGCCTCTTCCAGAATAAGAAGAGAGACACTTGAAAGGAAGCGTTTCACCAACTCCCGACGTTTGAGGTGGTAGCTTTTCTTATCTGGTGTTGCATCGCGTGGTGGTTCTTCGAGGAAACTTGCAAGAGTTTGAACTGTAGCGACGTTGATATGTCGTGATACCTGGAACTCACCCGAGCCAATTACTCCAACCTTTTGGTCCTTTAACCACGGTTCGCCATTTTCGGCGCGGTAGTCGATGGATCTCTGGAAGTTTTCGGCCATTTGAAACATCAGAACAGAGCGGGTTGTTAAAAATAATGTCATTCGACCGATACGTGCAGTTGCTTTGCAGGCAACGTTAGATTTCCCGCCACCAGTAGCGATCTGCGCAATCATCATTCCCTCTCGAACCAGTGTTTCTACTGTCTGATCTTGGTACGCATAATCAGGGTTGTATGGAAATGGGTTAACCGCAGGATTTGGTTTACCCAGCGTCGGGGCTTTGTCTTTGCGGATATGAACACATTTGATGCCCGCCTTGTTCAAATTAGCCGCCACGGGCTTGGCAAAGCCAGCAGGGAACGAGTTTTTGCTCCAGTTGAACATTGTGCTTGTGCCCTTCCAGTCGCCAGCCTCGACTTCGTAGCTCAACATTTGCTGCACCAGTTGCTTTACCTTGTCATCTGCGCCAGAAATAAGCGCATTTACTGCGTTAGATACAATCCGAACAGTCATAAACCTCTTTCCTTAGTGCCTTTTGTATGTTATTTGGCTATTATAATAAGTAAGTGATTACTTAGTGGATTGTAGCAATAAAATGGACGTAAAAATCACGATTTTGCAGGTTGATGTTGCCAACCTTCGCCCGAATACCTGGAACACCAATTCGGTTGGTGCGCAGAATTTCGAAAAACTGAAAGGTTCTATCGAAAAATTGGGCTTTTTTAAGCCAATTTTGGCTCGTGAGCTTGAAGATGGATTTTTTGAAATCCTCGGCGGCGAACATCGCTGGCGTGCTGCTATTGAGCAAGGAATTTCAACGGTTCCTGTGCTTTCTGTGGGCAAAATTAGCGATGTCGTGGCAAAACAGATGTCACTGGTGGACAACGAGCGATACGGTGAAGACGACCAAATCGCATTGCAACGCTTCATTGAAGAAATTCAGTCAGAACTTGACTATCAACTGTCTGAAATCGCCCCGTATGACGACGAAATCTCGATGGTTTTAGCAAAAGAGGCGGCAATCGACCTTGAAGCACTGGAGGCGTTGTCTCGTGGTAGTGATGAGCCTGTCGATACCGACAAACGAGAGAAAACCGAACGTGTGGGTGCGGAACATCAGACCATGCGCTTCAAAGTAACTTTCGATGCGTCAGATCGTGTTGCAGAAACTATAAAAAACATCATCAAAGAGCAGGCTATTAACACCGGTAATGAAATGGAGAACGCTGGTGAGGCTCTGGTGTGGCTGGTCGACTACTACAAGGAGCGTATGTAATGACCAAAAAGTTTGAAATCGTATATCGCGACCCGGCAGATCTTATTCCCTATGAGATGAATGCCAAAAAGCATGATGAACAGCAGATCAGAGATCTGGCCGCAGCCATTAAAAAGCGCGGATTTGACCAGCCAATTACGGTCGATAAGAACGACGTAATTATTACTGGCCACGGCCGCCGTGAGGCTGCAATTTTTGCTGGACTTGAGCGCGTACCGGTTATTGTTCGTGATGATCTGAGTGATGACGAGGTACGTGCAAAGCGCCTTGAAGATAACCGACTTGCCAGCATTGATTACGATGCAATTAAGCTACAGAAAGAGCTTGAGTCGCTTGTTCTGGACGATATCGAGGTTTTCGGCTTCGAAGAGCGTGAGTTGAATGTTCTCGTTGGCAGTATGACAGAAGAAATGGACACCGACTCGCTAGTTATCGATCTTGGCGAAGAAACTAAACGACAGAAGGATGAACACACCGAGATCAGTCGTGAAGTTGCAGCGGAAGAAGTACGTGTTGTCGACGTATTGGGCTTTAAAACGCTTCCTGCTGGCTCTGCCATTGTTGTTGGTGATTTGCTTGCCCACATGGAAGAAATGACGGGAGAAAGCGGGGTAGACGCATTTGTGGCATATGCGGAGAAGATCTCTTCCGGGGAGATGGCTGCATGAGCAAATACATCATCAACGTATCGTTTCAGACACGCGTAAATAAAACCACGCGCACGTTGGAAATCGCTGAGTCGTTCGGGCTTGGCCTGGACGAAAAAGAGTGGACGCTTTACGACAATCTGGAGCTGGAAGTGAAGCAGGGCGATGTGGTGTACATCACCGGCCAATCCGGTTCCGGCAAATCCGTTGTGCTGCGCGAGTTGCAACGACAGCTGAAGGATGAAGGGCTGTCTGTAGCCTCCATCGATGATTTTACCTTCGATAATGAGGTTAACGTCATCGATCAGTTGGGCAAAACGACCAGCGATGCGCTTGGGTTGTTATCTATGGCTGGTCTGAACGATGCATATCTGTTTGTTCGCAAGCCTTCTGAAATGTCAGACGGTCAGAAATATCGTCTCAAGATTGCCAAACTGATTGAGTCAGGCGCTAAAGTGTGGGCTGCTGACGAGTTCGGTGCTGTTTTAGACCGTGTAACCGCTCAGGTTGTGGCATCTAACCTCCAGCGTGCCGCTCGAAAGGTTGGTGCGACGGTAATGGTGGCGACGACTCACGAAGACCTGAAGAACGCGCTGCGCCCGGATATGCAGATCACCAAGCACTACAAAGAACGCGTGAAGGTGGAATATCACAATGGTAGTCATGATGAGGTCCATTCATGACGGACATCATCATTAAACGCTACCGCCCTGAAGAGTTTCCGCGTCATCTGGACTTTCTGGAGCGAATGACTGTTACAAAGGGAACTGTAGAGGACTGGCACGCTCTTAAGTCGCTTCACTACAAAACAGACGGCAAACCTTTCGCGCCAACTTACTATCGCTGCGAACTTGATGACCGTCTGGTGGGCGTCGTGGTTATGGCTTACCCGAAACTACTGTTGGCACCTCGCCACCGCATGTTTCCTAAGTTGAAACCAACCACTAATACCACCGTGGCTAACCAGTACTGGGGTCGGTACGTGAATAACAACTTTGCGGTGATCAGTCGCTCAGTTGTGGATACTCAGTATCGTGGCGTAGGCGTCTCTTATCGAATGATTAACCTGGTTAGCAGGATGCATGACCGGCCAATCATTGAGATCCAGTCATCGATGAGCAAATACAATCCCTTCGCCATGAAAGCAGGGTTCAAGTTCATCCGCCCTGAGCGACCGAAGAGCTATGAAAGTGCACTGCGTGTGTTCCAGCGCCATTTCCGTTCCGACCCGGGTGATAACGAGGCGATCGTCAAAGAGTTGTTCGCAATGAGCGAGTCTCGTCGTCGCCGTGCACTGCGTGATCTGGTGGCGGACTACCACAAGAACAGTTCCCTGGCAAAAGCTGGGCGGAATCGTGGCACGACGATTCAGGACATTGCCGACAGTCTGGTGGACGAGGCCAGCATTGTGAAGCTGCTCAAGGACATTCACAACCTGAGCTTTACGTCTCCGTTGTATGGTGTGTACCGAAACCCTGACTTTGGTCGTCGACTGCCTGACACGCTGCCACTGCTGGCATTCGACAAACAACCTTTGGATAAACCGTTAGAAATTGCTTTACCGGCATAAGGATTTGCCATGACGTTAACCGATAAACAAAAGGACATCATCAAAACGCTCAATCTCGGTTATGAGCGAGGTCATTTACTTGATCTGGACGAATTGCTTGAAGTTTTGCCGTACAAGACAACCAAGCAAAGTATCCAGTTCTCAATTCGCGCTCTGATAAAAAAGGGGCTGGTGGAGAAAGGGCATACGCGCCAACGCAGTGACAATCGCTATCACCGCCGAACTCTTGGGTTAACTACTTTAGGTCGAGCCAAAGCGAAGTTACTGGTGATGTAATCGGTCTGGGAGCTTATTTAAAGACCTGCTTCTGTATATATAAATAATAAGTAACTTATTAAATATATACGGAAGCAGGCTTCGTAAGACATGCCAGACCTAGTTAAACGCCCCAGAAAACAAGTTGGTTAGCAGAAGCAGTAAACAAGTTGTTTTAGAGCGCATGGACGCGCTCTGTGTGTTTTAGAGGGATCTATGACGGTCGAAAAAGACGAGGTAAAAACTCGCCTGACACCAGCGGAGTGGGCCGAAGCTGAAGCCAAATGGACGTCAGGCGAATATACACTCTCAAAGCTGGAGGAAGAGTACGGCATTCGTCGTGAAACACTCTCCAGACATTTCAAAAAGCGAGGATTAGAGAAAGGCGCGGACTCTGTTGGGAAGATGGTTCGTGAGTCTCTTAAATCTGACGCAGAGCTTCGCGCTAAAGCCCGTGCGGAAAAGATAGAAGAACGTCGTACACGTTATGACGGCTGGGCGTATGCGTTGGGGCAGATGGTGATGGTCGAAGTCACTACGGCCAAACGTGAGAGTAAGCCTTTAGGGGCGATTGAGGATTCTCTCAAGAGCTTACAGAGAGCCAGTAATACCCTTGCAAAATGCTTTGAAGTTTCGTCCAAAGCATTGGGCATGGATCATGCGGAAAATGACGAGGAAGAAATTCCGAACCTGGTATTTGGTGAGCTTACGCCTTCCCAGGTGGCGAAATTACGTCAGGAAGACGACGAGCCTGAAATCATCGATGACGAATTGCTTGAGACGTTGGAAGAAGAAGCTCTAAGCGAATTTGATGCGACAGATGATGGAAGTGAAGGGGAGGACGAATAATGGCAATCCCGTCCTCGCTCAGTCTTGTGCAACTGCATTCTGGACAGATGAAAGTCTTCCAGTCTCCGCATCGATTTAAAGTTGTTTGTGCTGGTCGACGCTGGGGAAAATCCCGGTTGTCGATCTCCACTATTATTCGTGCGGCGGCAAAGGAAAAAAAGCAAAGGGTCTGGTATGTCGCTCCTACTTACCAGATGGCTCGCCAGATTTTGTGGGACGATCTACAGGAAGTTCTGCCTCGTAAGTGGGTTAGGAAAAAGAACGACACCACGATGACAATCGTGTTGAAGAACGGTTCGGAGATCGCCCTCAAAGGTGCTGATAAGCCTGACACTCTGCGCGGCGTAGCGTTGCATTTTGTAGTGCTTGATGAATTTCAGGATATGAAGGCTGACACCTGGTACAAGGTGTTACGACCTACTCTTTCATCGACACGCGGCGGTGCACTGATCATTGGTACGCCAAAAGGCTTCTCGGAATTTCACAAACTGTGGACTATAGGCCAGAACGTAGAGCTGCAAAGAAAGGGACAGTGGAAGAGCTGGCAGTTTGTAACTGCCGATTCTCCGTTTGTGCCTACGGCGGAAATTGAAGCTGCTAAGAACGATATGGACCCCAAATCGTTCGCTCAGGAGTACCTGGCCAGCTTTGAGAACATGTCCGGGCGCGTTTACTACCCGTTCGATCGTAACGTGCATGTAAAACCGCTTCAGTTCAACCCTCGGTTGCCTATATGGGTAGGGCAGGACTTCAACATTGACCCGATGTCTTCAGTAATTTTGCAACCTCAGCCAAATGGTGAGCTATGGGCAATTGATGAATTGGTGCTCTTTTCCTCTAACACGGCAGAAGTTTGTGATGAGCTTGAGAGACGCTTCTGGCGCTGGAAATCACAGGTAACGGTATTTCCAGATCCGGCAGGTGCTTATCGCCAACATGCTCGTGGGGAGTCTGACGTAGACATATTCAAAGAGAAGGGATTCTTACGTGTCGATTATTCGAAAAAGCACCCGCCAATTGCGGATCGTGTTAATGCTGTTAACCGAATGCTGATGTCCGCATCTGGAGATATCCGGCTGTATATCGATCCGAAGTGCAAGCATTTGATTGATTCACTGGAAAAAGTCATCTACAAGCCTGGAACACGAGATATGGATAAGACAGGTGGCATTGAGCATAGTGCAGACGCATTGGGCTATCCAGTACATCGTAGGTATCCAGTCAAAAACCGTGTTATTCTTGGTGGTTCTCGATAGGTAAGTAGTTATCTAAGGTTATTCAAATGGAATTGAACGACAAACAAATTAAGGATCTGGTGGCGCGACGCCACCCGGAATACGAAAAGAAAAAAGAACATTGGGACTTCCTCGCCAGCACTTACGCTGGCGGGCGTGGTTGGTTTACAGACAATATCTTTCGTTACTTTAAAGAGGGAGATCAGGAGTTTAAGGAGCGAGTTGAACGTGCTTATCGCTTCAACCACACTCGTGAGGTGGTAAACCTCATCAACAAATATCTCTTTAAAGAAGACATTCATAGAAATATCGAAGAGGCACCAGAGCAGATCCGCAATTTCTGGAAACGTGCGACTCGCCAGAATGCCTCTATTGACTCATTTATGGCCGCTATTGATTTGCAGTCGTCTATTTACGGTCGCATATGGGTTGTTGTCGATAGCACGATGAGTGGTGATGTTGAGTCAGTAGCTGACGAGAAAAAGAAAGATGCTCGCGCCTACGCCTACTGGATTTCACCTCAGCAAATGCTGGATGTGGCATGGGACGACGACGGGAATATGTTGTGGGCGTTAATTGTGGAAGTCGCTCGTGATGACGCAGATCCTTTTACTTCTACAGGTCAGGAATACCAACGTTATCGTCTGTGGACACAAAACGAGTGGTATCTGTTCCGTGAGGAAGTGAAGAAGGGCGCTGGTGGAGCAGGTCGCCGTCAGGCAAAAGTTATTTTAGAGGATAGCGGTGAGCATAATCTCGGCGTAGTTCCTGTGTTTCCTGTTGATTGTATTGGAGAAAGTGAATCACCGTATTTCAGCCCATCGTTGATCGATGATATCGCTTATCTTGATCGTGCGGTTGCAAACTATCTGTCAAACCTTGATGCCATTATTCAGGATCAGACATTTAGCCAGTTGGCTATACCGGTACAGTCGCTTTTACCTGGTGATGAAAACCACACTAAAGTGCTTGAAATGGGCACAAAGCGAGTCTTCACCTACGATTCTGAAGGTGGAAACCAGCCGTTTTATCTGTCACCAGACCCGAAACAAGCTCAGATGATCATCACTACGATTAAGACGGTGATTAACGAAATCTACCATTCAGTTGGTGTAGCTGGTGAGCGAACGAAGCAGGACAACGCACAGGGAATCGATAATTCATCTGGTGCCGCAAAAATGTATGACTTCCAGCGTGTAAATAGCTTGCTTGTCACAAAAGCAGAGCGTCTGGAAAGGGCTGAACGCCAAATCATGCTACTGGTTGCGAAATGGATGGGGGTAGATCTGGACGAAGACCACTCTTTAATTGCGTATCCAGAAAGTTTCGATATTCGTGGCCTTACTGATGAATTTTCTGTTGCCGAGAAACTGTCATTACTTCAGGCACCGGACTCTGTACGTCGTCACCAGATGGAAATGCTTATTGAGAAGATTTTCCCGAACATTACTGAGGCGATGAAAAAGGAATTTGATAAAGATCTCTTGAATTTTCCTCCAAAAAATGATCTAAATACCCTTGAAAATAAGTCAGTACTTACTTATGATCGTGGTGCAGCCCAAGAAAGCGGGCAAGATCAACCCCGAGGGAATGGGGACTCATCTACTCAAGAGAACGAGTGATAAGTAACAAAAGGAATTTTTATGAATCTGTGGCAAATGCTTTTGGCCCGTCGTGGTCTGATGGATGTCGCTGAAGCGCATGAGCGTGGAGGCGCTGGCGGTGTAGCTGCTGATAATGAGCAGAGCACACAAGATCCTGACAAACAGGGTGAACAAAAAGAGCAGCCGAAGGGCGATGACGAATACGCTGGCATGACTCAGGAAGAGTTACTGGCCGAACTTCGTAAAACCAAGAAAGCTGGTGCTGAACTGCTGAAGGAGAACATGAAGCGCAAAGAGAAAGAGCGCACATTGGCCGATCAGCTTGCTCAGTACGGTGATATCGACCCGGCGCGTGCTCGCCAGCTTTTAGAAGCTGAACAGGCCGCAGAAAATGCACGTCGTGAGGCGGAGCAAGCTGAACTGGAGCGTCGTGGTGAGTTCGATGCTGTTAAAAAACAGATGATCGAAGCACACCAGGCAGAGCTGGCACAGCGTGACGAACGTTATACAGCACTGGAAAGTGAAAACGCATCACTGAAATCTCAATTAGTCGAGATGACCGTGGGCGCTTCCTTCAGTAACTCTCTCTTCCTACGTGACAAAGTTCTGATGACCCCGGCAAAAGCCCGCGTGATCTACGGTTCTCATTTTGAAGTGGGTGAAGACGGTAGCGTAGTGGGTTATGACAAACCGGCAGGTCATAAAGAACGAGCTGTTCTGGTTGACGGTGAAGGTAAGCCGTTGCCGTTTGAATCCGCGATTGAACGCATTGTGCGGGCAGATCCGGAAGCTGACGCATTGATGCGTAGCGAAGCCAAGCAGGGTGTAGGCTCACATTCCAAATCGACCTACACAATATCCCAACCGAAGAACAAGTCGACTATGGATAAGTTAGCCTCCGGTCTGGGGAAAATTGGACTTAAGTAACATCTAAATCAAAGGGAATTGATAGATGCCATTACTGCGTGAAGAAGCTGAAAAGCTGTCTAACAACGAACTCGAACAGGGTGTGATCGAAACCATCATTGATCGCGATGACCTGTTTGCCATCCTGCCTTTTATGAAAATTAATTCAAAGGCATATCTGTACAACCGTGAAAAAACGCTGAGCGAAGCTACTTTCATTGATGTGAACGACACCATCACCGAAGGTGCAGCAACCTTCGAAGAGAAAGTTGCGAAGCTGCGCATTCTGGCTGGCGACGTTGACGTCGACAAATTCCTGGCTACCACTATGGCTGATACCAACAACCAGCTGGCTATCCAGGTTCGTCAGAAAGTCAAAGGTCTGGCTCGTGCCTTCCGTCGCAATCTGATTGTTGGCGACTCCACCACTAACAACAAAGCCTTCGACGGTATTCCGAAGCTGATGCATGACGATCAGAAGATCGACATCTCCGGCGCATCCATGACTTTCTCTATGTTCGACGAACTGGTCGACGCAGTTAAAGATCTGGGCGCAGACTGCATCATGATGCGTTCTGAGCATCTTCGCGCATATCGTGCGCTGCTGCGAACTGTAAACGTAGGCCCGTCCGAAATCATGATGGAAAACTTCGGTCGACCAATGCTGTGCCATAACGGCGTTCCGTTTATCGTAAACGACTTCATTCCGACCGATGCTGGCAAAGCAAGCATCTACTGCCTGCATCTGTCAGAAGAGAACGGCGTTACTGGTCTGTATGGCGGCGACAACGCAGGTATCGTTGTTGAAAACATTGGTACTGTACAGAACAAAGACGCAGTACGTACCCGTGTGAAGTGGTACTGCTCTCTGGCGAATAAGCACGATAAGGCTATCGCTGCACTGACCAATGTAAAAATTTAATCAGTGTTGTAGATAAGTAATTATCTATGTTTAAGGGTGGGCTATACGCCCACCCTTTTTGTAGGAGCAAGAAATGCCAGAACAAAAGATGAAGATTACGGAAGAGGCATTTTCGGATTTTACGGGGCATATGTGCCGCGCCGGATTTACCAATTCTATCTCCGATGAACCTTTAACCGAGCGGCAACAAAGTCAGCTATCTGCTTGTTTGCAGGCGGTTCCCTTCTCCCAATCCGTAAACATAACTCCGGCTTCACCATCAGTTTTGGTTGGGAAAACTGTTCAACTTAGTGCAGATATTAGTATGGGTAAGAGTGCCAGTTCATTTACCTGGAAGTCAGCCAATGATCAAATTGCAACCGTTAACGGCACTGGATTAGTAACTGGCGTAGCCCCAGGCAAAGTAAAAATTACTGCAACTGATCAGGAAACCCAGCTTTCCGCTTCAGTGGAAGTCACCGTAAATCCGGTAGCCGTTCAATCCGTAACGGTAACGCCAGAATCAACGTCTGTTGAGAAAGGGAAATCAGTCAGTCTGAAAGCGAATGTTCAGCCGTCAAATGCGACGAATAAGGCTGTTACCTGGTCTTCCAAAAATGAAGATAAGGCAACGGTAGACCAGAGCGGGAACGTAACTGGTGTAGAAGTTGGCACTGCGACGATTGAGATCGTTTCCCAAGATGGTAGCAAAAAGGCAACTGCAACGGTGGAAGTAACTGCGCCTGTTGTGGCTGTTACAGGCGTCGAAATCGCCCCAAATAGCACAACCGTTGAGGCAAACAAAACTGTTCAGCTGACCGCAAATGTCGAGCCGGCAGGAGCCACAAATAAAACCGTTACTTGGGAATCCAAAAATACCGAGTTTGCAACGGTGGACAGCGAAACCGGTGTTGTAACTGGTGTTGCGGCTGGCACTGCCACAATCGAGGTTACTACCCAAGATGGTAGCCACAAAGCGACAGCGACCGTAGAGGTCACTGCCGCACAGGAATAACCGACATTGGGCGGCGAAAGCCGCCCAAGAGGAGAGAAAGCGTTATGAAACCAGCAAAAATTGTTTTATTAGAACCGCAATTTTCCGGTTATTCGGGAATGCTGTGCGGCGTTCAGTTCGAGAACGGGGTGTCCGTAGCGGAGTTGCCTTTTATCGATCAGCAAAGGATTTGTGCCTCAATGCGAGCATCAACAGTCGAGGGCAAAAATGTTTCTCCGTCTGCCGCATACAGTGATCGTGGCGAGTTGACCGCAGACCTGATTACCGAGCCAGCAGCACCTGGCATTGTGCCAATGAAACGTGGGACACCAGATGAACCGGCCAAACAGATCCAGACTTTCACACGAGAAGAGTTGGAGTCAATTGCAGACAATGAAGGCATTGCCGGTCTACGTGTGATTGGTAATCAGGTTGGTGTCAAAGCGAAAGGAATTGTCGAGATGATTGAAGGCATCCTGAAAGCACAAGGCGGTGAGTAATGGCGCAGATCGACTCGTATCGTAGCGGTGAAGCTGTTTCCCTTTCATTTGCCTTCAACGTGCTGGATATCGAATCTGCTACCTACACAGTAAAGGACAGCACCGGGGCTATTCTCGTTGATGGCGAGCCGCTAGAAATTACCAGCGGTCAAATGTCGATTCCGGTTGTCGTGTCGGCTGAATATAACCAGCTCTCTGAGAAAGAGCGAGATCTGCGGTACGTCATTGTGAAGGCTGTTGCATCGGGTCTGACGCATGAAGAGCGGCAAATGTATGTTCTGCTGAATAGTTTTGAACTGTCGATACCAGAACAGTCGTTTGCAACTGTCGCTGATGCTCAAATGCAGGCGATCGATATGCTGAATGGGGACACTTTGCTGTCGGATGGTGAAGGCTTAATGCGCAAGCGTCTCATTGAGGCTACCAGACGAATTAAAACTTTACCGTTCTCAATCCGCAAAATTCTACGTATCGACTTTGACCGATACGATCGCCCTCAAAATATGCTGAATGTGTATGACATTCCGTGGGGAGCAGATGGAGCGTACCGGCATGATTTAGTCGATTGGGAAAAGATGACGCAGGAGAAGTTTGAAGAGTTCCCTGACTACTTCAAAGAAGCGTTGATGCTTGCCGTTGTCAACGAAGCGTGTGAGATCGCAAATGGCAATGATGTAGCCGCAGCACGAGAGGATGGCATTTTGTCAGAGTCCATCGGTGAAACAACCAACATGTACCGTACCGGTAAAGCTGCAAACGTGCATGTGGCTCGCAGTACCTGGCGCTTGCTGGTCAGTTACATCAACAACCGTATGATTGTTCGCCGTGCGTAACGCCAGTCGCATTATTTACTTTTGGTCGAAAGGGTTTTTGGCCAGTAATGAGAGCGACCGACAACAACAGGGAGAGAGCATGAATATTTCATGGCAAACAGAAATTGCGATCTACCGCTTTGGCGCAAAGAACGTTTACGGCGAGGCGCAATTACAATTCGTCAGGAAGACGAATGTCGGCGTGGTTAAGTTCGAACAGAGTAATGAGAAATCGTCAGTTCGTGCTGATAGCTCTGGTAGTCGTGGTAAGGCGAGTCTGGAGCTGTTTGATGCTGTGTTAGTTGTCCCTTTAGAAGCGGCTGTACAACTTGATGATGTGCTGATCCTTGAAGGTCAAAAATTAAAGGTGTCCAGTGTTCATCGCCGCTGGGGGCTACGAGGAAGACCTGGGCATCTTGAAGTGGGGGCGAATATATGGGTCTGAAATACGATGCGCATCAGTTCAAACGTGCGGGGAATAGACTCAATAACAGCCAGAAAGCATTTAAGCGATATCTTATTCGGGACATGGAAAAGCTGGCGCGTTTGGTTGAGCGTCTCAGCCGTGCAATGGCCCCGCTGGAAACCGGATCTCTGGAGACAGCCATCTTTGCCAGGGTGATTAAAGAAGGTTATTCAGGGCTGCGTATTGAGCTTTCTGTGTCTGGAGCAAAACCACGTCAGGGGCATCCGGGCGTAGAAGTCGGTGACTATGCTAAGTACATGGAGCTGGGTAAATACCGACTCGGTTATCTTTCTCGAATGAAGAACGTGACAAACCCACCAATTGCCGGTGTTAAACCTCGTGTTGGGCCACACTTTCTGGAAAGAGCGGTGGAAATTAGCGAGAAGCAGTTCTCAGAAGCGATTCTTGAGGCTGCCAGAAAAGCCGGTTTTACGAGAGGTTAATGTGTTTATTGAAGCGTTTGCAAGTTTGATGCAGAAGGCAAAGATTGGCACGGTCGGGACTGACATTTTCTGTCACTACTTGCCTGCCAATGTGAAATCTGGCGTCCTGCTTATTAACCCAAATACCGGTATCAGCATCGATCATGAGCTACAGGGCTTTTACCACGAATCATTCACAATAATTGTGCGTGGTTCGTCAATTACTACGACGGTTGAGAAAGCCAATAAAATCATTGAGATGTTTCCAGTAGAGGAAACGGAATCTGGTGGTGTTTATTTTCGACTGGTACGACCGATGGCGATGCCAATCATTTATCCCAAAAATGATGGGGCATTAATAGAAGCAGGCATTCCTATTGAATTTGCTGGCTATTTATTGAATTAACTCAATTGGTAAGTATATACTTACTATTAGCGCAATGAATGCGTAGAATTAACGGAAAAAGGAGTTTTCCATCAATGTCTAATACCCATGTAAAAAACATCAAACTTGGTGCCTGTAAGGTGTCGTTTGGTGGTGTGGATTTGGGTTACACCAAAGGTGGTGTTCAGGTTGAAATCGCAACCGAAACGCTGAAAGTGACCGTAGACCAGCTGGGCCAGACCACGATCTCCGAGCTGATCCAGGGCCGCAACATCACCATTACTGCGCCGCTGGCTGAATCCGTGTTGAAAAACATGGTCGATCTGATGCCAGGTTCCACGCTGAGTTCTGGCGAAGATACCGTAACCATCACGTCTGCGCAGGGAGTGAACCTGATCGACGTTGCGAAAGAGTTGGTGCTGACCCCGCAGGATGCGACGGATTATGTTCTGACCATCCCTAAAGCAGCAACCGCGGGTAACTTCACCATGACCTACCAGTCTGACGACGTTCGCGTGTTCTCAGTTGAGTTTTCCGCTTACCCGGACGACGCTGGCGTGTTGGGGAAAATGAGCCTCCCAAAGCCGGTTGAGAGCGTCACGCTGACCCCGTCTTCACCGACCGTAAAAGTGGGCACTAAAGTTCAATTGAGCGCAACCTTCACCCCGGCCGATGCAACCAATAAGACTGGCGTGTGGAGCTCTGATGCGACTGATAAAGCGACCGTAGATCAGAACGGACTGGTAACTGGTAAAGCTGTCGGTTCAGCCAATATCACCTTCACAACTAATGACGGTGCCAAGAAGGCGACCAAAGCCGTCTCTGTAACTGCCGCAAGCTAAATTGTGATAACCCAAGAGGCCCATGGATGGGCCTCTGTATGAGTTTAAAAGGATTTAAACCATGACCAAATTACTCGATCTCGACTCCATTCTGCCGCCGAAAAAAAGCATCAAATTTGGTGGCAAAGAATATCCCATCGTTGAAATGACCGTCGGCCTCTTTGTTTCCATCAAGCAGATGGAAGGCAAAGATCTCATGAACATGTCTCCTGTTGAGCAAGTGACAGCTTATGCAGATCTGGTTCGTAAGGTTATCCCTTCAGTACCTGACGAAGTTCTTGAAAAACTGACTGTTCCGCAACTCCAGCAGATCTTCACCTTCGCTATGGAAGTGATTGATGAAGAAAACGAAAAAGCGGCTGGCGAAGGGGCAAAGTAATTTCCCGCGATGAATCCGGGACAAGGACCGTCTCAATAGATCTCGGATTCTATTTCAGTCGTGTAGTTGCTCACTACGCCGTGTCGCCATTAGAGCTACTGAACGTTCCTCTCACGATGTTCTGGATGCTCAGTCGCAATATAGACCGTCTGCGTGCGGAAGAGGATGTCCGCAACTTACAAGTCGCTCGTGCGTCCCAGGCGGATGGCGAGGCTGTGAAGGCGTTCATGGAGGGTTTGCAACTCAGGATTGGAAGACCAGTCGTAACAGATAAAGTCTACGATCCAAGCCAGGATAAGGCAGACCCTGACGCCAAAGAGCAACTGATGCAAATATTTGGCAGAGGATGACAAGGGAATGTCACAAAACGTAGAGTTTATCCTGTCGCTGGAAGACAAACAGTTTACAGCGTCAATCGATCGTGCGGGGAAACTGCTTACTCGATTTGGTGAGCAGGTAACAAAGCCTGCTCAAAAAATCCAAACCTTTGAACGCTCTTTGGGTTCGGTCGCCCGTATCATTGGCGTTCTGGAAAGCAAGCTCGATTCTACGGCAGATAAACTACAGGATGTAGCTGCCGGTTTTGAGCTTGCTTCAGATGCTACGCGTAAAATGCGTGGCAACATCACCAGCCTCAATTCTGGTCTTAAAGCCCTGATTGAGCGCGTCGATACGACAACTTCTTCAGTAGATAAACTCACCGCGTCATTACGTAAAGTGCAATCAGAGCTAAATGATTTCTCTGATTGGGCGACCTATGCAAGCAAAAGCGCAAGCCGCTTTGGTACGGAGGTCAAAGAAGCCTCTGCGTCCGTGAGTGGCATGAATACGCGCCTTAATACCACGACGAAGCGACTCAGTAATTGGGGTGTCACAACGAGTCAGGCTGCCGAGGGACTGAAAAAGGTTCGTGAGCAGATGGACGAAGTTATCGGACGTCAGCAACTGATTAGCAAGCCGGTACGCGTTCGTACATCTGGAAGTGGCGATGGTGGCAGCGGGCGGCGTAGCGGCTCTGGCCATAGCGGTAAAAGTAACGAAGGAGGTATGTTCTCTGGCCTTCGTGGCAACATTTTCCTGCTTGGCGAGATCGGAGATGCAGCCAGAACGGTTACTGACATCATGTTTGGATGGCAGAAGCCTATTGTTGAAGCTGCGGCCGAAATGGAACGTATGCGGGTGATGCTTCGTGGGTTGAATAAGGAGAAGTCTAACCCTGGCCAGGCTGCCGCCGATGACATGAAGTACATCGTAGACATGGCTCAAAATGCGCCGTTCGCGATGCAGGCGTTAACAGACTCCTTCGTGAAGTTTCGTTCTGCTGGCTTAGATCCAACCGATGGTTCTCTGAAGGCGCTGGTGGACTCCGTTGCTCGTTTTGGTGGTGATAGTGAGCTGTTGAAACGTGCGGCTGTGGCCGTTCAGCAGATGTCCGGTAAGGGCGTCGTGTCAATGGAAGAGCTACGTCAGCAATTAGGTGAAGCCGTTCCTAACGCGATGCAGGCAATGGCAGACGCCGCAGGCATCACTATGGGGGAACTGACTAAAGCCGTTGCCAGCGGTACGGTTGAGGCAAAACAGGCGTTGTCTCTGATGTTTGTTGGTCTGCGTGCGGAGAATGAGAACGCAGCGAAAGACATGATGCAAACCTACACAGGTGCGCTGGCGCAACTTCAGACGTCATTCACGTTATTTGCTGATCGGGTTGGTCAGGCCGGATATCTGGATTCTCTATCGAAGGGGATGAAAGAACTGGCTTCAATCATGAATAGCGCCGAAGGGATTTCGTTTGCCAATTCTTTAGGTTCGGGGTTAACAACGGCAATCGATGGGTTGCGTCAGCTTGCTCAATGGTTAGCAAAGAACCAAGAGCTGGTAATTAATCTCGGTAAGGTCGTGGCCGCGATGGTTGCGTTCAAACTGATGCGAGCAGGGATCATGGGGGTAGTTGGCGCTGGGAGCCAGATGGTTAGCACCTTTGCCACGATGGCGACCGCCATACAGACTCCATTTAACCTCGGCGCTACAGCAGTAACTCGATTCAATCGTGCGGCACGTATGGGGCTGGCTCCGATCCCCTCTCTTATTTTCGCCATCCGTGGGGCGATTACGGGGCTTAAAGGCGCTTTTGCTGGATTAACGGCGTTTATTGCAGCAAACCCTATAGGGGCAGCATTTACAGTTGCCACTGTAGCTGTTGCTGGCCTAATCACGTACATGACCATGCTCCGCAGCGAAACTTCAAAGGTCGTTGACGAGATTAGGAAAATACCAGAAGCGATGACAGCGGCCAAACGTGCACAAATGGCCGACCGCGCAGAAAAGCTCGAAAATCAGATTCTTGCTGATCAACGAGCATTAAAAACTGGTGAGGGTGTTAATTACGTATCTAACTCTGCCGGTGTTATTACTCACAAAGAGTCGAAGGCTGACATCGAAGCACGCCTGAAAAAAAATCAGGAAGAGTATCAAAAGATAACCGGCACGATAGCTCTTGGTGACGGCGCTGTAGCAAAGCGTTTGGCTAAAGAGGCTGCCGAATCTCAGATTGAGAAAATTCGAGCGGAAAACCAGATTTTCGCGGCAACATTCGTGAAAGCCCGGCAGGAGGCTCTGGATAAGATCCAGAAAATCAATGATGACGGTTCACTTTCAGATGATGAAAAGAACAAGCTATTGGCACCGTTACGTGAAACGGTAAACAAAAGCTATCTTGAGCCTGCGCAAAAACTGGTTGATTCACTTTCTTCTCGTAAGAATGCGACCGAGAAGCAAATCGCGACTCTTAATGATCAGCTTGAAAAAGCCAAAAAGGATGGAAATACCGAGCAGATCCAGAAACTGCAAGGCAGTATTCGTGGTTATCAGGAGCATTTGGAAGCCGTTGCTCAGGAGCTGACTCAGGCAGAGTTCGAGAGAGATAACGCGGCCAAAACTGGTAAGGGCGTAATGTCAAACCAGGGGACTGTTCTTGGGTTAGGTACAACTGATAAAGCTGCTCAGAAGGCGCTGGCGCAATATATGCGAAACCAGATGGATTCTGCGACTTATCAACGTACTTTGCCTGACGGCACTCCGATGATGGACTTCGAAGGTAAGCCGATTATTGGGCCTAAACAACTCAAGACGCAGCTTAATTTGCAGAAAGCATCCAGTGCCAGCTCTCTGGAGAAAATGAGCGATGAAGAGCGTGCCGCAGCCATTGCTGCACTGACTAAAGCTCGTGAACAGGATGCAGCAGCCGCCGAGAAAGCAGCCCAACGATCAGCTAACGCCTCGCAGCGTGCGGCCAAGAAGGAACAGGCAGCGCAACAGAAGCTGGCTGCCGGCTACCAGAAGGCTCTGGATAAAGCTGATCAGCTCATGGGGCAAATGGGCGAAAGTTCAAAGGCTACTGTGTCGTTTGATCAGTCGCTGCGTGATGTCACCAAGTCACTAACCGATCTTGCAAACGCCACGCCTAACGAGTTTATCTCGCAGGAGATGGTTGACCAGGCCAAAAAACGTCTCGCGGATTTGAGGAACGCTACCCCCGAATACCGTGAAATGTTTAATCGCCGCAACGTCGAGCAAATGATCAGCGCTTGGGCGCCGGAATCGGATTCGATTATCAGCGCAGGCTTGATGCAAAGCCATGAGGAGAAGGCTGCCGAGTTTTCGGATACCTACAATCGCAATCTTAAGGCGCTGATCGAGCTGCGTGATAAGGCGACTGACCCGAAAATCATCTCGCTTTACAACAAGCAGCTTAATCAGCTGGTGGCCGCTGGCAACAATGCGCTGATTAAGCAAACAGGTACAGCGACCCAGCAGTTGGCTCTGGAGTATGAGAACCTGGCTGAACAGATTGAGGGCACATGGACAGATCTGTTTAGCGGCTTAACTGACACGCTTACTGACTTTGTTGTTAACGGGAAGATGAGCTTCTCCAGTCTGGCCACATCGATCCTTAAAGACATCACCAACATGGTCGTGAAGACCCAGATCACTCTGCCTCTCATGAATATGTTGGGAATGGGAACGACAAACGCCGGCAATGCACAAAGTGGAAATCTCATGAATGGCGTAGCGTCTGCGATCGCTAATCAAGGGGTTCAGCTCGGTAATTCTGGTGGGGCGGTGGCCAATGGGGATAAATCTGTCGGCGAGGCCACTAAGGAGACAGCCTCCGGCGTGAATTCGATGGGGCAAGCGTCTCAGAATGCGGCCAGTGGTTTAAGTCAGGCGGTGAATGGCGTCTGGGACTGGACTAAGTCATTGTTCACCGGTACTGACGCTACGAAAGATCAAACCAAAGCGGTTAACAGCAGCATCCTCAGTATGGGGAATCTATCTACCGCGGCTGGGGCGCTGGCAGCTACATTCGCCATGGTAGGTGCTTCGTCGTCGAGTTCGTCCAGCCGTTGGCTGAATTTCGGTCTGTCACTGGCCAGTACCGCAGTGTCCGCCTGGGCTGGGTCTTCGACGCCATCAGGCTCAAAGCCAAATGTGAAGAAGCACGCCAATGGCGGCATCTTTGGCAGGGAAGGGGTTGTGCCTCTGAGAGCTTATCAGAAAGGCGGAATTGCCACCTCACCACAGTTGGCGATGTTTGGCGAGGGCTCAATGAACGAGGCTTACGTTCCGTTGCCAGATGGTCGAACCATTCCAGTCACACTTTCTGCAGAGTCGGCTGGAAAGAGCACGGGTAACGCGGTGTCCCCTGTCTCGATTCAGATCAATGTAACCAAGGATGGCCGAACCAGCGAGAGCAGCAGTGGAAGCGAGAGCAGTCTCTGGAACGGCGCAGCACGGCAAATCAAGTCGATTGTGCTTGAGACGATTGCCGAAGAGAAACGTTCTGGTGGTTCACTTAATCCGCATACCACCAGAGGGTAGTAAAGCAGGCCGCCTTAACGGGCGGCCATCACAAGGAAGTGATATGTCGAGGAAAGTATTTAATTGGTATCCAGATTATGAGTCTGAGAAAACCGTAAAGCCTAACGTGACCGTGCTGAACTACGGCGACGATTACGAGCAGCGCCAGTCGCAGGGGCTCAATCGGATTAAAGAAGAGTGGTCTCTCACGTTCACCCGTAGCCATGACGTGGTAAACGACGTTGATGACTTTTTGACTGCCCGCGCTGGGGTGGAGTCATTCATTTGGACTAACCCAAGAGGCAAAGCAATTATCGTGGTTTGTGACAGCCATACGGTAAAGCGTTACCCCGGTTATCAAGTGCTTACGGCAACATTTAGACAGGTTTTTGAGTCTTAACTTGCGACTATAGATAAGTAATCACTTATCTATTATCATATATCAACACCACAGGATGTGACGTTGAGTTTTTCAAGGATGAAGTGATGGGTATTAGAGCTGATATTCAGAGTTTATCGCCTTCTGCGCTCATTGAGTTGTTCGAGTTGGATATGTCGGTGACAACCTCCGGCGGCAAGTTGTATTTCCATGCCGGCACCAACGGGCTTAGCCAGCCAATTGTCTGGCAGGGAGTTTCCTATGAGCCGTGGCCAATTAAAGCGTCTGGCTTTGATAAAAGCGGTCAGGGAACACTTCCTCGTCCAAAGATTCAGGTTTCCAACTACGACGGTGTAATTTCTGCCGAGCTGCAGGCCAATGACGATCTGATTGGCTGCAAAATCATTCGCAAGATGACGCTGGCACGTTTTCTGGACGCGGTGAACTTTCCGGATGGAAACCCGACTGCAGACCCAAGTCAGCATTTTGCTGATGAAATGTGGTTCGTCGAACAGAAGACCCTGGAGACGCACCAGTATGTCGAATTCGAGCTGTCCAGCGTCTTAGATCTGATGGGCGTTCAACTGCCGTATCGTCAGATCATCAAAAACAGCTGCCCGTGGAAATATCGCGGAACAGAGTGTGGTTACACCGGCCCCTATTTCGACAAAAACAACCAGCAAACCTCTTTGGCCGGCGCCGACTACTGCACCAAGCGTTACGACGCCTGTAATGCTCGCCGCAACTACTTCGCGAATGGCGTTATTCATTTTGGCGGATTTATTGGGGCGACACGATATGAGTAACCAGACGTTACCTGAGCTGGGCTCAGAAGTCATGCAGGATATCTATCGCTGCGCTATCCAACGTTACCCGAATGAAGCGTGTGGCTTTCTTGTGCGCACACAGGGTGAGAAATATCGCTTTATGGAAGCGATGAATGTCTCTGAAACGCCACGTGAGGATTTTGTCATGCGTGCCAGCGACATTATTGCGGCCGAAGATGCTGGGGAAGTGATCGCTATTTGGCACTCTCACGTTGAGCGCAGCGCAGAGGCGTCAGACCCGGATCGCTCCGGGTGCGAGGCGACGGAACTACCGTGGATGATTCTGGCAATTCGCAAAAATGTGGAAAGCGATATGCCATTCCACTTTAGCGAAATGAACGTCATTTATCCGTGTGGTTTTGAGATGCCCTACCTCGGGCGCCCATACGTATTCGGTGTGTTTGATTGCTGGATGCTGTGCCGCGATTACCTAAAGCGTGAATTTGACGTTGAGCTGAATGCAAACGCCCACCTGCATATTCCTTCTTGGTACACGGGGGACAACGACATCCTCGACCAGAACTACCGAAATGAAGGACTTGTCCGCATGGCGCCGGGGACGGAACCCCAGCGCGGCGACATCTTCTTCATCCAGTACGGGAAAATGCCAGATCACTGCGCGGTATACATCGGCGACGGCATGATCATGCATCACCAGATCGACCGTCTCAGCTGTCGGGCTTATTACGGTGGGATGTATCAGAAGCACACGACGCATCACCTGCGTCACAGGGATTTACTCAAGGGAGACGAGACGTGTCTGAATTAGTTCATGTTCAGCTCGGCGGTGCGATGGCAAAGAACTTTGGCCGCCACTGGAAATTGAAGGTGCGCAACACCAAACAAGCCATCGATTTGATTGAGGCGAATCGCCCGGGCTTTAAAGCCTGGATTAAGCGTAACCGTAACCACTTCGATAAGTACCACATCCAGGTCACAAATAAGCAGGGCCACAAGTGGTCAATGGACGACACCGAATACCAGATGATGGGCGAGTCGGAAAATATCGTAAAAATCCGCATTACTCCCGTACCACGTGGCAGCGGTGGTAAGGCGTTTGGGTGGTTCCAGACTTTCGTGGGCGCCGCGATGATCGCTGTCGGCGCTCTGGCCTCTGGGCTGACTTTTGGTGCGTCTTCCGCGCTGGTGATGGGAGGGATGTCATTGATGATGGGCGGTGTGTCCATGCTGATTTCGCCGCAGGCATCAAATGCGTCTGTCAGACAGGCGGATAACACGGATTCGTTTTACTTCGATGGGCCTCAAAACACCAGCAACCAGGGAAACCCGGTTCAGCTTAATTACGGCGAGGAAATTTTAGTTGGCTCACAGATTGTGAGTTCTTCAATCACCATAGACCAACTGTAAGGGAAGTTTTTTGAACATGGATCAGTTCAAGAAAAAGAGATTGCCCCTCCTGATTGCGGGAGCGGGCGGCAAAAAGAGCTCAGGCTCAAGCCGTACACCAGTTGAAGCGGATGATACCGTTAATTCGCGGGCCATGGCGTCTATCCTCGATCTGCTCGGGGAAGGTGTTGTTGGTGGGCTTATTAACGGTGCTAAATCTATCTTCATCGATGGCGTGGCGCTGGAGAACGAAGACGGATCATTCAACTATTCCGGTGTAACCTGGGATTTCCGGGATGGTTCACAAGACCAAAGCCCGATGCCTGGTTTCGATTTTGTCGAAACGCCAAAGGCCGTTAACACACAGCTGAAAACCACAAACGCGGTTACGGTCGCCATCGATAACGACGACGCTGATCGTGTCCGAGTGATCATGAAGTTCCCGTCGCTGCGTAGCATTGACAAGAAAACAGGGGACACAAACGGTACTTCTGTCCAGTTTAAGTTCCAGCTGGCCAATGGCAATGGCTCTTTCTATGACGTGATTGCTACAGGTGAGAGCAGCTCTGACGTGAAGCTGACTGCGAAAAAGACTGGTGTCTACTACCGCAGTTACGAAATCCAACTTCCAAAGCCTGGGCGCGCCTATAAAGTGCGCGTGCTTCGTCTCTCCGCCGACAGCAACGATCAGTATCTCTTTAACGATACCTGGGTCGACTCTATCGGTGAGATCGTTGACACCCCAATGAACTACCCGAACTCCGTTCTGGTTGGCCTTAAGGTTAACTCTGAGCAGTTTGGTAGCTCTATGCCGTCACGTTCGTATCTTATCCGTGGCCTCAAAATCCGTGTGCCTTCGAATTATGATGAAAATACGAACACTTATAACGGCGTTTGGGATGGAACCTTTAAGCTTCTGTCGTCTTCCAACCCTGCCTGGATTCTGTTCGATCTGCTGACCAATGCTCGTTATGGCCTCGGCAAATTTGTTTCGGAGTCAATGATTGACCTTGGTCAGCTTTATCAGATCGGTCGCTACTGCGACGAAGAGGTTGATGATGGCTTTGGCGGCAAAGAAAAACGCTTTGCAATCAACACCCAGATCACCAGTCGTCAGGACGCTTATCGTCTGATTCAGGATATTGCCGGCGCTTTCCGTGGCATGGTTTTCTGGGCTGGTGGCATGGTGAATATCATGCAGGACAGCCCGTCTGACCCTGTCATGCTGTTTACCAACGCAAACGTAAAAGATGGCCTGTTTACCTATAAAGGCTCAGCTCGAAAAGACCGGCCGTCCGTAGCGTTGATCACTTATAACAACAAACAAGACGGCTATAAGCAGAACGTTGAGTATGTTGAAGATCAGGAAGCGATGGCCCGATACGGGGAGCGCAAGACCGAGGCCGTTGCGTTCGGATGCACCAGCCGAGGTCAGGCTCATCGTGTAGGTTTGTGGCTGCTCTATACCGCGCGTATGGAGTCAGACATGATCACCTTTACCGCGGGCCTGGACGCCTCGTTCCTGATGCCGGGCGAAACCGTTCTGATCCAGAACAAATATCGTGCCGGCAAACGCAATTCCGGTCGCATTGTCTCTTTCACCAAAAACAGCATCACCCTCGATGCACCTGTCTCTCTGAAAAAGAGCGGTAGCTTCATCCGTATCATCAATCAGGAAGGCAAAATCGTTGAGCGAGACATCAACGAGACCGGCGACAACATCACTAAAGTTACCTTCAAGACGGCGTTGGCCACAGCCGAACAACCAGTAGCGAATGGCGTCTGGACGATCACCGAACCAGACCTTGTTCCAATGCGGGCGCGCGTTGTCGCTATCGCGCAAGGTGAAACCCCGGGGTCGTTTGATATCACGGTGGTGCAGAACAATGCATCTAAGTACCAGGCGATTGATAACGGGGCCGCGCTCGTTCCAGAAAATACGACGGTTCTTGATCCCACATATTCCAAACCGAGCAATCTGGTCATCTCAGAAGGCACCTATCTGTCCAGTCCGGGCAACTTGTCCGTGAAGCTGATGCTTGCCTGGGAAGGTAAATCACCAGAATACTGGGTCAGCTGGCGCCGCTCCGACGAGGGCAACGTCTCCAACTGGCAATCTGCCCGCGCCACGGAAGAACAATATGAAATCGTCAATGTTGCCGAAAATGGGCGATATGACTTCCAGCTGTATTCCGTTTCCTTCGGCGGCAAAAAATCCGAGATCATTACTGCTGTCTATCAGGTAAAAGGCACGATGACGCCGCCAGGGGCGCCCACATCACTCACCGCGGTGGGGGATTATCGTAACGTGGTATTGAATTGGGTTAACCCTGATTCAGTCGACCTCGCGCAGATCAACGTGTATGCGTCCAAAACAAATAAGCTGGACACCGCAACACTCATTGCTCAGGCTGCAACAACGACTTTCACTCACGCTGGCCTGGGTGACAACGAGACCTGGTATTACTGGATTCGTGCGGTAAACAAACGTGGGATGGTAGGCCAGCCGAACTCGAACCTCGGTACAGAGGCCACCACTCGCGACGTATTGTCTTTCCTGAAAGATAAGATCACATCTTCTGAACTCGGCAAGGAGCTGCTCGACGAAATCGACAGCAAAGCCACTCAGGAGGCGGTAGACAACGCCATTGGAGAGGTTCAGAACTCAGTCAACGAGTCTATCCAGCAAGTTGAAAACGATCTGGCGCAAACCTCCTCCGAAATTAAGGCGCAGGTTGACTCTGTCAATCAGTCGCTGAAAGAGGATATAAAGACCGTCAATCAGACGATTGTTGACAACATCGATGCCGTCAACCAGACGATCAATACCAACATCTCCAACGTAAACAGCCAAATTGAAGCTGCAAAACAGTCTATTAAAGACGGCGACGCGGCTCTGTCGCAGGAGATTAAGAATGCGCAGTCATCACTGACAACGTCGCTGTCCCAGACCAGCAAAGATCTGACTGCGGCCATTCAGAAAGAGACGAATGACCGTATTGCAGATGTTAATGACGCAGCCAAGCAAGCGGCCGACCAACTGCTGAGCGCGAAGAATGAGCTGAAAACCTCTATCGATAGCTTGTCTGAGGTTGTGACCTCCGGTGACGAAAACCTCGCGCGACAGATCTCGCAGATTGCCGCTGGCACAGGGGAACAGTTTGACTCTCTGAAAATCTGGTATTTCGACCAGGACGCTGAAGGCTGGACGGAAGATGATAATGGCTACACGCCAATGAGCGTCACCAGCGATGGCTGGCTGAAAGCGAACAATCCGACCTCAACCTGTCGTTCCCCTAACGGCTTGACGATCGATGCCCATGCTTATCGTTTCATTAAGATGCGCATTAAAAAGGTTGGCAACCCAACCTGGAACGCCAAAATGTTCTGGATCGGCGCTGATGAAACCGGCTGGAATGCTGGTCGCTCCGTGGTTATCAATGAACCGGAATACGATGACAAGGGTATTGCGATTCTGACCCTGCACGACCTTGAGTGGCGAGATTCGACAACGATTCGTCGTTTCCGCTTCGATTTCACTTCAGGTCAGGATACGGACAATTACCTGTTATTCGACTGGATTGCTGTCGGTCGACCGACGCCGGGCGCAGGCATGGCCGCGTTACAGGAAGAGCAGCAGGCTCGTGCGAATGCAGATACCGCCGAAGCGCAGGCGCGCAGCACATTGGCTGCACAAATCCGCGGTTCATCTGAAAGCGGAAATCTGGACGACATTCGTTCTGGCCTGATCTATCAGGAGAAAAATGCTCGTATCACCGCCGATGCTGCGGAAGCGAGTGCGCGTGAATCCCTGCAGACTGAATTCAACAGAAACAAAGCCTCTGTTGCAGAAGAGCTGCATACGCTGTCCACTGAACAAGCTTCCCAGGCAAGCAAGATTACCGGGTTGCAAACAAGCCTTGGCCAGAAGGCCGATGCCAGTGCAGTACAGACAATTTCCCAGAAGGTTGAAGAGCAGGGCAACACCCTTAAATCACAAGGTGCGGCATTGTCTACGCTGGATAATCGCGTAGGAAGTGTTGAGTCTGGTGTATCTGCGAATAGCAAGGCGATCACGGGTCTGCAGTCGACCGTAACCCAGCAGGATAAAACCCTTAGCAGCCAGAGTGAAAGCATCACCACCCTGAATAACTCGCTGAGCGATATCCAGAGCGATACCGATACTGCCAAAAGCAACCCGAGTAATTTGCTGGTTAACGCCTCCTTTGAGCGTGACCTGGCAGGGTGGTCTGCAGGGAACAGCGTATCCAATGTTATCAAAGCGAGCGCGCCCCATTCTGGTAGCAAAATTCTTGTTTGCGCCGCTGGCACGGTGCAAATCACGCAATCTGTAAGCGTCGTCGAAGGGCGGACATACAAGCTGTCCTCTTTTGTGCGGTGCACCACTGATGCGGTGATCAGCAGCCCTGGCAACAACAAACTGCGTATTGGCGCGGCTACGTTGCTCAAAGAGATTCCGATCCGTCCGGAGAATCTGCCCAAAGATGAAACATGGAAGGAGGTCTCTGATACCTGGAAGGCGACGCTGACCGGTAAAGTTGACGTATCGATCATGTCTTCTCTCAAAACCGGTTCTCAGTACTTCGATGATGTTGGTTTTGTTGACGTCACTGATGCTCTGGCGATTGAGGCGAACGCCAGTGCCACCAATGCTTTGACCTCTCGGGTATCGTCTGTTGAGGGCACCATCACAAGTCAGGGGCAACAGATCACTTCGATGCAGAACAGTATCAAGAACAAAGCTGACGCCTCAGCTGTGACTAATCTGGCAAACCGCGTAACTGCTGCCGAAAATCAGATCTCCAGCCAGTCCCAGAGCATCACCAGCCTGTCAAATTCGCTGGATAACGCCAATGCTGATGCGGATGCCTCGAAAGCGATCATCGGCAACATGCTCAAAAACAACTCTTTTGAACGTGGTTTCGAAGGTTGGGAGTATGTTGGTTGGACTCTGCTGGAGGCCCAAAACCCCAAATCGGGGAAATACATCATCCAGGCGGGCAAACTGGCCTCTGGCGGTGACTCGGGCTGCAACCAAACGATCGAGCTGCAGGCTGGCAAGACTTATCGTATCGGCGCATGGGTTCGCAAATCCGCTGACTTCGCGATTAATAATGCCGGCAACAACAAAATTAGCCTTCGAAACGCAGATCTTACGCCAATAAAGGATATCCCGATCACTGGCGCCGGGCTGTCGACGAACTGGGCGCTTATTAGCGGCGAGTATACGCCAGCCAAAACCGCGAGCGTGGTTGTGTCTCTGCGCGCAAGTGTCGCTTCAGGCTATATGTATCTCGATGACGTCTTCTGCGTTGACGTGAGCAATGAGAAAGCGATTGATGCGACGTCCAATGCGTTATCAACCCTCAACAGCACCGTGACCCAGCAGGGAAAAGACATTACGTCTAACTCCAACAGCATCACTTCGCTGTCAAACCAGATGGTTAACGGCCGCCAGAACATGTGGGTGCGTAGCGTATACAACGTACAACTGGCGAACAATACCACTGAGCCGACCTTTAGCGATATCAACGGTAAGGCGCCAATCTCGATCGATGAGGTTCCTGACGCGGCAAAACTGGACTTTGCGAGCGCCGGCAGTTACGTGATCGCGCATTACAAAGCCTTCGTGAAAGTCAATGCTGATACCACCATCACTATGGCACCAGGGTCTCGTGTTTTTGATGATACGGGCGCCGTGTACGTGAACGGTGTTAGGGTTGCCTTTGGTAATGCGAGCTGGAATACGGTTAGCTTTGATCTGAAAGCTGGCTGGAGCACGGTTGAGTTCTTGGTGAACCAATGGACTGGTCAGGCTTACATTAACCTCGGCTTTAAACTGTCCGAGAAGGTAGCCCAGCTGAATTCTGCTCTTGGGATGAACGCGCTTTCGAATGCCATTAGCGCCGTCACCTCAAACGTCAGCACCGTAGGTGATCGCGTCACGAGCACCTCGCAGAGCGTTACTGATCTGCGAAACAGCCTCGAACAGACCAACGCTAATCTGGCGAATAAGGCAGATGCACAGGCGCTGTCTACGCTGCAAAATACGGTCTCCAAGCAGGGGGATACGATTTCCAGCCAGGGTAACAGCATCACGAACCTGAATAACACCCTGACCGCTGCCAGAAACTCCGGTGACAACCTGATCCCGAACTACGATTTCCTGCAGGGTGCAACTGCGTGGGATATCCAGTATCCGGCGGGCGTCGCTTTCGGCAACTTCGGTGATGGTAAGGCTGGGGTTAAACTGAACCGGACGACCACTACCAGCCCAGGCATCTTCTCCAACAACAACAAGCCGCTGCCGCTTAATGGTCAGCGCAAATATCGTGTTGTGGTTAAAGCCAAGGGCGTGTCCGGGGCGATGAACATGTTGATCCGGCGCCAGAACAAAATCGGCCAGACCGACAGCAATTATGAAGATAAAAACGTCACACTCACCAGTGAGTGGCAGACCATTACCTGGGAAACTGGGCTTACTGCCTCTAACGCTGATGGTCAGAACTTTAAGCTTTATGCGCACCCGGCTAATGCCGAAATCTGGGTTGATACCTTTAAGGTCTTTGATATCACGGATGAGGTGAAGATCAAGGCTAATAGCGATGCGCTGTCTACGTTGTCGAGCACGGTGACACAGCAGGGTGACAAGATCACCAGCCAGGGCAACAGCATCACTAAGTTGACCAATGACCTCGAGGCCGCTGACGCAAACATCGCGAAAAAGGCCGATCAGTCGGCAGTCACTACGCTGACAGGTCGGGTAGAGAAGACGGAGTCCGGTCTGACGGCGGCGAACAGCAACATTACGTCGCTTAGCAGCTCTCTGAGCCAGCAATCCAAACGCGGCGCTAATCTGCTTCCTGATGGCACTTTTGAAAGCTACGCGGTTGGCCATAATCTATCAAATAATCGCGTTATCGTTACCACTGATGACTCTCACGGTGGAAATAAGTGCATCCGTGTGACGCGTCCGAACGACTACAACGCCAACGCAACAGATAACAGCGATAACCATATTTTTAGCGGATTTCAGGTTCGCGATAACGCAGTGTTCTACATGGAGTGCTGGGTTAAGCTGGATGCCAATAGCACAGCCATGGCCGAGAACACGCAGATCTCTATCGGTTTGTCGCTCCAGTATCAGGATAACTCGTGGCAGTGGCCGGCAGTAACTAAAGCTGCGAAAGATCTGTCTACAGCTCAATGGACGAAGGTTTCTGGTTACCTGAAATCAACGAAGAGCGGTATTAAGCAGGCAATGGTGAGGATTTCTATTCCTAACGTTAGCAGCGTTAAGGCGGGAAACTCATTCCTTATTGATGACCTGGTCATTACCGAAGTAACTGATGCCTACAATGCGCAAAGTACAGCAGATGCTAACGCCAATGCGATTTCGACACTGGACTCGACCGTTTCCCAACAGGGCGACCAGATCACCAGTCAGGGTAACAGCATCACCAAACTGACAAATGACCTGGCAACGACCAATAACAACGTCAGTAAAAAAGCGGATCAGAGCGCTTTAAGCGTGTTGTCCGGGCGCGTCGATCAAACAGAATCGGGCTTATCCTCTGCGAATAGCAGTATCACTGCGCTTAATTCATCTGTACGCGCAGGGAATGCGACAAGTGGCGATTTGATTAGCAACCCGACATTTGACCCAGAGTTTAGTCAGATGGGCTTCACTGTGGTTCCCAGCTCGTCTGAGGGCGTGCCAGCCAATTGCCCATACGCTTATGTTGCACGCATTGCGGCTCGCGACCATCACCCAAATTTTGCTGCTATTCCGGCGACATTGGGGGATGTCTATGAAATGTCTGCTCTCGTCGCGTGTGGCACTGGCTCCGCTGATTTCAACCTGTATCTCGGAACCGCAACACGGCCAAGCGGCAGCGTGGGCGCGCCTCTGTCATCTGGCGGCAACCGCAAGGCGTCGGCCACATGGCAGCGAGTAACCTGGCGTTTCAAAATTACTCAGGGGATTGTCGATCGCGGCTTCTTCCGTCCATTCCTGCAAATCAACCAGTCCAGCCCGTTCGGCACCGTCTGGTATGTGACCGACTGGCATCTGCGGAACGTAACCGACTCCTCCAAAGTTCAGGATTCTCTCGATGCTACGGCGAAAGCGGTTGATTCGCTGACCTCTACGGTAAATCAGCAGGGGGAGAATATCTCCAGCATTGGTACACGTACTACCAATCTTGAGAATAATTTGAGAACAACAAATGCAAACGTTGCTCAAAAAGCGGACGCCAATGCTCTGACGGCACTGACCAACCGTGTTACCCAGACCGAAAAAGACATTAACTCAACGAGTTCTTCTGTCACGAATCTGAACAACAAGGTTGATGCAATTTCTGTCGGCGGTACAAACCTGATCAAGAACTCCGGCGATATGACCGGCTGGTCGAACGTTGTCAGCGATACGTATCGTGGTAACGCGGTAATTGGCGCAACTGTAAAAGCCGGCTCCGGTTACAGGGATTTGCGGGAAATCACGCTTGAGTCGCCGGTCGATGCAGGTGAGTACGTTTACAGCTTCTATGCGAAAGGCGGTGTTGCTGGCCAGATTATGACGGCGTTCTTCTACAATCCGAACACTACAACGTCTATCGAGACCAGCCAGGGTGCGAAGGGTAACAACAGTGATGGCCGTGCGCAGTTCACGCTGACCACTTCATGGGCCCGCTATTGGGTTAAGTGGAAACAGACACCTACCACGAGTACCAAGCGCCTGATTCTGTGTCGTATCGAGAGCAATACCTCCAAAGACCAGACGGTGTACATCAACAGTCCGAAGTTTGAGGTAGGTAACGTTGTTTCCGACTGGAACGAGTCTCCGTCTGATAGTGCCAGTGCGTCGGCTGTGGACTCGCTGACAACGAAAGTGAATCAGCAGGGCACTTCCATTAGCTCTATCGGAAATCGCACCACATCGTTGGAAAACGGGTTATCGACAGCTCAAAACAACATTGCCAAGAAGGCTGATGCTTCTGCATTGCAGGATCTCCGGAACACGGTGACATCTCAGGGTGATGATTTAACCGCGGCGAACAGCAGCATTACCAGCCTGCATGCCTCGATGAACCGTCGCACTGTGTTTACTGTCACTGCACGGGGTAATGGCAACAGCGTTACCCATGGGGTGTTTGATGAAAGCGGCAAGAATCTGTTTACCCCTGGTCGCAGCTGGGCGCTGGTCACTTTTGCAAAACACAGCGACGGATCAACGGTGATTGCGACCTCCAAAACATACGATGTCTTTGGCAGCGCGAATAATGGCGCCACGATGTCGGCTGATATCGAGGCACTGGCCAGTGGGACTTACGTTTGCGTCCTGACATTCGATGAGCCAACTGGCAACCGAGGTAAGGTGTTGTCTGCCCTGGAATCTCTTGGTGGCACTTCCGAAGTCGTTAACTCTCTGCCGTATCGTGGCGCCTACATTCTCCTTGGCCGCAAAGGTATGAAGCCGGGCGATGGTCTGGAACTGCGTGCGCCAACCGGTGGCGACGGCACCGCCCACATTTCGACCTCAGTCGAGTTTGTGAACGGGGTAATGATGGGGCTGGGCGCCGCTGGTGGTGTGATGATGAAGGCTGATGCGAACGCATCTGCAATTACCACGCTCCAGAATACAGTGAAGACCCAAGGGGATAATATTGACTCCCTGAGCTCCTCGACAACAGCGCTGGAAAACAGCCTTGCGTCCAGTAACGCCAGCGTGGATGCAGCAAGCCAGATCCCCGGTAACCTGATCGTAAACCCGTCTTTTGAGCGTGGTACGGAGGGCTACACTGGTTGGAGCGGTATTGCCACGGTGGCAACGCTGCAGGTTCCACATCTTGGCACCAAAGCCGCCAAACTAGCGGCGGGTGGTTCTGCAGGCGTGGGCCAGAAGATCTCCTTCAAAAAGGATCGGTCGTACAAAATTGGTATTTGGGCAAAGCAGGACCCTAATACCACCATTCAGTCGACCGACAACACAAAATTCCGTGTGGCTGACGGTACTGGCCTGATTGCAAGTAAGGTTTATGGTCCGTTCACCTCGAACTGGCAGGAGGTGTCATGGACATGGAAGGCGACAAAGGATGTCCTTGCTGACGTTCAGTTCACTGCTTTCTTGTCAGCCGGCGCGATGTACTTTGATGATTTTTACGTCGTCGATGTGACCGACTCAGTTGAAACTCAGGCGAACTCGAGTGCGATCACGAAGCTCGATAGTCGTGTGACCAAGACAGAGAATGACATCACCAGCCAGGGCAGCCAGGTTACGCAACTTAAGAATGACCTTGCTACCACAAACACAAATGTTTCGAAGAAAGCGGATGCAGCTGCGTTAACGGCATTAACGAACCGCGTCACGCAGAATGAGAAAGAAATTGGAACCCAGAGCAGCCAGACAACTTCGCTCAAAAACTCTTTGAGCACTGTTCAGGCAATGGGAAGCAACCCGTGGTTTGATGGTTCTCTGGAGACGTACTCCGAAAACCAGCAGATCAGCGGCTCGCGCGCGGTCGTCGTCAGCTCTCAGAAACGAAGCGGAACGAAGTCGTTGCGTGTTTCCCGCGGCGCCGGTGAGGGCGGAAACAGCGATAAAACCATCGGTAAGTGGATTGCTCTGCGTGAAAATGCGGTATTCCGCATTGAACTCTGGGCGATGATGCCGGCAGATCAGTCGCCATCATCCGGGTGGTCAACGCTCGTTGGTTTGCAGACCCAAAACGCTGCCAACAACAATAACTGGCCGACGGCAATCACTATCAATGAAGCCGCATTGGGTGCAAGAGGCGCATGGAAGAAATTCACCGGTACGCTCCGTGTAGCCGCTGGCCACACTCGCGGCGCATTTTGGGTATCTACCCGCGGCACAACTGGCACTGGTACACCGGGGTATGATCTGTATATCGATGACGTTGTTGTCACCGATATCACCGACGCAAAAGAGGCTCAAGATTCGGCTAATTCGAACGCATCCGCGCTCACCAGCCTTACCTCACGTGTTACCAATGTAGAAGGGCAGGTGACATCCCAGGCGTCTCAGCTGTCCTCTTTGACGTCCCAGGTGAATGATGCGTCTTCGAAGGTTGATCAGATGGCGCAAACCATCACCAACAACGAGAAAACGCAGTCGTCGCTGAATACCAGCTTGCAGTCGCAAATTGATGCGCAGGCATCGGCAAACATCAAGAACCAGACGGAGTTGAATAACGCCACCACTTCGATGGCGGCAATTAAATCAACTCAGCAGACTCAGGCCACAACGATTAGTGCACTGTCTCAGCAGCAAACGAATTTAACGGCCCAGGTAGGAGGCCAGTCAGCCGAGCTGCAGGAGCTGAAGAAAACGGTTGTTGAAAACGGCAACGTTAACAGCACCTGGATGGTCAAAATGGAAACCAACAGCAACGGTAAAAAGTATGCTGCTGGTATAGCTTTAGGTATCGATGGCAAAAATTTGCAGAGCCAGTTTCTGGTTCAGACTGATCGCTTCGGCTTAATCAACACCTCTAACGGGAATACGACTACACCTTTCGTTATCGAAAATGGCGTTGCGTATATTAATGCCGCTGTCATTAAAGATGGCTCGATCACCAATGCGAAAATTGGAGGCGAAATCCGTTCTGACAATTTCGTTAATGGTTCAAATGGCTGGAGAATTGGAAAAGACGGTAGTTCACAGTTCAACAATGCGATATTCAGAGGTCATATTGAAGCGCGCAGTGGTACGTTCAAAGGAACCCTGGAAGCTCAAAACTTTATTGGTGATATCGCTGTAGCTCGGCGTTATGCGGGTTTATCGTTCCGTCGTAACAACACCGTACAGCGTGATGGTCGTTACCAGAACCGCGGATACGGTATGACTATTGTGCTAAGTTGCACCCTGATATATCAGGTTACTGGGGGGAATGAGGATCGTAACGGTTATATTGTTGAAATGACATTTAACGTTGGCGGTCAGGAGGCAACTCGCAGTTTCCCGATCAACCCGCGAATGAATATGGGCTCCTACTCGATGGAGTTTCGTTTTGCAGCGGATATTCCAGGCAACTATGACAACGTCCCGTTCTTTGTAAGAGCACGTGGTCGGGATGCTACTTGGAACTACCAGTGTTATGTAGAAAACATCACTGCCACTGCTTTCCGTACAAACAGCAACTCATTCAGCTAACATGGCGCCCCTTTGGGGCGCCCACTAAACCGTATTAACTCAAGGAAGAGTAAATTATGGCAATGTATGAAGTTGGCACCATAACGGGTGCTGCAAACCAGGCAAAGGTTACAGGTATTTCCACTAAGTGGTCGGAGACCGCCCTGGGTATTCAAGAGGGTTCGATTCTTGTCATTTATCGCAATGGAAGTGCCGATCTGTATGCCATCAAATCCGTTAATAACGACACTCAACTGACCCTGACGAGAAACATTACAACAGCTTTTTCTGGTGCGAAATATGGAATTATCACATCAGAAACAGCCAGCACATCGTCTTTTGCTAATCAACTCGCCAGTGCATTCACTCTGTGGCGTAATGTTGTCCAGGGGTGGTCTACAGCACTAACAGGTAGTGGCAATATTACAATAACAGACCCTTTAACGGGTGTATCTGTGACTGTTCCAGCAATTTCAGGAATGGCGAAAGCGTCCGATCTCACAGCACTTAGCAACTCGCTGAAAGATGTAGCGAAGACTACAACGGCAAACACATGGACGCAGGCGCAGACGTGGAACGCAGCATCTACGTTTAAAAATAACCTTACGGTGAACGGCACTTTTACAGTAAATGGGAATTTCTACGGCAAGCAGCTTGCTGGAGGCCACATAGAGTTAACAGGGGCGACCCCTTATATCGACTTTCACCACGGCAACACCACAACAGACTACACACATCGAATTATTACTGAGAATGGGGCATTGGCTGTTTATCCGGGCTTACGCGTCCGTGGTGGATTGGGGATTTATGGTGTAGCTACGCAATACGGAGATCAGTACGGGCAGGGATTTATCACCCGTCTTAACACAGATCCAGGTAACGTAGCTAACGGCACAATCATTGCCTCTCCACGCGTCACAACTAGGTTCAACACTCGCGGCAGTGACACAAATGTTGACGGCGGACAGGGGGCCATGTGGTTTGAGGAGCAGGTGGGGACGAACCATAGGCTGGTATTCATGCTTGGTGGTTTCAGTCAGCCTGTCCAATATTGGCACCACTTGCCTGATGGGCGGATCTATAGTAGTTCTCGCGGCGATGTTGCATTTAACGGGACGTCCGACGAACGGTTGAAACATAGTATAGAACCGACTGACGGCCATTTGTCAGTCGATCGCATTCGTCAGCTTGAGCTGGTGACGTTCGTCTATAACGATGACGAGCAGGAACGAGTACGCCGCGGGATTATTGCGCAGCAGGCTCAGCTGGTCGACAAACAGTATGTTAAGCAGATTAACACATCGTATATTCTCAACGGTGAGAAAGTGGACGATGACCGTCTGCAACTCGATAATAACGTTATTCTAATGGATACATTGGCGGCGGTTAAAGTACTGATTCAGCGAGTTGAAGAACTTGAGAATAAACTTAACTCATCAGAAGGGAGCGACGCCATAAATACAAACCAGAATACCTTCGATACAGGCGTGGCCATGAGAAGTGAGCAATCAAATTAATTCAATTCGTATGTAAGTGCTTACCTACAATTAGTTTCTAATTTATGATATAAATCTGCCATCCGATTTGACTTATTCATGGAGGAAGACATGTCAAACGAGATGGCAGGCGTGACGCCAGAGCAGGTGGAGCGCATTGCCGCAATTGTTGCGCGAGAAGTCGTAGGAAAATTAAGTAAGGAGCTTCGCGATGATATTGGCCAGGAGGTCAACGATCAGCTGCGAACCTACTTTGGCGATATGACTCCGGCGCAACATAGCATTCAGCATTCCAACCTGGACAAACTTCTTAATCGGCTCGACACGATTTCAAGCGGGTTCTTTGGAGGCATTATTTCCAAGATTACCTCGTTCCTGATCACCGTGCTGCTTTTGGGTTTGGCCGCTTATGGCGTGAAAAATGGACTGCAATAACAGGAGAACAAGGATGAGTACTCCAAGAGGCATTCGTAACAACAACCCTGGCAACCTGGATAAAGGGTCGCCGTGGCAAGGGTTAGTAAACAACCCGTCGGAACCGCGGTTCTGTACTTTTAAAGACCCCGTATGGGGGATTCGAGCACTGACAGTAACGCTCATCACCTACCATGATAAGCGCCGTGCAAAAGATGGCTCCAGCATCGATACGATCCGCGAAGTCATCGAGCGTTGGGCGCCGCCACACGAAAACAACACCGCCGCCTATATCAATGAGGTTTCTAAAGCCGTTGGCGTGACGCCGGACATGATCATCGATCTGCATGACTACAATACTATGCGGCCGCTGGTGGAGGCGATTATTCGTCATGAGAACGGTCGTGGCCCTTTGAAAACACTCAACAGCTGGTATTCGGCCGAAGTTATTGACGAAGGTATGCGTCGCGCCGGCGTCGTTAAACCGGTAACTGCAGTGAAAGCCGTACCTGTCACGAAAGAAACTGCAGGCGCAACGGTGACTGCAGGTATCGGTATTGCGCAGCTGGCGGACGTAATGCCGCAGATCTCCGTTGCGATGGATAAGGCCCAGGGACATATTACCAGCGGGGATACCGTTCGCATTATCTTCGGTATTGCGACCATTGTTGTCGCCGGCTTTATTGCCTGGTCGCAAGTTCGTAAGCATCAGGCAGGAGTGGTGTAACCATGAACGGCAGCCTGCTTTCAAAGGTCAAATCGACCATCATGACTTTGGCTGCCGTCTTCTCTGTGCTCGTTGGGGCGTACACCTGGGGTGGACGTGCTGCCCGGCGGGCCATGGAAGAAAAGGCGCAGAGAGAAACCAACAAACGGCTTCAAGGCACAGTGGATGTGAAAAATGAGACGATTAATGAAGTCAGGACTAAGGATGCTTCTGCCGTTCATCGCGAGCTTCGCGATAAGTGGATGCGTGATTAAACCCCAGACCGTGGGCGTACAATTCTGCGATGGGGCTAACCCTATCTACATCAGCAAGGACGACGCCCTGACAGAAGAAACTGAGAGGGAAATCCTGATCCACAACACGCTGGGTGAGCGAATCTGTGATTGGGGGAAAGGTACATAAGGAACTGACGTAAGATGCGCTTGCGTTGATGTGAGGCGCATCTGTTTCTTCTATCTGTAATCGAGTAAATGCCGTCATCCAAGTTCACCGAACTTGATTATTCTTCACCGAACTTCACTCAAGGTAATCTTGAATCATCCTGCTTAATGATGTAGATTTAACCAACAGCTGACGATGTCGTCAGCCGTTAGACCTGAAAAGGTGCCGCAATGACACTTGTGTTAACGGCTAAGGTGGATATATGCTAAATTATCATGACAATACGCGTTCTATGCAGACGATCCGCACCAATACTGCGGTTATCGACAGCTTTCCTATGCGTATTCACAACAGTGAAGACGCAGTAGAAGTGCGACGTATGTTGTGCCGTGAATCAGCTAACCGCCAGCACTTCATCGTCACTTTTAAGAGCGATGTGGCGCGTGCCGAAAAGATCTCTAATTCTACGTCACTGGTTAAACCGTTGGCCGAGGTTGTCACTAACGGTAAACGAACCTCTTTTGTTTTAGATGTTGCTGAACAATATCCTGACTTGAAGTGTTTAGATCGTGATATTTCTTCACGAATCAAACAAGTTGTAGAGTCTTTTATGAAGAAATTCTGTAAAATCGATGATATGGAACCATCAACGGCACAGAATACTTCATGGCACCATCTCTAATTGGTCAGGCGAACAGATTAATCCCTGAAATAGAAGACTACAGCAAGGTCTTGTCTGAAATGCCGAGAGCGACGAGAATTATCGCTCTCGGTGAGTTCTATTTTATCTCCCGAGGTTTCGATCTAATTCGATTTACCGAATACGAGCTTGTTGATTCGGCCTATGAACGCTGTATTGTTGGCGAGTGTCTTGAGTCATGTGATCCTGATTACCAAGAGCAGGAAGTTAAGCGACTCAAACGTGCTGGTTACACACCTCTTGAGATAGGAGCAGAAATTGAATCCTACAAGTTGCATGTGGGGCAGCCAGTCCAAACAGTCTTCCGCGTGGCCTACTGCGAGTTTCCAATCAAGGATAAATCTGGAGTAAAAGTCAGCGCCAAGCAGATTAGAGGGGTTTTTACTCATGCTGATTATATGGGATTAGGCATCGCAAGTTTTGCTTACCTTTATCTCGTAGATAAGTATCAGTACTTGGTTTGCGATACGTTACAGACGGTAAAAGGCGCAACTCTTTGGGCTGTGAGTATGCGCAAACATGGACTGGTCGAAATTTACGATACGAAGAACGAAAATTTTATAGAGGAATTGGGTGAGGATGCCTGTGGCGTAAGTGGTTTTATTCCGTGGGATATCGGTAAGTCTGACGGAGGCCAGATGCGAAGACGTGAAGAGTGGGGGACTAATAAAATCAATCTCACCCCAGGTGCTTGTACTCATATAGTGAACATTCTGAGTAAACGATCTATGAATCAATAAACCCGCTACGGCGGGTTTTTTGTTATTAAGCCCACCTATGTACCTATCATTAAACCTTTACACCGCAGCCGTAGGCATTTAGGCTATATCACATATAAGAAAACAAGTTGTTTCAGACGATAATTATATACGCAAAGGGAACTCTCCAATGACCAAGATCTTTGTGGTTGGCGGCACAAAGGGCGGGCCTGGCAAATCCACCGTTGCCCAGCAAATTGCCGTTTGCCTGAAAGTCAAAAAGAAGAAGAAGGTTTATATTACCGATATAGATATTCAGCGCACGACAACGAGCTGGTGTGAAGACCGTCGACAGAACGAAGACCTTGAGCTGATTCCTTTTGCATACGTTCAGGATGACATCATTAAGCACCTAAAATCGCTTCAGGGTAGAGCTGAGTTTGTAGTGGTAGATGCTGGTGGCTTCGACTCCGAAATTCAGCGACAAGCGATGCTGATGGCTGACGTTATCATTATCCCGCTGCGTCCTAAGCGTCGTGATTTGAAATCTTTACGTGACATCGATCCTATTATCGACAATGTTCGCAATGTAAACGATAAAGTGAAGGTCCGCGCGGTCATGAACCAGTGCCCGGCTTTGCCATCACAAGTGTCTCGCATTCTGGCGGCTAAAGAGATTGTTGAGACGTTTGGCATCGAGTCTGCGCCAGTCAATCTATATAACCGCAACGTCTATGATGATGCGGAAGAGTCTGGTCGCTCTATCTTTGAAATGACCGGTAGCGAGCGCGACAAAAAGGCGGAAGCCGAGTTTGAAGAATTTGTAGATTATCTGTTGAGTCTGGAGGAAGAAGAATAATGTCCATGAAAATGGGTGACCTAGCAAAGCGCAAAGAGCCTGATGCACCGGCTAAGAACACAACTCCTTTGCGCCAACCAGTCAGACCACAGGGACGCCCGACTCGTGGCAAAGAGAAAATTAAAAGCCGCACAATGTCACTGGAGGACGAATACTTCGAACTGCTGGAGATGATGAAGTTCATCCCTCGCTTCGAGAAGTTCACTCGTTCTGACGTGATTCGAGCAGCCATTTTCCATCTGGCAGAGAAGTCACCGCAGGAAATCGAGGACATCGTGAAATTGAATGAGGCGATCACCGCTGCCGATGTCACGATGCGTACCGATGAAATCAAACGAGAGTTGATGAAGAAAGGTTAAAAATCATGCATTGGCGCGTACATTGCGCCAATGCATAACTACAGTGTCAGCTTTATGCCGCGCTAACACTATGTTCAGTCCTAACCACCCCAACCTTCACAAAAGGGCTACCGTAGCTTGGTGGCTTCTTGATTAATTTGCCTACATACAGTTTTCTAATATGCTCATCGGCTATTCTGCCAACAAATTCATAACGTTTTGTGTCGGGGCCAAGAGCTATATCCCTTGTAAAGTACTGCTGAGAACCGGCTTTGACCCAGCATTCAATCTGATAAACTTCCATTATCAGCCCACCATATGTAGCGTAGGCATATTTGAGATTCTCGTCTCTTGGAACCTTTGCCCATACGCCACGCGTAGCTTCATATAATGCCAGAGCGGACATTCCTGACTTGTAGGTGCTGTTTAGCAGGAAGGCAAGACCGGCGTGCTCAGGAGCAATTTCAGTTTCCTCTTGCAGCACTAAGTGATGGTAGGCGTCCAGTGATATTCTGCCCATCATGGAACCACTTCCTCGTACCTTATTCGTAAGCTCTCCGACCCCCATAAGGTCGATGCATGTCGCCTCAACAAGTTTGGCTGTGGTTTCATCCATACCATGACGAAGTATATCTATGCCTAATTTTTTATTAGCCAAAAGTTCTTTGATCCGCATGGATTTGGGAGAGTCATCGGGATACTTGATGTGATCGAGACAACGAGTCGATTTGCCTTTTCCTATGTAAAACGGTCTTTTCATCTTGTCTTCTGTATCATAGAGACAGTAAACATAGTATTTAGCCTTATCCAATGATCTCGCGTATACCGATAAATCGTCCATTATTGCATCTCTTTGCTACTGACTAATGCGTTCTATTTTACACATAAGTTTTTAATCAATTTAACAGGCTCAAAGTGTAGAGCTTCTGGGCGTCTAAGACGACAAGTTATGCCTGCTTCTGTATATATAAATAATAAGTAACTTATTAAATATATACGGAAGCAGGTCTTTTAAAAGACACCACCAGAACAACTCCCTTCCGTTTCCACTTCCAAAAACTGCCACCAGTCGCTATCATCCGCTCATTGTGATAAGTAAGTAACTACCTACCAGGTGAGCCACATGAGCCAAATCTTTTTCGATACCATCGACAACGACCAGTACGACTTCATGACAGAGTGGAATACCGCTGTTATGGACAAGTGGGTCGCTGAAAACATTGGTTTGTCGCGCTGTAAAGACGAGGCTGAACTCTTCGAGACGAAGTGGTTTGATTACCGCGACATGCATCCTCTCATGGCCACCTGTCTTTTTACGGAGGCATACAAACGTCAGTACTCAAATATCATGCTGACGCACGGTCGCGAACACTTTGAAACAGCTCCGTTCACCACCGGGTTAAAACGCCTGCCTTATCAGGAGTTGTCGACTGCCAATAAAACGTCGCTATGGAAAGCACGCCAGTTTGCGGATCGCTATTGCTGCTCATACGACTACTTTATCTCCACCGTTCTTTCCGCAGCTGCACGACGGCTGTGGGACAAGCTGCCGCGCCCACAGCATTTATGGCAGCCAGAACTGATTGAGATATTTGAAGAGAAATTAGCCAGACGCGCAACAACCCGTCTGGATGACTCTCTGGTTAGCTTTAAGCATATGGGAGACATGCAGTTCAACCCGATTCAGGAAAGCTATTTTGAGTGGATTCTGGAGCGTTTGCGCACCATCCCTCGCAGCAAGCGCATACGCGCAATTTTCTCCGCTATCTGGCTAATGGAAATCGTTCCAGAGCGCCTTATTTCCGCCCACTTTCCAGAAGAACTGGAAGAAGCACGGCGGTTTATTGATCCCCTATCTAATTAACTAATACTAGAAAACAATTTGTTTAAAAAACAAAGGAAAGCACATGACCGAACTTTGCCATACAGGACGCGGGCTGTCCGAAGAGTTTGATGAAGATTTCCAGAACAGACTGACGGCATATTTTTGTCGTGATCACGAGTTTCTTACTCGTGCGGGAGATCTGGTTGTGCCTAGCCAGTTTGCCAATGCGGCCAATGCCATATTGGTTAATATGGTTTCGGGCTATTACCGTATGTACAAGAGCGCGCCCTCTTCATCTGCAATTCTGGATATGCTTAAGCGTGCGAAACGCGATAAGACTATCCGTGAGGAACTATTCGCCGATGTTGTTGCTGCGTTTAAGCGCATTCTTGCAGAAAAATTGTCCGATACCTCGTACATGGTTGACCAGGTATCAACCTTCGCAAAAAGTGTAGCGTTTGATGATGCTCTGATTAAGGCTGCTGAACTGAAAGAGAAAGGCGACTTTCAGGGGGCGATGGCAATCATGGCCAAGGTTCAGCAGATTGGATCGAACGAAGCGACCGGAATCTATGACTACTACACCTCCGCAAGTGAGCGATTGAAAGCGCGTGAATATGAGGCTTCAGAGGAGTATGTACCAAACAGTATTACAACTGGACTCCCTCTTCTCGATAGGTTGCTGTACCAAAAAGGCTGGGCAAAGCGCGAAATGGTGCTCTTCATGGGGTTCGCTAAATCCGGTAAATCGACCGCAATGGGTGAGTTTTCCATAAACGCAACGCTTGCTGGCTACAATGTTCTGTATCTCTCGCTGGAGGTTCACACCACCATTTTATCCGACCGTTTTGATGCAAGATTGTCGGAGACAGAAATGTCCAAGCTGGTGGAACGGCGCGATGAGGTTCATCGTAAGTTGGCAGAGTTGGGAGCCACGAAGGGGATTGGTAGTTTGTGGGTGGTTGAGCGTCCGTCAGGAAGTATGTCACCGGCAGATCTGGACCGTATGCTTAACAGCATGAAAGCCAACGGCATGGTGCCTGACATGGTTGTTGTCGACTACGCAGATTTGATGCGTGCCAGTTATGACCTTCGTGATGATCGCGCCAACATTCGTAGCATCTACACCGATTTACGTGCTCTTTATGACAAGCATAACGTTGCTGGGATCACGGCATCGCAGACAAACCGTGAAGGTGGCGCGTCAGAAGTTGCCACAATGATGCACGCTGCCGACAACATCGAAAAAGTACGTATTGCTGACCTGGTAATAACGATCAACAAAACCGAAGAAGAAGAAGCGAAAGGAGAGGCTCGTCTCTACTTTGCCGGTTCACGTAACCAGCAGGGAGGGATCAGCATTCGCGTTAAACAAAACCTCGAACAAATGCGCTTCATTGAGCGAATCTTAGACGTTACCTAAAAAATAAGCGTGGAGAACACCTCCACGCTTGATTCATTGGTGAAACAACTTTTCTTTTGCCAAACCACAAAAGAAAAACACATGAACCTTTATATTATATCAACATTTAGGTTGGTCACAATATTGCCTGTTAAAAGTGGAATTATCGTGAGCGAGCTGAAAGAGCTAATTACCGAATTAGATTTTGAACAATGGTTGGATACTGAAGGTATCGTTTATCGACGTGGAGGCGTGAGTACTCGCGGTCGTGAAGTGAATATCAAGGAGTGTCCGGTATGCGGCAGCTCCAACTGGAAGGTATATTTCAATCTGACCAGTGGCGTCGGTAAATGCTTCGCTGGTGATCATCCCGAAGAGATTCAGTTCAATAAGCTGGTCTTCCTCAAGCACTACAGCGGCAAATCACGACGACAGTTCGAGGAATATGTGCAGAACGCCCTTCTTTCCCAGGGGTGGGCACCAAAGAAAGAAGAGCTAGTGCTTGCAAGCACAGTCGAGTTAGAGGAGCCAGTTGCACTCCCTCGTCATTACGAGCTTCCTATAGATGGCCGTCTTCCAGACTATCTGGTTGAACGAAACATATCGCCTGAAATGGCAAAGTATTTTGACCTACGATACTGCGTCGAAGGCAAGCACGCCTATGTAGATCCGTATACAGATCAGGTTAAAGGACAGATATTCGATATGCGAATACTGATACCGGTTTACGATCTGGATGGGGTAATGAAGACATTTCAGGGACGAGACATTACCGGTACAGCAGAACGCCGCTACCTCTTTCCTATGCAACTTCCAGCTTCAGGTAAGTTTCTCTACAACGGCCATAATGCAGTCGGCAAACAGACTGTAGTTGTCTGTGAGGGGGCGTTCGATGTTATGGGGGTTAAACGAGCTATTTTTGACGAAGAAACATTACGTGATTACGTGGAACCAATAGGAACGTTCGGGATGCATCTATCTGGTAACACCACTCAGGATGCAGAAGATCAGTTAGGCGCGTTCCTGACGCTCAAGGCGCGTGGGTTACGTAATGTGATCATGATGTGGGATAGTGAAAAGCAAGCTATACGCAACACGATGGCCGCAGCCAGGCGACTGACCAGTATTGGTCTTAATGTCAAAGTGGCGTGTTTGGGCGAGGAAGGACTCGACCCGGGCGATGCAACGCCAGAGCAAATCATCAAAGCCTATTATCGGGCAAAACCGTATACCAAACAGTTGGAGTTGCAAAGCAAGGTTTTGGGCATTAAGGCTCTATCATAACAATCACCTTTAAAATAAGTAGATGATTACTTATCTTTCTGTGAGAATACTTTCATCTGTTAGCTAGGAGTTGGTATGAAAGACGAAATTCAGAAATTAGCCTGCGACATCATTGATAAAACTGGTTTAGAAATCAGCGAGAGCAATCGGCTAGACATCATTGAAAAAGCCGTAAAAACAGCAATGGATCATATCGCCACTCGTTTGGTCGAGATCCCGCTACCGGGGCTACCTTATCTGAAGGTTAAGTTACACGTATGGGGTGAACCTTCTTGTGCACGGCGTTCTGCATTAGTTGTTTTTATTAGCAAAGAAAACCCGATCAGTCTTAAAGTGCAGGTTGGGGCATGGATGGATGGCAAAGTGATCTACACAAATACCGTTTTTTGTGCGTCAAATGACAGTATTATTGAAGAGGCTATTCAAGAATCACTTCTAACTATGCATAGCTTATTTTTGCTGGAAGACAAGCAAAACTACGAAGAGTACTTACGGTCGATAAAAGGTGAGAGAACATTGTCACTTAAAGCCGATTTCGTTACCCCGACAAACCTGTTGGAAGTCTTGCTTAATAAAGGGGCTAATGATGCCGTAAATGTAATCAGAGAGAGTGAGTATGCGTCTCTTTGCGACATGTGCAAAAGCCAGTTGGATCTGGTGCATATCGTTATTGATGCTGGGAAGGCATGTGATGGCGTAATGGCGGAGTTTGCTGGGAAGATGGTCAGGATTGCTAACGAATTACCGATGATAGAGCAAGAGGCTAAATCATACGCCACCAATCATGTCACAGAGCTTCTTGTCCCCTATCGCTTAGAAAGCGATCAGCGCAAGATGATTAGCTGGGGAAGTTGGTAATCTCTCCGCGCGTCGTTTTTTACGCAAATAACGATAGGTAAGTACAAGATTATTTATGGCGGTAGTTGTGAAAGCTGATTTGTCAAAAATCCCCTCTATTTCAGGAAATAATGGTTATTCACTTCGTTGTGAGGAAGTAAAGATAAACGGTGAGTCGGCATATTGCAGCTACTCCGTTTGCCAGCACACCATTCTTGCCTTCAAAGAAAACCGTCTTCCTCGAACTTCATTCCAGTCGTGCGCAACCGCTATCAAAGCAGGCAAATGCAAGGCGTTAAAAATGATGGTTGAAGAGATTCGTAAAGGAGAATCTCTGTATTTCGAAGATATGACCGCGCTCATTAAGGAGGTTGAAGAACGGAATAAACAAGCCAGAACTTTAAAACGAAAACGTGACAGTGTAACGATTAATAGCATGGTTAAGAAGAGCGCCACATCACAAACAGCGATCACTGACGTGTATGCGGCGTTGCTTGAAGAAACAACAAAAGAAACACATGAGCAAATCGATCAACATATGGAGGCAAAACAACAATGAAAAAGTTGATCGCACTTAAGCATAAGCTGGACGAAATGAAAGCTATGGGAACCAATGCAAAAAAAGAGGCATTGGCCAACATGGATGACTTTGAACAAAGCATGGTTTCATTGATGCTCAACCCTTTCATCCGTTTTGGGGTAAAGAAATACAAAGTGGCAAAGCCGCTTAGTGAGTCCGTCCCAAGTGACGAAAAAGCCATTGATGTACTGAATAAGCTGGCCTCTCGCGAGCTGACGGGGAACGCAGCAATAGCAGCTGTTGAGTCTATCGTGGCGTCAATGTGCGCCGATGGGCAGGACGTGTTCCGTCGTTTCCTCTTAAAAGACCCGAAAGCAGGTGTTGGGATTAGCCTATGCAACAAGGTTTTTGAAAATCCCATTCCGAAATTCGAGGTGCAGCTGGCGTCACCGTATAAAGAAAAAGGCGACAAATACCCCTTCAAGCCAAATCCTAAAGCAAAATGGCCGATGATTGGCAGTCTTAAGCTCGATGGTTTGCTAGTAATTTGCGAGGTTATTGTTGACGAGGAAGAGGTTAACTTCCTTTCTCGTACTGGTAATCCAATCACGTCTCTCGATCACCTAAAGCCAGCAATGCTCGAATTAGGCAAACTTTCAGGCCACAAACACATCTTCTTCGATGGTGAAGGAACAGCCGGTTCATTTAACCAGTCCGTATCTGCATTGCGCAAAAAGAACGTGCAGGCAATTGGCGCTATTTATCATGTTTTCGACTTCTTCCTACCGGAATGGCGAGCACAGGCTAAATCCAAAGAGTATGCAAAGACAGGTATGAAGCTGAAAGAGCGCCTGGCTATTCTCGTGGCGTTGTTCAAAAACGATCGCAGTGAAGGCTACACACAAGACATTCACCTGCATCCGTTCTATATCATCCATAGCCACGAAGACCTCATCGAACGCTTCATGAAACGCCTGGACGATAACGAAGAAGGGGAGATGGGTAAAGATCCGAACTCTGTTTACGAGTTTAAACGCACCCGCAGCTGGTGGAAGTTAAAAGACGAAGATTCAGAAGATGGTGAAATTATCGATTTTGAGCCGGGCGATCCGGACTCTGGTTTTGCCAACACGCTTGGAAAAATTGTTATTCGTCTTGAAAACGGCGTCATCGTGCGTGCGAGCGGCATTAAGCATAAATATCTGGACGAGATCTGGAACAACAAAGAGAAGTACCGTGGTCGTATTGTTGAGGTTCATTGTCACGAGAAAACACCGGATGGCAGCTTACGCCACCCACGACTGAAATGGCCGCGTTGCTTACGCGATACAGAAGATCGAATCGGAGATAAAGAATGATGCTCGGCTGGATGATTGCATTTTTAGCAGTTGGTTTTTTCATCGGTATTGTGGTGATGTCCAGTTGCATTAATGACTACATTAAAAACGGTGTTATAGAAAGACGCGGTCGTATTTATCGCATTGTAGAAATAACCAACACCCTGAAGGAGATTAAGGATGATCGTATTAAGTAAACGGGAGAAGGAAACGCTTCATGAAATCAGTAAGTGGCCGGAGTTCCCTGAGTACTGGAAGCCTAAAACGCGAGCTAAGTTAGAGCGTTTAGGGTTGGTTGCAAACGTTTCTGAAACGAAGTGTTCGGCCAACTACCAGTTAACTGATAAAGGGAAAGTATTGCTACAGCAATTAGTAGAATCAGGAGTGTTAAAATGATTCCATACATCTCATTAGCTTTTATGGGTGGCTTCCTTATCGGCTTCGGCATCTGTCGTGATTTAATTAAGCAGGAACTTAAAACCAAAACACTGTGCATCGGAAAGCGTGTGTATCGGGTAGTTCATGAAACAAAGGTTAAAAAATGAGCAATTTAACTTCTTGGGACTGGTGGTTGGCCACCTATTTCTTAGCGGCCGGAGTCGCATTCGCCTTTTACGTAGGTCAGTTAGTCGTAAAACTGTTGCTGATTAAATTTGCTAGTCATAAACGTATCGATGATGGTCTGTGGCGTCTTGGCACCCTGGTGGAAACTCGCTACGGGCAACTTAAGGAGAACGAAACCATTACTATCCAGGCGAAACGATTCACTGCCACCATCACAAGAACACCTAGTCGTAGAGTGGCCTTGATCAAAAAAGTCACAACCGAATAAAAACATCATGATAAGTATTTACTTACTTATCTTTTATGTATAAGATGACTTTGTTTTCGTTGAGACGCGACTGTTTGAACTTAAATACAAGTGCAAACGAAGAAGTCTATCTGGCAGTAGCCTAATAAGCCAAACACCAGCGAGGTCAGTTTCCAGCCTCGTTACCGAAATGGGACACACTGAGCGAGTGTGATTGCAGAACGCAGGAGGGAACATTCATGTTCCCTCCGATGAAGTAACAGAATGGGCGGTTGGTATATTTTCAACTCCATATGACTCCCGGATTCTTAGCCTCTGACCGCCCATCCTGTTACGTCATTTTGTTCAATTATGTCGTTTATACTGGGTTAAAAAGCGGCGACGTAGCCCGGCTGGTATGGTTAGCCAGCACACAACGTTGAGGCCATTACATTTTTATCAATTCTAAGGTTCTATTCACAGAGATACCGGCGAGCGTTGATATGTAACATGTTGGGCAAACATTCAATCGGAGTAGTGGCCTCAACGTTGTGAAGACAGGATTGTTGTGTAGGTTTAACCACTGTTGCCATTGGTGCCTGTTTTCACAACAAATGATTCCATACATCACATTGTATAAATTACAAAGTAGGTGCTGTCCTCAGAAACATCATCTACTTAAAGATTTTGCCTTCTACTATTGAGCGAAGTCGAAAGCGTCTGGCACTAACGAAAAGTGCAAGTAGCGGTGCGTTTCCTGGCAGAAACTAAACCGTCGCGATTGGCACTGTTGAGTAATAAATACTGGCAGTGCTGAATTGATGGTGTAGCTCAGCGGTAGAGCAGTTGGCTGTTAACCAACTGGTCGGTGGTTCGAATCCACCCACCATCGCCAATTTAGGGGAGTTAGTCCGTAGAGGTAGCGGTGTAGACTGTAAATCTACTGTCATGGCGACTCGGGTGGTTCGACTCCATCACTCCCCACCAAATTGCCGGTTTAGCTCAGTTGGTAGAGCGCCTGCCTTGTAAGCAGGATGTCAGCGGTTCGAGTCCGTTAACCGGCACCAACATAATATTGAGAACATTGGCGTAACGGGTTCATATCCCAATTTATGAATATAATGTTGCGTTGCAGCGTGACAACCAGTGTTCTCAACATTGTGGTGAATGCACAGGCTGATGTGCGACGTAGAAGCAAGCGGATGAACTGCCTGAAGGCCGCTAACGTAGGCAATGCCGGAGATCAGCACCGGCCATCACAATTTGGCTCTCTTGCAACAGCATAACGCTGAAATACGTCCAACCTGGTGCGGTCTGATCACCCGCCGTTAGCTCCACGAAACGGAGCACACAACACAATTGGAGAGTAGGGAGCATGGTGCTCAAGCGGTCTTGAAAACCGTCCCATTGTGCAAACGATGATGGTTCGATTCCATTACTCTCCGCCAGACACAGCGTTGAGCGGTTTGGCCTTTTAATCAACCAGATTAAGACTCCGCTAACATAAACCAGACCGCTCAACGCTGTGATAGACAATTACGGCAGACGTTCTTAACCATAGCTTGCTAACATCCTAGCAACACTTTTTTCAGCGCAAAATTCAAAGGGGCTTCGGCCCCTTTTTTGATTTGTTGACACTTAGTTATATTCACGTATCGTTTTATCGCTTTGATCCGAGGCAGCGTTAGACTGCCTTCATGTTCCTGATTAGATCGCAGCAGTTAAACATGGAGACAAATTAATGAAGAAGTGCCATCTCAATATTTTCGCATCTCTAATAATTGCGTTAACACTAACAGGGTGTAACGAATCTGAAATAGATGAATTAACGTTAATAGGCAAAGATAAAAGTGAACTTGAACAAAATTATAAAGCCCAATTCAAGAAGCTAACACAAAATGTTGAAGTGTTTATTCTTCAAGATAAAAATAGTCCGACTGAAAAAGAACCGCATACGAATGGCAACCTGATCGACGGAAAAGTCGAAATGTCATTAACCAGTAATGTTGGTAAGTATACATTCATCCAGATAAGTGAAATGCTGACAAAGGAGTACGGAAAACCCGTTGCTACAAAAGATCGTGTTTTTAACAGAGAAGCAGTATCTGGCATGGACTGTATTGAAACTAAAACTTGTGGAGCTGGTAAATATTATGAAATCTTTCGAGGGAAGGATAGATTGATTATGGTGTCAAACGGTGCCGGTCTTTTACACGAAAAGGAAGGTGTAACACTACTCACCATCACCGATAAACAATTTAAATTTTCTCGTTTAGAAGAAGATAAAATAAAATAATGACAGGGGCGTATACGCCCCTATCTAAAATTTGACATTAAACATATATTGCATCTGGTATCAGCAATTTTTGTGCGCTATGTAAGTCCTTACCTGCAATCAGTCTCATAAATATCGGATTTTACGTAGCGTACCATCGTTACAGCAAGCATCAAATTATTCACTGACATTTATGCGCTGAAAACAGCGTTACTTACCGTAAAATAACAATTTTCAGCGCAAAATTTAAAGAGGCTTCGAATCTGCACAACCTATTGTGCGTACTCGCCCAATTTTAATGTTTCACGCTTATATTCATCAACTATCTCACATGATTTAATATAGATATGGCACAATAGGTTATCACTATCATCATTATCGTTTATTGCCATAAGTGCCAACTTTTTCTCATATTCATCGATCGCATCACTCAACTGATCACCTGTAATTACATCTGACTCACTCGAGAAATATAACTGCCCAAGATTTACCGCATTTTTTCCAGTTTTTCTTTGCTCTATGTAATTTTTAATCATATCCTTCACATCCTTTTCACTACTCAGTATTTCACTTTCGAAATGGACATGCTCTGAAATCGACGCGACTCTGCAACCGATCAAACGATGAATATAGTCATCAATAGACGTAACACTATCATTAGCTTTTTTTAGTGCTTCATCAAAAATGCTCTTTACCTCATTTGGCAAATTTTTAAAATAATCATCAATTAAACCAGATAATGGTGTTTGGTAGTTCATTAATACCGATGAAGCAACTTGCGGACGACGAGCCACCCAGATTTCTTTGACTTCAACTTGAGAATAATATTCCTTAATCACGTTCCAAAAGTATTTTAACATCTTGGTTTTAAATATTTTATCAAATCTATCCTTTATAAATAGCTCTACTTCAGGCATGCTTGAATAAGCATCATCAAAGAATATTTCATCTTTGAAAAAATCATATTTATTTAATAAAGCATACAGTTTTTTTGAATCCAGCGGTTCACGAGAATCGATGTCCAATCCAAAAACTGCAATAACCAACTTCATTTGCGGTGGTATTTTTCCACTCAATTGAATAATATATTCCATTTTTTCATCAAAACAATTTCCATCTATGTAAAATCGGTTATCTACATAGACTAATATATTGGTAATATGTTTTATGTACTGAATAACCTCATGCTTTCTTACCAATGGATAAAAAAACGAATGCATTTCATTTTTATTAAATTGTTTTTTTGTCTGTTCAATGATTGGTATGACATTATTGTACAACTCATCATGCTGATTTAATAAAGTGTCAAACCATTCTTTGAAAGAATTTTTTCTCATCTCAATCAATGAATCGGTAGTTATCCTAACGGCCTCCAGTGCTGCCTTTGCACTTTTTCTTGCTTCATAGGCGTTCCACGCTGTTGCACAAAAAGCCGCTGTCGTTATAAAACTACTCAATACAGCAATTTGGTCTGTAACCTTCCAATCTTGAAATGGCTCAAGTAGTAAACCTAAAAACAAAATTATTATGGAAAACATTAGAATTGCAACAGAAATAAAAACAGGCATGTATGCTCTCGTACTTACCATTGTTAGTTGCATTAAATATTAACTAAATTAAGTTGTGATTAACAGGCAAGTTTACGATGTATTGCAGACATTAAATAGGTTTTTACTTACCTATCTTTTATAGTAATATTTATTTTCTGGTTAAGTAACACATAATTATTATGAGGTAAACATGACTATCGTTATCTACGGACGAGATAACTGCTCATATTGCAAACGTGCGGTCGAGCTGGCGAAACAACTAAAGGGACACGGCTATGGTGATTATGAGTACATCGACATCACCACTGCCGGTATCGATAAGGAAAAACTTAGCGAAATTGTTGGCAAACCGGTAGAGACTATCCCCCAGGTACTGATCGATGGCCAACCGATTGGCGGATACACAGAACTGGCTGCATACGTCACCACTCTCTAATTTTAACGGCTCACAGGAGCCGTTTTTGTTCCCACCAAACTCACGCTTGGTTCCCTTAAAATTCAAAAAACAACGGCTAAATGATTCCATACCTACTATGTATGGAATCATTACTGAAAATGAGTTACTTTTACTCTTGATCCTATAAGAATCTATGCCTAATATACTGTTTACTTATACAGTGAATCGGCGTAACTCGGTGATTGTCATATGAAAAATAGCTTTGACAGAGCACGCGCTGCGGAGAACACCTCAAAAGAGGCGATTGAGTATCTCGAAAGAGCATCTCAAATGCAGGCCGTTATGATCTCGCAGGTCAGCAATGACATGAGATTCTCGGACGCATTCATGTTATTCACTCGCTTATCTCTGCTGATAACAAGACGTCGGCCAGAGATCGCTGTTCATTGTATTTTGATACATGTTTTGCCGCACATTGCCGATGTAAAAGTAAGTGACATTAATAGGTTCATGGTGAACCAACTGGTCAACCCACTAATACTGGATGGCAAAATTGTTATGGGCCGCCGCGTTTTCTCTCTGATGAAGCAGTTCCTTAGCTGGTGCGCCTTCCAGGGGATGATAGACGTGTCACCGTTAAACGATATGTCACTAAACAAAGTTGCCGGTGGCGCAAAGCCTACACCTCGCGAGCGGAAGCTGACCGACGCAGAGGTATGGGTGTTCTGGAATATATGGGACTACTTCAATGTGTGCGCTGGTACAAAATGGGCGGCCAGGCTGTGTCTTGTATCCGCAAGACGACCTGACGAAGTACTGCGGGCTAAAAAAAGTGAGTTCAATCTTAAGCGTGGGGTTTGGAATCAAGGCAAGAGGAACAAATCTGCCCGTGAGCATTCTCTGCCTTTAAGCTCATTAATGCGCACTTGTATTGAAGAGTTGTTCGAATATGGTAAAGACAGCCAGTGGCTCGTGCCTTCGAATAAAAAAATCGGGAAAGACCTTCCTATGTCTAAAGTGGCAATAGCCCAGGCATTACGTCGTATTCTGGAACGACCAGAACTGATGGAGCTTGAGCCATTTACACCCCGAGATTTGCGCCGTACTGCGCGTAGTTACTTCCCAGCATTAGGCATAAGCCAGGAGGTATCACGTAAAATCATGAACCACAGTCTTGAGGGGATAGATCGGGTCTACGACCGGCACGATTATATGGACGAGATGCGAGACGCCTTAGAAAGTTTCTCGACGTACATCGCATCAATCGTAGAGCAACCGGATTTAGACGAAATTGACCACAAATTTAAGGGAGATCGTCTATCAACAGAGCTTATTCGTGTAAATTTTTCATAGAGACTTTATGGCCTCAACAACCTTTTGTGATGCGCCTTTCTCTTTACCGAATCGCTCGTTATATGCAGCAAGAACCTGTTTTTCGTCCTCGTTAAGAGGAGCAGTGCCTTCTTTGTATAAAAATGCTGCGAGTTCGGGTTGGCGTTCTTCCAGCACCATCATCATAAGACGACTTGGCTCAATGCCCAGTGCCAGCGCCAGCGGACGAACCTTATCGATAGGCAAAGGAATTTTGCCGCTTTTAATTAAAGAAAGGTTGTTGGCGTTTTTATACCCAATTGTTTTGGCTATCTGGGCCTGGCTCATAGGTGAGGATTCAATCAACCCTGCGATAAAAGCAGCATAGCGACTTTCTATAAATTCAATCTTGTTGTCAGACATTGTTACAACCTTTGCGCGTTCAATTCTCTCTGGTAAGTGCTTACCGATATTACATCAAAGGTTAGGGTTGTAAAGCTATTATCATTTTTTCGATAGGCACTTAAAAGACCGGTTAAAGGCCATTGCACGGAGAAAAATTGGCCCAAAACAGGTAAGAAAATTAACTTGCATATGATATGAATGTATTCAGTATTGATATAAATTTTAGTAGTATTCCTTACCATAGTATAAGTTAGAATGGATTGATTGAATGAACACCACTATTTCCAGCCTAATCGCTCTTGAGATCGGACACGTACAGAAATTAGCTGATGAGTGTGTAGCTGACATCCTCACCGATCTACCGAATGAGCAGATTCAGGTTGGTGTGAATGACACAACTGGCTTTATATTCGAACTTAACAACAAACGCTTCACGCTTCTCAATATCGGCTCCGGGTCTTTAGCCGTCAGAATCTGTTAACCCCTCTTCTCCCTGCGCGAATGGCTTAGTTCCCTGTTCGCGCAGTGCTACATTAAACACACTAGTAAATAATTTGTTTTCATAACAAAGGATTAGCCATGTCTAAAAAACGTTCCATCAAAGAGGTTCAGGACTTCCGTGACAGTGTAAAACGAGTAGTCGCTCTCCTTTCAGGTAAAAACATCCCTGTTGCAGAACGAGGGGACGACGCTTATGTACGCTATAACGATGATGGAGAGCCAATTCTCGTAAACATCCCATCAATCCCGGATAACGCAACACCGGCATTGATGAATGCTGTGCGCGGATTTCTCGATCATGAGGTTGCTCACATTTTGTTTACCGATATTCGTGTGTCCAACAAAATGAGAGAAAAAGGACGCGTTCCTTCCTGGTCGCTATGGAATGCCTTAGAAGACGTGTTCATCGAGCGAAAAATGGGTCAGGTCTTTAACGGAACAAGACGTAATCTGATGGCAACTCAGCGCCTTATAATCGAAAAAGTCTTTAAACCAAAGGCTTCAGAGGCTATTGCTTATTGTGGCAAAGATCAGCGCGCGCTTTTTCTAAACTTCTTTCTCTGTCCGGTTGTAAGAGCCTGGGATGGCCAAGCACCGTTCGTAGATTTCATGGATGAATACTGGCCTGTCATTGAGAAACCAATTTCATTATTAAAAGAACATGGTATCGATGTGGCCGTGCGTAACATGTCTTGCACCGAGGATTGTGTAAAGGTGGCTGCGACCATAGCTAAGATCCTCAAAGACACTGAAAGTGAAAGCAAAGGTAAGGAGTCAGCTCCGGGAAAAACTTCCGATCCTTCAGACGCTGACCAGACGGATGCCTCTGGAGAAAACAATGAAGACAACGAAGATCATGAGACACCCTCATCGTTAGATAATCACAAATCTATCGAATCAGAATCACATAGTAAGCACAAACATGATAATAACGACAGCGATGATTCAGATAATTCTGAATCATCAGAAACAATATTCGATGATACAGAAAATGATAAAGAGGTATCAGATTCTGATGCTTCTGATAACGCGGCGTCAGAATCATTAACCGCTGACCACGAAAAAAGAAAAACGACAGAAGACGGCTCTTCAGATATCCCAACTCCGTCAAAAATGAGTCTGGAAGAGGCTTTAGAGGAGCTGGATAGCATAGAAGATGAAGTCGGAGGCATGACAGAAGATGCTCTATCCGAAACGATTAAAAGCGAGTTAACAGAAAGCTCGAAAAGCGAATACAGGCCATACAATCGCTCATACGACTTCATCGGCTCGATTGATCAGGCAGAAGCCCATATCAAACGGCTTATTAAAACATTCTCCGATATTGATTTGGGAGGATATCCAATCAGCCGCTATCGCATCGTTCCTGAAGGCAACCAGCTCTTCGACAAATATATTGAAAAGCATCTTTCGTCAGGTGTTTCGTCGACGCTGGCAAAAGACCTGGAGCGAGCAATAGCAAGCAGAAACAGAGTTCAGTTTATACCGGGCCAGCGTCGGGGGCGCATTCATGGTTCTAGTATCTACAGATTAGCAATGAATGATGCTCGCGTGTTTCGTAAAAAAGAAGAATCTAAAGCCGTTAACGCCTGTGTTCAACAAGTGATTGATTTATCAGGTTCAATGAGTGGTATAACGATTAAACTGGCTCTTGCAAGTGCATATACCATCGCCGATGCCCTTGATCGAATAAATGTTCCCAACATTATCACCGGCTTCACTACATTTGGTAGTCATATGGCGGCAGGAGAACTTAAGGCTGTCAAGTATGAGTTCTCTCGCTTTGAATCTTTAATGCTACCTATCATCAAAAATTGGAATGAAAAGGTAAATTCTCGCGAAGTTCGCTCACGTATGGGGTGCGTAGGCTACACATTCCCACTTCTTAATAACGTGGATGGTGAAAGCATAGCCAGCCTTGCATCGTTATTTTCCGGTCGCTTGGAGGACAGGAAGATCATGCTTGTTCTGAGTGATGGCGCGCCGTGGGCTGTTGGGAGAGGTTTTGACGCTCATTTGCGTTCAGTTGCGAAGCAAATTGAAACGCAGACTGATATTGATTTGATGGCAATTGGCATCATGACTGACGCACCGGAGAGATTTTACTCAAATCATGCCCTGGTAACGAGCGTTGATAGTCTTGGTTCATCTGTAGTTACTGAACTATCTCGTATCATTTTAAAGTGAACAAAACAGCCTTAATGATAAGTTACTACTTACGATAGATGATGATATATTTATATAAGAAGTTGAACGCTCATTAGAGAACAAAGGAAAAACGCATGACGACTACTGCACTGCAAAATGAAAAAAATCCTTCTGATTACCTTGTTTGCAAGTGGTGCGGCAAATCATTTCACTATTTTAAGTCCCATGTAGCCAATGGTAATTGCGAGGGCATTCCTGAGTCAGTAAAAGATGCCGATCCTGACACCGTACTGAAAATGTACACAACGCAGTTTCCAGATGAACCAACGCTATCGAAAAAGGCACTTGATGCAATTCAAGCTAAACGTGCCGAGCAAAAAAGCGAAATGGCCAAATCTTCTGGCTTGACCAGTAGCCCTGGCTACACAGGCACAGTTGAGTACAAGATGGATCTGGTCGCAGCTCACGAACTGCTAAACGTAACGGTGGAAGAACTCGGAACAAAACGTGGGACGCCGCTCATGGTTAGCGTCAACGTCAATACGCCGTATCCAGAGTTCGTTCCCGAAGTGAAGAAAGGCTACGTATATGGCGACTTCGAACTGATCAAAGATATTTTCATGATGCTTGAACTTGGCATACCTGGCTATTTGTGGGGTCATGCAGGAACAGGCAAATCGTCATTGCCTACACAGCTATGTGCTTTGCTCAATCGTCCGTTGATCCGTGCCCAACATACAGCATCAATGGAAGAGGCACATGTTACGGGGCAAATTCTGGCGCGTGATGGCTCTACGTATTTCGAACCTGGCTTGCTTGCGCTCGCAATGAAGCATGGCTGGGTTTACCTCGCGGATGAATACGACTTTGCGTTTCCACAAATTCTTGGCGTGTATCAGCCAGTGCTGGAAGGTGAAGCGTTGGTCATCAAAGAGGCAACTCCAGAATGGCGTCGCATTACTCCGCATGAACGGTTTGCTTTCATTGGCACTGGCAACACGAACGGATCTGGTGATGAAACCGGCTTGTACCAGGGTACAAACATCCAGAACGCCGCGAACTTTTCGCGTTTTGGCATCGTTTCGAATGTGAAATACATGAGCAAAGACGCAGAGATCAACATGTTGACAAATGCAGGCATCGTGGATGAATACGCTGAAAAGATGGTTAAGTTTGCCGGTATCGTTCGCGATGGATACGAAGAACACCTTATTAGTCAGCCAATTGGCCCTCGTGAACTTTTGTTGTCGGCCAAGATTGGAATGATGCGAGGCGACTTTGTGACAGGTATTGAGCGTTCTTTCATTAACAAACTCCCTTCAGCTTCTGCACAAGCGGCTCGTGAAGTTGTTCAAAAAATATTTGGTTAATCGTGCGTAAAGGATGTTTCGGCTCTCTTATCGCTGCTTCTGAAACTGGTAAGGCTTGTCTGGTGTGTCCAGACAAGCCCGATTGTCACCAATCAGCAAAAGAAGTTGCGATTTCGATGCATGGGAAGTTCGTAGGCTTCCCCAATGACAAAATCAAAAAAACCAGAAAGGTAAAAACACATGAAGGCACTGATGGTTCGAACTGACTTCTCACTTGGGGAGTCGGCTTTAAAAGCAGAAAACGCGGTGAAGATTGCCAGAGAAGCTGGCTACACCGCTGTAATTTCAGCAGATAGCATGAATATTGCGAGCGTTATTCCACTACAACGTGCCGCTGGTGACGACATGGCGGTTATTTGTGGTGTGAAACTAAACATTGTTGATGATCCCACATACGAGCACCGGGTTAAACTTGCTAAAGAATCTATGAGATGTATGGAATCATTAGAGCGGGGACGTAACTACTCGTTTACCGCTCTAATTAAAAATGAGCAAGGATATCGCGACATCTGCGAACTAATGACGGTGGCCAACACACGAGAACAGTTCTACTTTGTACCGCGTCTCTCGCTCGAACAGTTGGTTTCTACATATGCCAAAGGCAACATCATCCTGCTCACTTCCGACATCGATAGCGTGTTCCAACGCAACGATTTTGCAAAAATCACAAGCTCACTGATTACAGCGGGCGGGAAAGACAACTTCTATAGCGTGGTTTATCCGCACCCTACCCCATTCTACGACCAGATTAACGTCCGGGCGATGAAAGTCGCCAGCGCATTGAAAATAGAGCCAGTGGCGTTCTATCCCGCTTATTACGAATCGATCGACGATGCAGACATTAAAGACATTGCGCACATGGTTACGAACAACATAAAAATCGACCAGCCGCATCGTCTGCGTATCCCCCACCAGCGAGATAACGCCATCAATGGTCGTCGCCATCTCCTTGAGGCGCTTAAAGCCTTCTCCATTCGCATGGATGTGCCGGTAACAGCTGCAATGGCCTCAACAACGCAGGATACCATTATCGATGCCTGCACATGGCGCTGGCATGAATTGCCACCAGCACTGCCCAAGATGGCAGACGACGAACCTGCAACGCTGATGAAACTGGCTGTTGCAGGGCTGCGTAAACGTCTTACCACAAAAGAGTTTGGATACACACCACCTGCTTCTGAGAACAGGGTTTATGTTGAGCGGCTAAAGTACGAAATGGACACGCTGACTCGCCTGGGATTCTGTGGTTACTTCCTGATGGTGCGCGATCTGATGAATCATAGTCGTGAAACTGGCATTCCCGTTGGGCCTGGTCGTGGTTCCTCTGCCGGTTCTCTGGTGGCGTGGTGCATAGGCATAACCAACGTCGACCCAATCCGTCACGGTCTTCTGTTTGAGCGTTTCATCAACCCTGAGCGTCTCGACTTGCCGGATGCGGACTTGGACTTCAGCCAGGCACGTCGCCATGAGGTGATCGAGTATCTGAATGAACGCTACGGCGAAGATTACGTTGCAGGCATTCCGAACTTCACCTACCTGGGCGCAGCCTCTGCACTACGTGACACCGCTCGTATTTATGGTGTGGAGTCCGCAGATATGGCGGTATCAAAAGAACTGAAGAACGTCGAGGATGATAGCCTTCCATTGGAAGAGCTGCGCGAACAACTGGCAAGTCTCGACAAATACGCAACAAAATATCCTGATGCATTCAATGCAGCCTGCAAGTTACAAAGCCTTATGCGTGGCTTTGGTAGACATGCGGCAGGGATGATCGTAGCAGGTGTTCCTCTGACAGAACGTACACCGGTTGAGCGCCGTGGTGACGCGCGTTGTATCGCATTTGACAAGCGTTACTGCGAGGCTATGGGCCTAATTAAGCTGGACGTACTTGGTCTGGCAACTCTCGATTTGCTCGATAGTGCAAAACGCTACATAAAAGAGAACACAGGTGAAGATATCAATCTTGATGCCATTTCTCTTGAAGATCGCAAGGTGCTGGATGGTTTTGCTGCTGGGTACACTCAAGGTGTTTTCCAGCTTGAATCAGGCCCAATGCGCAAGCTGCTTAAAGATTTAGGTGGTGGAATTGAGCCAATGAGCTTTAAAACGGTTGTTGCTACGACTGCGCTCTTCCGGCCGGGGCCAATTCAGTCAGGCATGTTGGATGACTATGTTTCTGTAGCCAAAGGCTTTATGACGCCGGAATCATTACACCCCGTTCTTGATGAACTTACCGCAGAAACAAATGGCGTGATTCTCTATCAGGAACAGACGATGAACGCGACTCGATTGCTTGCTGGCTTCACAATGGCTGAAGCTGACGGCGTTCGTAAAGCGATCGGCAAAAAAGACATGGAAAAAATGAAGAGCATGGGCGAGAAGTTCATCGTTCAGGCTCAAGCTGGCTGGATAGACGTTGAGCTGGAAGATGGCACTACACAGCGCATTCACCGTGCGGAACATTTTAAATGCGAAGACGGAACTCTGAAAACTGTCGAAGAGGCACTTGAGTACGGCGCAAAACTACCTATAAACGCAGTACGCGTTACAGCGTCACATCCAGGGCTATCAGAGATGAAAGCGAAGGAGATCTGGACCGCATTCGAAAAGAATGGTGCCTACCAGTTCAACAAATCACACTCTGTTGCTTACTCCTTAATCAGTTATCAATCTATGTGGTTGAAAATTCATTATCCCGCGGAGTTCTTCGCTGCTGCTCTCACTATTCTTGGCGAAGATAAACACCAGGGGCTGGTTAAAGATGCGCTGACCTATGGTATTCGCGTATTGCCACCAGACGTTAACGTGTCATCTAACCGAATCGAGATCCGCACGCTTGAAGATGGCAGCCAGGTGCTGTATGCGCCCTTCTCTGCTGTGAAAGGGTGTTCTGAGAATGGCTGCCAAGCCATCATGAGAGCGCGAGAAAAAGTTGGCGGCAAATTCGAGTCACTGGCGCAATTCGAAGAAGCTGTCGAGAAACGTGCCTGTAATAGTCGAGTGCGCGAATCGCTGCAAAAAGTAGGGGCGTTTGCATCCATCGAGCCAGGCAGTCTGCCAGCAACTGATCCAGAGCGCCTACGCGACCAGGCTGAATTGATGGGAAACCTTGTCATAGACGCAGTTAAAGCCTCACGTCCGTTTGAGATGAACCCCAAACGTTCGGCTGAAATTAACGTACTCATGACGCGGATGGCGGCTGAAATGGGCTTAGGTGATGAACTAATCCGCCCCAGCATTGGTATTAAGCCGAAAATCATGATCATTCTGGACAATGCGAACGGCAATGATGCTCGAACCGGTTACTTTATGGAGAACGGATACGACGACTTTAAGGCCAAGCTATTGACGGCTGGAGATTTACGCATGGGCGATCTCTATGTCACAGGTGTTTGCAAGAAGGTTAAAGACAAAGAAAAAGACTACACCAAAGACGAGATCGGCCAGTTCACCGACTTTATGCGTGAAGAGATCAATCTGGTGCGTCCGACCTATGTGCTGACGTGTGGCAGCCGGGCAACTTCATTGTTTAACAACAAAAACAAGCCATCCGATTTGGTCGGCAGGAAGGAGTATCTTCCAGACCTTGACGTTACTGTCTTTTACGGGTTTAACCCCAACATTCTTTACTTCAGACCTGAAGAGGGAGAACGACTAGAAGCGATATTAACCGACGTAGCAGAAACTATTAAGTCGTGATCCAATAAACATGGCCTCTATGGCCATGTTTTCTCTTATCCCCTCATATCCCCTATCCTCGAACTCCTTGCCTTATCATCACAATGATATAATCAATATAAGATGATAAGTCAAAAGGAAAGCACATGATCACCGATATTTACGAGAAAATAATGTCTGATCTCGAGTTTGACCGAGACAATCTGGAGGAAGTCTGGCGTAGACAACCCCGCCTTTTAATGGAGTATGGCTCAAAACTCGCTCATGCAGAAAGAAGTGTCGCAGAGGCAAAACTTAACCTTGAAGCTGTTGAAGCAAAGCTATACGACACAGAGCGTAAGAACTTGAGTATGAACGGTATTAAGTTCAACGAGTCTGTACTGGACGCTAAGGTTAAAACAAACCCACAGTATCTGTCTAAACGGCAGAAGTTGGATGAAGCACGGCACATCGCAGACATATACAAACATGCTGTCGCCGCCTTTTCGCATCGCCGAGACATGATCGTTCAGGCGTCAAAGATGGCCATCGTTGAATTAGAGCGATTAGGCTCTGAACGCTTTATTACTCCCCGTTGATTTTTGATAGATAATAAGTAAGTACTGATCTATCATTTAACAGCTCGAAAGAGCCACGAATGAACGAAAGCCCAACGCGCATAGCGCCATCGGCCAAATCACAACAAGGAGAAACACATGTCTAAGACATTACTTGATTTGCTTAACAAAACTCGTGAAGACATTGCCGCCAAACGTGGTAACAACGTTGATCTGACTCGCTTAAAAGACGGCGTCAACTATATCCGCATCTTCCCGAATAAAGACGACCCAAACGGTAAGTTCTTCCAGACTTTCGGTATGCACTACGTTAAGTATCAGAACGAGGAAGGTAAAGAAGCAACCAACGCTTATATTTGTGAGCAACATACTCACGGTCGCGCTTGTCAGCTATGCGAAATGGTGATGGAAGGTCGCGCTCGTCACAAGGGTAACAAAGCAATGGAAGAACGCATCGGTCAAATGCGTGCCACTCCTCGCTACCTGGTCAACGGCATTCTTTCTGCTCGTGAGGATTTCGCAGATGCTGAGAAATGCCAGTTAATCGAGCTGCCGTCTACTGTATTCGATGATATCTGCAAAGCAATCACCGAAGACATCGCTGATGATATCGGCAATCCACTGAGCAAAGAGGAAGGCTACGCATTCCTGATTAAACGTACTGGCTCTGGTCGCGATACCAAATATGACGTCTCGCCTAAGCGTAAAGTCTACAAAGGCGATATCGAAGATAAATTCTGGAATACCCAGCATGATCTGATCGCATACGCAAATCAGGCTGATGAAACTCGTCTTCTGTCGACAGTTCGCACTATGGGTCGTCTGATTGGCATCGCTGCACCAACTGCCGCAGCATCTGCACCAGCAATTTCCTCAACCGCGAAAACATCGGCTGCGGCACTACCTGGATTTGGCTCTGTCACTGGTCATACGGAGGGTGCGACTGCTGTAGCTACCGCTCATACCCCAGCTTCTGAACCAACCAGTCTGGTTGATGAAGAAATCCTCCGTGCCGTTGAAACTGAATTTAAACCAGAAGCAAGTCCCGCTGCCGTTGCAGTATCAGTCAAAGAGTCTGAAGCAGTCGCAGCGACATCTGTAGCAGCCGCATCTGCGACGGAAGATGAAGGTCTGGATGACCTACTGAGAGAGCTGGACTCTCTGTAATCCCATTACGTGACCAGTAAGGCGTCTACGGACGCCTTACTTTTTGGAAGGAATGTACCGGTGAATTATCTCTTCGTAGATGGCAATAGCCTGGGTTATTACCACCAACAATCTGACAAATTGCACAACGGCGAAATGGAAGTACAGGCTGCTTTCGGCTTTGTTAAGAACGTCCGTCGTTATGCCTCCATCCTCCATGCCCGACCTATGATTCTTTGGGATGGATTTAGTGACAAGCGTCGCGACTTTTACCCGGACTACAAAGCAAATCGCGACGACGATCCTGATATGAAAAAGATGAAGGAAGGCTTTGCTATCCAGAAGCCATACATCCTCAAAATGATGACCGCGCTTGGAGTTACCCAACTCATTGCAAAAGATGCAGAAGCGGATGATCTGGCCGGGCTGCTGGTAGCCAGCATTGCACCGCAGCCAATCGTTGAACACATCTATCTGTTAACAGGCGATAGCGACTGGCTTCAGTTAGTTCGCGAAAACGTAAGCTGGGTAAGCCTGCGCGAAGACGCCAAAAACAAGCAGGTTAATTTTGAGCAATTTGCGGAGCTGACAGGATTCGCTACTCCTCGCGCATTTTTGGAAGCAAAAGCATTACAAGGCGATAAATCGGACAACATTAGCGGTGTTGGTGGCATTGGTGCTGGCGGTGCGAAAGAGCTGCTGCATGAATGGGGAAGTGTCGCAACGATGGTACGCGGCATCAACGACGGCTCAATCGTGGTTGACAAAGGACGCCATAAGACCGCCTTCAACAAACTAGCGAAGAATGCCTTCAACGAGAAAACAGGCTGTCGAATGCTCGAAGCGTTCAAGAGAAACATCACGCTAATGAACCTGATTGAGACGAAGTTTCCGCCTACCGAAATCGAAACAATCAAAGGCAATCGTGACGTGAAAGCATTCGAGCAACTGTGCTACGAGCTGAATTTCCGTTCGTTCCTTGAAGACCTTGAAGTGTTTGTTCTTCCATTCGAAAGGTATTGCTAATGCTTAAATCGATTATCAATGGCGCTACAACCACCCCTGCCCAACTGGCAAAAGAGATTGTCTTTTATCACGGTGAGTACGCTGTCATCGCACTGCCGTCAATTCTAGGCGCTGCCGGAATGAAAGCGACAGATCGCGAGTTTGGATTAGTCAGCGAGCAGGTCGTAAAAATCCTCGCTCGTGTATCCAGACTCCTTAACCACGATGCGATTATATTCGACGAATCCGCCGCTTTAAAACGAATCAACGAAACAAAAGGAGCCTGATCATGGCAAAAGGAAAATCCGCACTGGCACTTGCTCTGAAAAAGAAAATCGGTAGCAACGACGAAATTCAGAAAGTAACTCATTGGATTGATACAGGCTTTCCACCGTTAAACAAAGCTATTTCTGGTCGTTACGATGGCGGCTTCCCATGTGGTCGTATCGTCGAAGTATTCGGTCCTCCAAGTGCAGGGAAAACGTTCCTTGCAACAGCAGCGATGATCTCCGCTCAAAAACAAGATGGTCTGGCGGTATTCCTCGATCATGAAAACAGTTTTGACGTTGGCCTGGCTGTAGCCAATGGCCTGAACGCAGATGAGGATGACGGTCAGTGGGTATACAAGCAGCCTGATACCTTCGAAGACTCTGTAGAGTTGATCGGCACAATTCTTAAATTGGTACGTGATGAAGAGCTTATTCCTGAATCAGCACCTATCTGTATCGTGGCTGACTCACTTGCGTCTATGGTTCCGAACTCCAAAGCCGAGAAGTTCGAAAAGATGGCTGAAGGCACTGCCAAAGACAAAGATCAGCTAAACATGAACGACAATACGGCACTGGCTCGTGCGACAAGTGCGAACTTCCCTACTCTGGCTTTGTGGGCACGCAAATACAACGCCTGCATCATCTTCTTGAATCAGGTTCGCACAAAAATCGGTGTAATGTTTGGCGACCCTACTACGTCTCCAGGTGGAGATTCACCGAAGTTCTACGCTTCTGTACGTATCCGTCTTGGTGCATCGGTGATGAAGGATGGTAAAGAGAAGATCGGCCAGGACGTAGGCGCAGAATGCATCAAAAACAAAGTTGCACCACCGTATGGCAAATGCACCTGGAAATTCTACTTCGATCCTACTCGTGGCCTCGACGTTATCGAATCGCTCGTCGAGTACATGCTGGAAGAAGGATACCTGCCAAAGAACGCCAGCGGGCGAGTTGAAATTGGTGACAAGAAATACACCAAATCGCAGATCGTCGAGATGTATCGGGAGAAGCCACTGGCTGAAATCATTGCGGCTTTGCAGGCAATCGACGACCGAAGAGCAAAAGACAACCCAACCGAGTCAGTAGAAGAGTAAACACAAGGCGTCCACAGGACGCCTTTTTTATCTCTTGAAAATATATAAGTACTTACTTATTATTTTCGCATAACAACCACATAGGAAAACACATGATCAAAATCTATCTATTGGCAGTAGCCACAGGCGTTTCAGTGGCTCTCATCTACGGTTTACTGGTTCCGTCGCTGATTTCTACCAAGAGTGATTTAGCCGTCATGTTTGGAGTTATCGTTGGTTTTGGTGCTCCTGTAATCGGTCTTATTGCTGGTCGTAAGTTTATCAACTCATTAATCAAAGCAAAGGGGAAATAAGTAATGAAGAAAGGTTTACTTGCAGTTGCTCTGGCGGCTATTTGCACAATGGGTCTTACTGGCTGTGATCGCGTGGAGCCTGGATACGTTGGCATCAAAGTAAACAAATTAGGTGAAGACAAAGGGATCGGTGAAGTGGTTGGCGTTGGTCGCCAATGGACAGGTCTTAACACCGAACTTTACGTATTCCCGACCTTCAAACAAATGAAGACCTACGACGAACCGTTCACATTCCAGATGAGTGACGGTACTGCTATTGGTCACAAAATTGGCGTTGCGTATCTGGTTAATCGTGACAAGGTAACGACGGTGTTCCAGACCTATCGCAAAGGCGTAGACGATATCACCGAATCAGATCTGCGTCAGAAAATTGCCGACTCTCTAAACCGTTTGGCCAGCCGTATGACCACTGACTCATTTATCGACGGTGGTAAGGCGCAATTGCTGGACAACGCACTGAAAGACATTCAGAAAGAGATGTCTCCGGTTGGTATTGAGGTACTGAGCCTGTCATGGGTTGGAAAGCCTGATTACCCAAAAACCGTCATTGAATCTATCAACGCCAAAGTAACGGCTAACCAGCGTACTCTGCAACGTCAGCAGGAAGTTGAACAACGTAAAGCTGAGGCGAATATGCTACGTGAACAGGCTAATGGTGAAGCTGATGCTATCCGTGCTCGTGCTCAAGCAGAAGCAGACGCCATTCGTCTGCGCGGTGAAGCTCTGCGTCAAAACCCGAACGTTATGGAACTGGAAGCCATCAATAAATGGAATGGCCAGTTACCGCAGTACATGACTCAAGGGGCTAACACTCCTTTCATTACAGTGAAATAACTCCCCTAAAAAGTTCAGGCGTCCAGTTGGACGCCTTTTTTATCGCAATTATCTTATTAAGAAAACAATTTGTTTAAAAGGATAAGAAAACATGACAGTTATTAAGAAACTCTACGATGCCGCAAACGTGGCTCTGGATGTTATTGATGATGAAGTAGCAAAAGGCTTTCCTGAACCTGATTGGGCGCATCAGCTACGAAACGCTATCGCAGAAATGACCCCACCAGATCCAACCCCCGACGAGACAGACTGGCAGCGATTCATCCGTATGTACGCTCAGGAAATAGGTCCAACGCCAACGGCAGAGCAGGCAATGCTGCTGAAATACTTCAAAGAGGCGGGAGAGGATTTACCAATTGATGACTCAGCATATTGGTTCCACTGCGCATGGCGTAAGTATGACGTGATATACACACAAGGCATGGGAAGCAAAGATATGGTTGTGTGGCATCTACTCCATATAGACACAGCCGTTGACAGAGTTATTGAACAGTTTTTCCCTAACCAAGAAGATTGATCGCCTATTCATAACTAACAAAATAAGTAAACACTAACCACAAAAGGAAAAACACATGAGAGTTTTAGTTCGAATCGTTACCAGCACTGTCTATGACGTGTTTCCGCTTTTTATGGTCAAAGTCGATGGCCTTAACGATGAAGAAACTGACGCGCTGATCCAGCGTACTCTTGTTGAATATACAGGTCATGACGCTGATTCAGTGATGGTTGATGATGATGGTGTTTGTTGGCATAACGGCAACTGTTGGTACGTAGAAGAGACTCAACAAATCAGTAATGAAGATGCTGAACATCTTGAGCGTATTTTAAGCATCAGCACTTTTGAGTGAGTTTACAGTAAAGTTTATATAAGTTAGTATCTACCTATCATGAAGATTTTTATTGAATACTTGTTACTCATCGTTTCAATAGCTTTTGTCATCGACTGCATTTTCACTGGTGTCATTCGTAAAGTCTTTTCCCCGGTGCACGACGTAGTCATAAACGCTTTGGCTATCGTGCTCGTATTTAATTCAGCATTTGATGTAATCAAAGAGGTGGCAGCATGAAGACCATCCCATTCGCGCTGTTGTTTCTTTCTTCGATCGTTGTGGCCGACACCACTGTTTATCAGTGTGAAATGTCTGTAGCCGACGTTAAGAATGGCGCTCTTACCGACGTCATAAAAGCACCATATGGAGCGATGGTCGTAGACAGCGGCGACCAGTTCTATGTTGTGCGTGACGATCGAGTGTTGTCATCCCCATATCTCACAAATCGTAATGGCAAATTAACCGGCGTCGGAGAAGACCACTTCGTATACAACAAATACAAGGGCTTCTATGGCGTTCACGCTTCTCAGCAAAGCTACCTTTTCGATGACTGCAAGGAGGTTGGGTAATGGCATTAACACTGGCAGGTCTGGAAATCGAGAAAACAAGCGGCTACTGGCGTGCTAAGGGTTTCAAGCAGCATGGCATTCTTGAGCGTCTGGAACGTGAAGATGGGTATATCGTCCACCAGCGGCGTGAATGGCGTATGTACGATCCAGAAACAGGAAAACTGACTACAAAAGCCGGAACACTTTGGGGTCTGTTAAAGAAAATACACTAAATGCAAACTGACTGCGGCACGTTCCGCAGTCATATTTCATAGTCGTCACCGCTGACAGCATACACAATCAACTACCGCTGATAGCATATCGAGAGTCTATCTCACCGCTCACAGCATACTTTACTCGATTTTTTACCGCTGACAGCATACTTAAGAAATTGCATGAATAATGTGTCCCGGTATGGGTATAACCAGAACAAAATTACCGCTGGCAGCATACGAATGTCTGACATATACCATTAATTACCGCTGATAGCATATCCAAACAAAAATTCCTCAATAAAACACCGCTGACAGCATACGTTCTATCAGGGAGTAGCAGGCAATAAATGCCTTTCACTACAAGCAATCAGCGCAATAGCAATAGAATGTTAGTGAGCGCAAACCTATATGGAATGCACTCTTCGAGGTTAGTAACCACTGGGGAGGTATGACAGAGCATTGAGTGGTGATAGATGATTTACCGCTCACAGCATACGTTCATCTCACTATACCGCTGGTAGCATATCTTTAACCGTTCACAGCATACTTTTCAGAAAAATAGCCGCTGATAGCATACATTTCACCGCTGACAGCATATCAAAGCAGTTTGAGACTATTGGAAAGGATCTCAATCATCTTGATATTTTCAGGCGTCAAATTCTGCGAAAGTTCGGTTATCTTGTTGATAATGTTCTGTTTGGCATCAATTTCCCCAGCTTTCTCATCTGGTTTTTTGGGTTCGATGTCTTCAGGTTTTGGCGGTGCGACTTTGAGTTTTGGATTGCGGCTGTGAATCTGGATATAGATCGACCGCCCACGCTTAATCTCGCTGTATTCGAGATAGCCCAAATCTTGGAGAGCTTTTAAGCCGTTACGTATAGTCTGATTCTGCGAGCTGACATTCCTGCTACTCAAATTGAGTCGCGCACGCAATCGAGCAAGCGATACCGGCGCAGGCTTGGTAGGAAGACTTTCGATGAAGGTGTACAGAGCCTGTGCTGTTTCTTTGCGTGGTAGCTTATTGATAACCTTTAACTGCAAAAGAACCTTATGGTCAAAGCGATATAGTTCGGCCAGCTTCGGTTCTGCATAGAACACCACCGTATCTTTCTGCTCGTTGTAGTCCACGCTATTGATGAGGTGCACCATCAGAAGCGAGATCTTGTTAGAGCCGTCGACGTTCTTTTCTTCATACGTTCTCTGGAAAGACAGAGTTGTACGCATGATCTTCAAAAGACTGTTTGTAAGCCGGTCGCGGAGTGTTTTGCGGATCTGTGACGATGGATAGCCACAAAACTTAGCAAATTTCGTGATGCTTAACTCGACACGACCGTTAGGTTCGCCGTATTCTGCCAGCGAACGCACAACGCCCACCCACGTTTTGAAATCATGATCCATGTCGAGACGAGGACCGGTTATCTTGATATCGGAATAGCCTTCAGAACGGGCTACTTCGAGCTGGACAAGCTCCTTTGAAGCATCAATCTCATTTGGCTTGTTACGTTTACTGTATTTTGTTCCCTTAAGCGTGGGGACGAACAACCCCAGTCGCATCAACGCAATTGGTTGGACTGTATTGTTGCTATTAGGGACAAGTTCCCCTGTGTACAATTCAAGGGAACCTTCTTCAAAGTTGTCGATGTTATCTTCTACTTCTTTGTTATTTTTACCTTTTTTATTTTTTGTGGACATGTGGACACCTTTGTCATTCAACCGCTGACAGCATACTTGATTTGCCGCTGACAGAATACCAAAAACAGTTGGCAGCATACGGTGAACCGCTGACAGACTATCAATTACCGCTGACAGCATACATGAACATGGCTTCAGACCAGTCGTGGCGCGGCTTACAGCGATCGGGGATCTTATTTGATCTATACAAGGATCTATCTATGGATCTCTTTATTAGGATCTATCCTGTGGATATGTGAATAATTAAAACAGGCATTTACTACCTTCGGCGCACCTGGTGGGTTATCGTTGCCTCGGCTAACAATCACAGAAAAATGACATATGGATCTAAAACGCACGCGCTGGGTTCGTCGTCTTGAAGACGGCTCCTACACTATCGAATCAAATTCCAACCTGAATAAGCAGAAGTTGCTTTGTGACATCTGCGGTATAGCGGCGAAGTGCCCGATCTACGAAACCAGAATTAAACTTGATAAGGCTGGTGTGAATTTTCATTTAAACAGTTGCATCAGGTACGTTCCATTACTCGCATTTCGTAAACCGATCATCGGATTGGATGCTCCCTACTTCAACACACTCCGTTCAGGTGTGACGTGGCGAGATCGTTTATCACCAGACAAGCTGATTTGCCTCGTATCCGCAGACACAGGGAAAATCATCCGTTTTGGGAAAGTAGACAAGGTTTACTCAGGCCCAGTAGACGAAATGTTGCGGAAACACAGCCGGTTTAATCATCTCTGTATGGGTGGTGAGAAAATCGAGAAGGTAGAAGAAGTGATCCGCAAATCCTACGGACACTTTCTGACCAAAGATAGCCTGCTCACCGCAATCTACATCAGACATGTAAAACGTGAGTTCGACCTCGAATACCACAGCGAAGAAGAGCTTAACCTTGTTGACCCACGTCCAAAAGCTGGCGTCATAAGCATAAACGCAGCGCGTAAAAAGCCCACTGACGCGCTGTAACCCTCCAGATCGTATATTGGCGTAGATAGAATCTACGCCTCCTCAAAATAGCTCTCATAGCGTTCTACAGTGATCCTGTCTTATTTTTAGTCATACAGACAAGCAAAGTTGCTCCACAATAAATAGGTATATACTTACTTATAAATTTTGTATATTAAGACGCTCGTTTCATTCCTAACATACCGTTATGCATAGTTGTTTACCTTCTCATTGCTCTTAAAATTTGTATCAAAATAACCACAAAGGAAAAACACATGACTTTGCCATACGGCGTCATTTCTGACTGCCACTACCACAAATGGGATGCGTTCTCCACGACGAACGCAGAGGGGCTTAACTCCAGACTTGAAATACAGTTGGAAGCAACGAAAGAAGCAGCCATCGCCATGAAGAAGGCCGGTTGTAAGTACATGTTGGTTGCCGGTGATACATTTCACGTCCGAGGAACTGTGTCCCCTTCTGTTTTGCATTACGTAACTGAAACGTACAAGTGGATTATCAACGAGCTTGATCTGACAGTAGTAATGCTGGCCGGTAATCACGATCTTGAAACCAACGATTCAGTATATAGCGCCAACGCAGCAGCATCGCTGAGTTCTATCGGCGTGGTAATCGTATGTGGCAAACGCCCACACTCAATAAAAATTGGTGATGTGACTGTCCACCTGATTAGCTGGCGTAACAATCATGCGGAGCTTATCAGCGATCTGAAAGCATTACGTAAGAGCGTAGAAGGTGATAATCATGACGTTGTTATCCATACATCCATTAACAAAGCCATTCCAACAATGCCTGACGTCGGTATCGATGCGCAGGAGTTAAAGGATATCGGCTTTCGTCTCGTGCTTAGTGGGCATTACCACAACCACAAAGAGGTCATTCCTGGAGTTATCAGTGTCGGTGCGCTGACCCATCAAAATTGGGGAGATGTTGGATCTCTGGCTGGTTACATGATCGTAAACCCGGACGGCAGTTTCAGTCACTACGAAACCAGTGCGCCTAAATTCATTAACCTGGAAGATTATGTTGCCGATGACCAAATTCGCGGCAACTACGTGCGTTTCCGCGCCGTAATTGAGAACGATGAAGAAGGCATTAAGTACCAGAACATCCTCAAAACAATGGGTGCAAAAGGTGTCGTGTGCAACTTCATCCGTAAGTCATCAATGATGGAAGGGACAGCAAGCACAACGGAAACCAGCAAAATCGATAGCCTGGGAGAGTCGGTATCTGCTTATTGCAAGATTGTCCACGATACTGACGGCGGATTTGATCTGAGCAAGTTGGATATTTTGTGTCAGGAAATCCTCACCGAAGCGGAGAGTTCGGAGGCTGTGTGAGGCAAAGTCGTTATGGGAGCTTTCGAGACTTTGCCATCACGATGAAAAGACTTGAACGAGGCCAGACGGTGATGTTTCACAAGCCCTACCCGCCACAAGGAAATCCCGTAGCGTTTTATCTTGGAAGGTTAACCAGAAAAGGCGTATTGAGGCGCAGATCCTTCCCGGCGCATACGGAGTTCAGATTGAAAGAAGGTCAAAAGCTAACACACGGTATCAAAGGTGTTATATGAAGTTTTTAAAGCTCCAGGTTGAGAATTTTATGGCTATCGCCAGCGCGGAGGTCGAGTTAGATCAGCGTGGTTTAGTGCTCATTCAGGGTGTTAATAGTGATGATAGTTCCGCATCAAGTAATGGCTCTGGAAAGTCAACGCTAATGAATAGCCTGATGTGGTGTCTTTATGGCGAAACAGCTCATGGTGTGAAGGGTGACGATGTGTTGTCTACCGACCATGAAAAGAACTGTCGTGTTGCAGTAACCATCGAGGATGAAGGCAAGAGATATGCGATCATTCGTCACCGTAAACACAAAGAGTTCAAAAATCGGCTTATCGTTCGTGGTGAAGACGGCGATATGACGAAAGGCAAAGATGCGCTGACGCAAGAGTTCGTCGAGCGTCTGATCGGTGCATCTAAAGAGGTTTTCATGGCTTCCATCTATGCGAGCCAAGAAGCTATGCCAGATTTACCTGGAATGTCCGACAAAAACCTCAAAACCATCGTAGAAGAAGCCGCTGGCGTTGACAGACTGACACGCGCCTACGCTATTGCTCGTGAGCGAGCTAATGCAGCTGCCGCACGTATGGATGTGGTTAAAACCAAATTGGAGTCGACAATCTCGACCATTGAGGCAACACAGTCAGAAATTGAGTCAGCGAAAGCCTCCTCTGAATCATGGGAGCAAGAGCGTTCTAAACGTTATGACGATGCCCTGGCTGGGCTGGCCAGTGCCGAAGTTGAGTTAACGGAAGTTGAACTTGAGATCCGCACTCTTCCCGAACAGATCCGTGATACCGAGAAGGCAATCGAAAGTGAGCGCAAAAAGTTAGCCTCAAAAGAAGAACATGACGCCAAGTTGCTCAAAGTTCGTGGTGCGATAACTGATATTCGGGCAAGCATCAAAGCTACAGAAAATAGTCAGGCTGATGCAATGAACCGCGCGCGTAATTTTAAGACTAAAGCAGAAGAGGTTGGTACTAAAGTGGGATCACCATGCCCTACTTGTGGCAAAGCCTACTGCGAAGAAGATCTATCAACGGTGAAGGAGAATTTCATTGAACAAGCACGTCAGGAAATTGGTCAGGCGAAGACACTTGCAGAGGCAATGGCTAAACACAAAACGAATCTTGAGAAAGCGTTAAGCATTGAGTCTGCCCTTGTTAAAACGACACCTGATGTAACGGCTATCATTGCCCGGATTGAAGAGCTTACGAAACAACTCTCATCTTTGCGTCATCGTGAGAAGGAGGTTGTTGCTATTGAGTCTCTTGTGACTCGTGCTCGTACTGAGGTCGATCGTATATCAAAAGAGATTAATCCGTTTATTGCTCTTATCGCCAGACACGAAGATAACCTGGTATCCAGTAAGTCTACCTTCAAGTCCTTAAAAGATGAGTTGAAGGCTATTCAGGAACAAACGTTGCTATTGGAAAAAGCTCGTCAGGTCTACTCTCCTGCCGGGGTGCGTTCTCATATTTTGACGTCTGTTACGCCTTTCCTGAATACACGCACTGCCGAGTATCTCAATACGTTGTCTGACGGGAATATTACTGCTGAGTGGTCGACGATGGATGTCACTAAAAAAGGTGAGTATCGCGACAAATTCAACATTAGTGTGCAGAAGAAAGGTTCAAGTAAGTCGTTCCAGACCCTCTCTGGTGGTGAGAAGCGGAAGGTTCGCATTGCGTGTTCTTTGGCATTGCAGGATCTGGTTAGTAACCGGGCGAGTAAAAACATCGATTTGTTTATCGGCGACGAAATTGACGATGCACTCGATACAGCCGGTCTTGAACGCCTCATGGGTATTCTGGAGTCCAAAGCTCGCGAGCGAGGTACTGTGCTGATTATCTCCCATAAAGAGATGAAGTCATGGTTCCGGGAAACTATTACGCTGGAAGTTAAAGAGGGGCGCAGCTATGTCGTTTAAATTAAGCCGCTCGCAGTTTTTGCAGGTATTTGCAGTGATGCAGTCGATAAAACTGATCAATGGGCATACTTCCAATGGTGCGGCTCCACGTATTCTGTGGAGCAGCAACAATATTGACGGAGTACAATTCGCCGCGTTGCTTGGTCTAATATCCGAGACACCATTGATGCAAAGTTTGAAATCACTACCACCTGGATGTATTGCGCCGATCCTGATTAATCCTTTTGTTGAGGGGGGATATCTTCCCAACGTCGGGCCTGGGTTTATTGCATCCCATGAAACTGAAGATCTTAACATTAATAGCGAAGGGTTCTTTGGGGGAATGGGTGCGCATCACTGTATGGCTTTCACGAACCTTATTCGACTTGCCAATAAGCGGGTGGATAGTTTGGCATCGCCAGGTGATGCTTTTACTGGTTTCCTTATCCAAAGGAGGGATAAAAAGTACAGTACGGACAAACTACAGTTTGTTGGTAAGTATGGAGAAATGGTAGAAATCGAACTTCAGCTCCCTCATGTTTTAGCAAACGATAGTGCAGACAGTCGGAGGCTGTTGGGCATCATGCGTCATTTCATAGCAAGTGGTGTTAAACATGCCGCAGATAAACGTGTCACGCAGGAAAATGAGTATTCAGACTTTGCAAACTATCCCCAACCAACGTTGCAAACGGCAATAGTAGCCAATTCGTTGGAGGCGAGATTATTGGAAAACCCTATATGGGGAACATGGTAAGGAGACTATATGAGTAAAAAAATCAGCGTAGTTGGTGTTGATCCCTCAATGAGCAACTTTGGGCTTGCTGTGGGCACTTTAGACCTTGAGACGGACGAACTTGAGATTCACGGCCTTACTCTTGTTGAGACTAAAGCGGGGAGTAACAAAAAGACCGTTCGTGTGAACAGTGACGATCTGCGCCGAGCCAGTGAAATATGGCGTGTTGCGAAGCCAATCATTGATAAGGCAAATATGGTTTTTTGTGAGCTACCGGTTGGGAGCCAAAACTCTCGTTCGCAGACGTCTTACGGTATTTGTATCGGTGTACTTGCGTGTGTGGATAAGCCATTGATCCAGGTTACTCCAAACGAAATCAAGCATTTTGTCGGCAATAAACTTACTACATCGAAAGAAGAGATTATCCAGTGGGCTACGAAAAAACACCCTAAAGCACCGTGGCTGCGTCGTAAGCAATCTGGACAGGATGTTCTCGTGAACAAAAACGAACATTTGGCTGATGCGGTGGCTGCCATCCATACCGGTATGCAAACAGATCAGTTCCGCCAGGTGCGCGATGTTCTTAAGTCTCTCATTTGATTTCATTGATAGGTAAGTGCTTATCTATTAACATGGGCCACTATATTTAGTGGCCCTCTTTATTTGGTGATACATGATAAGCATCGTAAAACGTAACGGCCAAACAGAGCCGTTATCCGAAGAAAAATACAACCGCGTCGTAATGTATGGCGTAGAAGGCATTCGTGGTGTAAGCGCATCCGCTGTAGCAATGGGAGCTGCGGCCAGCATTTTTGATGGGATGACCACCAGCCAGTTGCATGAGGCTTTGGTTAAATCTGCCGCTGATTTGATCTCACCAGAAGCACCAAATTACTCACAGGTGGCTGCCCGCCTGAACATTTTTAAAATCCGCAAAGATGCCTTCGGTCGTTACGACTATCCGAACTTCTACCAACACATTGTCAAGAACGTTAACAAGGGCGTTTATGACAAGGATTTGCTGACACATTATTCGTTTGAAGAGATCGAAGAACTCGGCAATTACATTAAGCCGAAACGTGACGATCTTTTTGGCTATGCAGCTACGGTGCAGTTGCAAAGCAAATACCTCGTTCAAAACCGTGTTACTGGTGAGATTCATGAGGGGCCCCAACATATCTATATGCTGGTAGGCATGTGTCTGTTCCAGAATTGGGAAGACGACTGCGCTGGCAAAACACGTATGGAGATGGTCAAAGGTTTCTATGACGTTACAAGTACGTTCAAACTGTCTCTGCCCACACCAATCATGGCCGGCGTCCGTACTCCAACCCGTCAGTTCTCCAGTTGTGTGCTGATTGAGTCTGGCGATAGTCTGAAAGGGATTAGTGCAGCTTCAGCCGCAATTATCGACTACGTTTCACGTCGTGCTGGAATTGGTATTGGTTTTGGCCGTATCCGTGCGTTGGGCAGCGAGATCCGCAATGGTGAAGCCACCCATACCGGAGTTATTCCATTCCTGAAGCATTTCCAGACGGCTGTTAAATCTTGTTCGCAAGGTGGTGTTCGTGGTGGCGCAGCAACAGCGTTTTACCCGATCTGGCATCTTGAAGTTGAAAGTCTGCTGGTGGTGAAAAATAACCGTGGTATTGATGAAAACCGCGTTCGCCATCTTGATTACGGCGTCATGAGTAACCGTCTAATGTACCGTCGACTCGTCAGAAGCGAGAACATCACTCTGTTCAGCCCGCATGATGTGCCTGATATGTACGAAGCCTTCTTCACAGACCAGGAGCTGTTTGAAAAGCTGTACCATAAATACGAAGCCGATGATTCAATTCGCAAGAAGTCAGTACCTGCCATTGAGCTGTTCTCATCTCTGATGCAGGAACGAGCGTCCACGGGCCGAATTTATATTGCGAACGTCGATCATATTAATGAGCATGGCGCTTTCATTCCTGCTCTTGCACCTGTCCGCCAGTCAAACCTGTGTATGGAGATCACCCTACCCACCCGTCCACTGGCATTTACCGACGACCCGAACGGTGAGATCGCGCTATGCACTTTATCCGCTTTTAACCTCGGAGCCATCCGTTCACTGGAGTCTCTTAAAGAGGTGGCGTTCTATGCCGTTGCTGCACTGGATTCGTTACTGGATTATCAAGACTATCCGATGGAGGCAGCCGAAGTGCCTGCCAAAGCTCGTCGTAGCTTGGGAATTGGTGTAACCAACTTTGCTTATTACCTGGCAAAGAATGGCGTTCGTTATTCTGATACCGCTGGCAATAAACTGGTGCATGAAACATTCGAAGCTATCCAGTATTACCTTCTTGATGCCAGCTGCCGACTTGCTGAAGCAAAAGGTGAGTGTGACTGGTTTGAGCAGACCAAGTACGCAATTGGTCAGTTGCCGATCGACCATTACCGTTCTTCATTAGACGAAAGTGGCGAAACCAACTTTGAGTTAAAGATGCCGTGGGAAGAACTGCGTGAACGTATTGCAAAATACGGCCTTCGCAACTCCACACTGACGGCACAAATGCCATGCGAGACTTCCAGCCAGATCACTAATTCCACCAACGGCATCGAACCGCCTCGTGGCCCGGTGTCGGTGAAATCTTCTAAGGACGGCATCGTTAAGATGGTCGTGCCTGAGTTTGAAAAACTGAAGGAACAGTATGAATACCTGTGGGATATGCCGGACAACCGCGGCTATCTGACAAAGGTGGCGATCATCCAGAAGTTCTTTGACCAGGCTATTTCAGCCAATACCAACTATGACCCTTCTCGCTTTGAAGGCGATAAAGTCCCAATGATGACGCTACTGTCAGATTTGCTTCTCGCCTACAAGATGGGAGTTAAAACGCTTTACTACCACAACACCAGAGATGGGGCAGGAAAGCGTGATGACGACGAACCGCAAAATCCACTGACGCAAGCTGTAGCCGTCGAGCCAGAAGATGAGTGCGACGGAGCCTGCAAAATCTGACATATGGTGGGGTGTATCCCCACCTTCTCTTTGATTTGTAAGCCTTGTTTAAACAAATAAGATAACAACTTGTTTAAACACATCAAAAAGCAAAAGGAAAAACACATGTCATATTCAACGTTCCGTTTGGGTGCTAATGATGCAACCAAAGAGCCTATGTTCCTCGGACAATCTGTCAACGTGGCACGTTACGATCAGCAAAAATACCGTGATTTTGAAAAGTTGATTGAACGTCAATTGTCTTTCTTCTGGCGGCCGGAAGAAGTTGATATTTCGAGCGATCGTATCGACTTCAACACGAAGCTGCGGGACCACGAACGTCACATTTTTCTGAGCAATCTCCGTTATCAAACGTTACTCGATTCAGTTCAGGGACGTAGCCCAAATGCAACGCTGCTGCCGCTTATCTCTATTCCTGAACTGGAAACGTGGGTTGAAACATGGTCTTTCTCTGAGACTATCCATAGCCGCAGCTACACCCACATTATTCGTGGCATGGTGGACGATCCGAGCATTGTTTTTGACGGTATTGTTACGGATGAAGAAATCATCAACCGAGCGATCAGTATCTCTGCTGAATATGACAGGCTTTATGGGATGACCTGCGAGCGCCAGTCGTTAGGTGAGAAAGAGTTTGAACGTCTGTACGTAAATGAATATGGCTGGGAGCCATACCCTTTGCATCGTCAGCTTTTCCGCACGTTGGTGTCCATTAATGCGCTTGAGGCGATCCGTTTCTACGTAAGTTTTGCATGTACGTTTGCCTTTGGTGAACGGAAGTTGCTTGAGGGTAACACCAAAATTATGCGCTTTATTGCCCGTGATGAAGCTCTGCATTGCGAAGGAACTGAACGCATGATCCGCTTCATGCGTACCGGTCGCGAAGGTTTATTGTGGAAAGAGATTGCTGCTGATGAAGAAAACGTCATTTACGACACCATGAAATCAGTCGCCGAACAAGAAATGAACTGGGCAGACTATCTCTTCAAAGACGGTTCGATGATTGGTTTAAACGCGGATATTCTCAAAACCTATGTAAAATACCGCACCAATCTGGCTATGAATCGTCTTGGCCTGAAGGCTTTATTTCCAGAAGTTACCACTGATCCGCTGGTCTGGATGAACAAGTGGTTGTTAACCGACACACTGCAAATTGCACCACAAGAGGCAGAGCAAAGCACATATCTGGTAGGTCAGATAGATTCTACCGTGGATAAGGCTTCTCTAAGCCAGTTTGCAGACCTGTAAACCGATACAAAGCATTATGTGGCCTGGCAACGCTGGGCCACAATGGATCACAAGAATTAAGAAGGAACAAAACTAGCATGAACTTTACCAAACTGACTGACCACCTGAAACTTGCCACCGATCGACTCATTGGATTTAAGCCAGAACCATATGAGTTGCATGAAGGCCATGGTGTAGCCACTGAAAGTATTTACAAGATGGTCGATCAGTTTCATGAACTCTTCCAGCATCCGAGACGCGTTATGCCGACACCAGCGCTGCTTCGTCTCCGTGCAAGCCTGATTCATGAAGAAGCTGTAGTGGAAGGTATTCCAGCCGCAATGAATGGGGATATTGAGCAACTGCTGGATGCAATGGCCGACTTTTTATACGTTGGTGTTGGTACGATGGTCGCCATCAAAGGTGGTATTTCTACCGGCATGACCTATTACACGCAGGAACAGAGCATTGATCGCTTTATGCAGACAATTTTTGTGCCTGGTAACACTGTTTTCGATGATATGGCAATGCCATTTCAGGAAGCTCGTGAGGCGTCATGTATGCTCGAAGAGCTGGCAGATAAACTTGAGAACAAGACTGTTAAGGATTCTGAGCTGATTCAGGAACTGCGCCGTGTAATGAACAAAATCTATGTGGCGTGCATGATGACCTATCGACTGGCTGATTTCCTCGGTATCAATGTTGTCGAGCTGGTTGGCGAAATTCATCGGTCCAACATGACAAAATTATGGCCTGCAGATGCCGAAGAGCGTCGCCATGCTGTGGCCAACTGCAAATACGACTCTTCTGACCTGGGATTTCGCCATGCTGATGGCACCGATAAGATGATCGGTTTTCGAATTTCCGATGGAAAGATTCTGAAGTCTCCAACCTATAGTGATGTCGATTTATCCTCCTTTGTTGAGCAAGCTAAAGCCTCAGCAATGTACGGAATGATCAAAAAATAATTGTAGGTAGTTATCTATCTGTGTATATTGCATTTGCGCGTTAAATTTCTGAAACAACTATTCGTTTTTGGTGGCCTATGGCCACCATTTTTTTATCTATCTGGTCTTGTTCTCTCAATAAATGTAAACTCACACAATGAATAAGTGGTTACTTATCTTTGTGAGGTTTTTGTGTCACTCCTTTTGAATCGTGAGCATACGAACGGTCAGGTAACAAACGCATCGTATGCAAAAGTTATTGAGACGGTGCTTAAAAGCGGCGTGCAGGCTGATGATCGCACAGGCACTGGTACTTTAAGCACCTGCTACGTTCCCTCTTACTACATGCTTACTGGTGGGACTGTGCCGCTTATTTCTGGAAAGGCGGTAAATCTTAAGCCACTACTTGTCGAACTTGAGTGGTATCTGAAAGGCACGGGCAACATCCAATTTCTCAAGGATAACGGCGTTAAGATTTGGGATGCATGGGCCGATGAGAATGGCGATTTGGGGCCGGTTTACGGTAAGCAGTGGCGTCGATGGGAAGATACCCGCATCGTGAGCCATAGTGAATATCTGAGCAAGATCGATACTTTCCGTGAACGCGGGTACAAAGTCGAGGGATACCTGGGTATCAGTGAAGATCGCGTAGTGCTGTCCCGTGAAATCGATCAGCTACAGCGTATTGTCGATACACTGCGCACGAATCCTACCGATCGTCGCATCATGCTTAACGCATGGAACGTAGGCGAGCTTGAGGATATGAAACTGCCACCTTGCCACTTTGTCTTCTCTTTGTGGAGTCGTGAGCTTGATTTTGAAACCCGTTTAACGATGGCAACTGACATTGGTCTTCAACACAGTCGCCTCGGTTATGAGTCTATCTACACCAAGATGCTATACGATCTGGAGATGGACGGCAGTGTTACTGAAACTGAACTGGATGAACTTGGAATCCCCAAACGCATCCTCAACTCCTGCCTCGTACAGCGTAGCGTAGACACTTTTGTTGGTATGCCATTCAATATTGCTGGCTATGGCATTCTCACTCATTTTCTCGCGAAGATTACGGGTCACATGGCCGGTGCATTTGTACATTTTGGCTTTGACGTGCATTTGTACAACAACCACATGGAAGGTGTGTGTGAGCTAATGAAACGACAGGCTCCAGAGCATTCAGATCCGGTCGTTATTTTCCCTCATGAATGGTCTGAGCTGGATGATTTCAAATGGGACGATATTCTGATTCTTGGCTATGACCCTCTACCGTGGATCAAGGTTCCAGTGGCGGTGTGATATGGCAAGAGGTATGTATGTCTTATGCGAAATTGAAGGTGTGCTGGCAAATACCAGCCATCGTAAATCTGTATCTGACGCGGATGCAGGCCAGCTCATTGCCGGTGATGAACTCATTTTCCCCACCAGCCGTATGTTGCGTGGTTTTGCTCGCTCAGGGGCTGAAGTGGTGCTTATCAGTAGCCGCTCTGAAACTCTTGAAGCGCCCACTAAACGATGGCTGAAAGATTTTGGCGTTGATTACGACTGGCTTCATCTCGTACCGAATGGCACCAGTTATGAGAAGCATATTAAGCGCACATTAGCGGAGCATAAAGGCGATCTGCTTATCGCTGCGCTGGTGCACGATCCTCGACTCCGTGCCGCTTTAGCTGACTCTCATCATAGACCGGTCATCTATGAGGTGAGCAAATGAAGATGATAGCTGCTGTTGGCCGTAACTATGAGATCGGCATAGCGAACGAACTGCCCTGGCGTTGTTCTACCGATCTGAAGCTATTTAAGAGACTCACCAAAAACGCTACTGTCGTTATGGGGCGTAAAACGATGGAAAGTCTCAAACGCCCTCTTCCAGAGCGTCATAACCTCGTTTTGACGCGCTCTCATGGCTTTGTACCAAATGGATTCTACCCTGCTGGTGTGGATGATGTGTTGCGATTACCAGAGCCTGTGTGGGTGATTGGCGGGGAACAAATTTACTCGCTATTCATGCCGCATGTTGAAGAGATTTGGCTCTCCCACATCGGCGTTGATGTACCAAACGCCGATGCATTCTTCCCGGCAAGCATGATGCGTAACTTAGGCTTTGTGCCTGTTGAAACAGCTTATACCCAACGAGCCAGCGAGGAAGAGCCTGGCTTTTCGCAGATCGTATACAGAAGGTCGTAATGGATTACCGGATTGGGATCACTGGTGCTCAGGGCAGTGGGAAAACAACCCTGGCTAAATATATCGACAAACATTACGGAATCCCTTACGTGGATGCTGGTGTCGGAAGTTTGATGAGCCGCCTCGGTGTTCGAGTAGGTGAGTCTATGCCTCTATATGAGCGGCTTCAGATTCAAATGGAAATAGCAAAGCATATAGAGCTACTTACACGTGGTGTTGAAGGCTTTGTTATCGATCGCACACCTGCTGATGTTATGGCCTACACGTTGGATTTGGTCGGCCATACCAATGAAGATCGGTGTATTGAGTTAGCCCTCGATATCGAAAAGTTTTGCCACAAAACTGCTATTTCAAACTTTAACGCCATTGCTGGCTTACGCCCGGGAGTCGCTCTCTCAGAGCGAGATTACTTGCGATCACAACGAGCATCATTAGACCGTCTGTATGTCGCTCGTATTGATGCGTTGATGTGCGGGGAACTGACAAAAATTCACCTGCATCCGCAAAGGGGAGATCTGCAAACCTTCGTCGTTTCCAACCGGTATCGCACAGTTGAAGCAAGAGCCAGATCAGTGATGAGAATGCTAGATAACGCTGTAGAAAAGATAGAAAACCGGTTCTGTGGCCGAGTGACCGTTCATTAGAAATTGTTCGCCTCTTCGACATTGCGACAATAAAACTCTCAAAATGGGTTAAGGATAAAAAATGTTTAGTGAAATGTTGCTTGAAGATGAACTGGATCGGAAAACAACAGAGGCTTTGATTCGTGTAGCGGACGAACATTCCCGGTCGCTTATGAGCGATCGAGAGGCTCGTCTGGCTATTCGTGCCATATTCGAAACTGCGCAGGGGCTTGTTGGTACACAAGTGGGTGAAGCCATTAACATCGCCATGTCTCAGTTCAGTGAAGGCAGTAAAAAGCCTCTGTTTCCTATGCATTTGATGCTGGCTGGTGGCACAGTGCTTTATATCTCTGTTTGTCTGGATAGCAACCAAATCAATATTCTCAACACTGTGTCAGGTAAGTGGAAAGATCCGATTGTCTGTGAAACCAGTGAAGAAACTTTGAAAAAAGCGGCTCAATTTGTACGTAGCGCACTACTTAAGGGCGCTAAGAAGTTGTAAGGAGTTCTGATGACAACGATTGTTGCAGGCATCGATATCGAGTCTACGGGACTGGATTTCCTTGCTGGTCATAAAATTATTGAAATCGCAATTACCCGCTATGAACTGGAGACACAGAGACATATTGATAGTCTGGAGATGCGTTTTAACCCTCGCAGAAACATAGATCCGAAAGCTCAAGCCGTTCATGGCATTTCATTGGAACAGCTCGCAGCTGAACCTTTGTTGTCAAATCATGCCAGCGAAATTGGCGCTTATATGGGGGCATGTAGTGTGTGGGTTGCTCATAACGGCGAAGCATTTGATATACCATTTATTCGACACGAGTTTTCAGGGTATGGAGTAAGACTGCCAGAAGTTCCTGTTATAGATACTATGTTATCGGGATTTTGGGCCACAGAAGACGGAAAACGTCCCCGCCTTGAAGAGTTGGCCTTCTCTCTTGGCTTTATATACGATCATGCCAAAGCACATAGTGCCTTATATGACACAAACTTAATGATGCAATGCTTCTTTAAGGCACGTAATAAGTACGGATTTTTTAAATTACCCTCTGAAATTGTGTAAAACAAAAGCCTACTTTAAAAAGTTTAAAGTAGGCTTTCTTTTAAAGAACAGTCGCCTTTCAATCATTTCCTGCCTGTATTTAATACTTTTCCGCCTGATAGGTTTAGTCAAAATGCAGCTATCGAAATGCAAATGTAACCAAACAGAAGGAGACTTACATGAGTTCGGTTGAAAATGTAATGACAAATGATGATCTGGACGAGCTGACAGCCATGTTGCAATCACTTGATGAACCAGTAAAAAAAGCTGCACAGGTTGAAAATACTGATGATATTGACGATCTGTTGCTCGGCCTAGATGCTGGCGTAGCCATGAGTTCTGATGATGTTGCCGAAGAACTGTTCAATGAAGAAAAAGCAGGTGATTTCAGCTCTGCTTTAAATGAGTTGGAGTTAGCGCATGAGCCTATAAACGTAATTAACGCTGAAAGTGTTGAAGCTGCCGAAAACGAGCCAGAACAATTGGGATTTATTGAAGTTGAAGAGTGTGTTGAGGTTAATGATGAATTAAAAGTTCAACAGTCAAATGATAGCAATACAAATAAAAAAGCTCGTACTGCAAGAGGTCCTCGTTTTACTTTAAGTGATAAAGATGATTCGTTTTTCAATAAAGCGGGCTTAGAAAAAGATATTTTCTTAGACGCTTACGATAACGCGCCTGTCAAAGCAAAGGATAAGATATTAAACCTTCTTAATTGGTTTAGCGGAGGTCCAGATATTAGTGTTTACACGGTAATTTCCATGAGACACCTTCTCACAGAAAAGAAGGCAACAAGTAATAGTATTAAGATTGCTTTAATGAGCAATCCAGAAAAACCGTATCCGCTTAATACTGCGTCAACTCAGGCTGGGCAAATGATGGCTGTATTTCCAGCGACAGGAATTGCCGTTAGAGACGGTGGAAATCTAACATTGAACGAAGAATCACCGATCGTTAAGAAGTTTGTCGCGGAGTACACTATTGGATGACGTTCCCCTACTTAAAATAAAGCCCATAGAGAGCTTTATAGTACTGGGTAAGCCAATCACATACCCAGCACCACAAAAACGCGCCAGAGAGCTTCTCGTTTGCATTTCTGGCGTGTTTTATTTGATTGCCAGACATAAAATCAAATGCAAAAATAGGTATATACTTACCTATCGAGAAAGAAGATGATTGCAGCCGAAAAAATCAAACAGCGAAAGCGCGACAACTCTCTTCGTGACCTCTGGAGAACACCTGACTGGCTGTTTTCTGCCATTCAACGTTATCTTGGAGTGACATTTGATGTTGACGTTGCCTGCAACAAGGACAATGCAAAGCTGCCTAATTTCATAGGCGTTGAGCGTGATGCTTTGAAATCTGAATGGGGACAGCCAGGTACAATTGCCTTCCTCAATCCACCCTACTCCAAAATCTACCCCTGGATTGATGCGGCTATACGTGAGCAGGCTCGCGGAGTTACAACAGTGATGCTAATTCCTCAATCCCTCGATACAAAGTGGTATGAGCGTGCAACAGAGTGTGCGAATGAGACGATTATTCTGTCTGGTGGCCGCGTAGCGTTTGTCGAGCCTGACGTAAATCTGGGTCAGGTAGAAGTAAACATCAACCCAGGTGGCAGTATGCTCGTTGTTTTTCGAGGATTCTGTCAGGACGCTGGGCACTCTATAAGCAAGATCCCTTTGGACGTCATGAAAAGTCTGGGAGGGTATGATCCTGCGAATGTGATCAGGAAAAAAAGACCATCAAAGAAGGCTGCTTAGTTTGTTCTGGTGTCTGTAATTAGCCTGCTTCTGTATATATAAATAACTACATATTAATTATTAATATACGGAAGAAGGCTGTTTTGTATCAGAGACTCCAGACCTGAACATCACTACAGAATCCACTAGAACCCCTTCCCAGACGCTTTAAAATCGATTTTATGAACCACTTTAAGGAAACCAACATGTCATACCCGACTAATGTCGTTGCGCTCGTAGAGAGCGATTTTCTGGCCCAGGCTCGTGAAATGATGAAAGATCGTGAGCAGGCTTTCAACTTGTACGAATGGGCAATTAAGTGCTTGCATCTTGGCGAGCATCGCGAACTTGTTGAACAGCTTTTAGGTGAGTTGATCAATGAGGTGTTTGCCTTGAATGTTCAACTACATGGTAGAGAAAATAATCAATCACAATGATAGATAAGTACAAACTATTCATAAAGTGAATTGTAAGTGCTAAGATCTGATAGTTTCCAGTCGTAGACTGGAGACTCGACCTGATGGGTGGGGGTAAGCGTCACTGGCGTCAGGTTTAAAAAAGCTCACTACCAGCGTAGAACTGGTGCCGTTTAGGTGTCGGGGAAGGGGGAACCAAAGTGAGCAGAGACAAGGGTCACTTTATGATTGTCGAGTCTGGGGTGTTTCGAGAGGTTGAATCCAGTACTCCCCTTCATAAAGTGTGGGAAGATCTCGGTTCTGGGGTGCTGTCATCCATAACTTCCCAAGTCTAAGCTGGCAGTAGACTTAGACCATAACTTTTCAGGTTATGAAACGACCAGGTTGGTGAGAGATTTTTATACTCACCTCCCTGGGAGAGTATTACCTGAAAAGACAACCTCTCACTTCGTTCGAGGTGAACTTCACTCACTTCGTTCGTTCAGTTCAGGTTTATAAAAACCTGTTCTGGGAAGTAATTTGTTTATTTTAATAATTATTAACACGCACGCGTGTGCGCACGCGCGAGGAAAAAATCGGCGCGGCGCTTGATTCAGGAGTTTATATGACGACGAAGACACCAGCCCGATCGCAAGCAAAAACTCGCAAAAAAGCCAAAAACAAAAATTCTCCCCGCACCAATCCCACAACGCCTGTCGTAGAGTTCAATCCCCAGCTCAAAACCGTGAAAATCTTTAGTGATGGCTCTTGCCTTAAAAATCCGGGTGGCCCGGGCGGTTACGGTATCGTTCTCCAGTATCGTGGTGAGGAACGCGAATTCTCAGATGGTTTTCATAGCACCACCAATAACCGCATGGAGATGATGGGGGCACTTATCGGGCTGGAGCGTTTGAAATATCCATGCAACGTTATTTTGCACTCTGATAGCCAGTATCTGAAAAACGGCATGACACAGTGGATGAAATGGTGGAAACGCAATGGATGGATGACTTCTGACAAAAAACCGGTAAAGAATGTTGATCTGTGGAAGCGTCTGGATGAGGCCGCAAGTCGACATAATGTTCGCTGGAAGTGGGTTAAAGGTCACGCCGGGCATCGTGAAAATGAAATATGTGATCGACTCGCGAAGATCGCAGCTTTTTCAGCAGCAGATATGCCTCACAAGAAAGATATTGGTTTTGTTTATAACAAATAGTAAGTAAGTGTTTACCTATCATTTCAAATCATGTATCTTATCGGCGTCAGGATGACAATGTGTTGGTAAGACACAGTTCCAGGATGGAACGAGAAAGGCGGCTGGCAATCGCCAGCCGCAACTCTTTCTGACACTGGATGGAGTCCACATGGCACGTCAAACCTATTTCACTTCTGTAACTAAACGTCCTCGTTCTTTACGTCAAATTTTGGCCGAATTATTTAGCGGTCGTGTTATGTCACGTCTTGATGAACTAGAGACTACCGTTCGGTTGCTGAATGAACGTTTAGATAATCAAGCGTCAGTTGTTGCGAACGTGGGGGCGATTGTTGCCTCTGGTTCTTCACGCGAAGCGAAAAATGCACGGCCTTTAGTGAAGGAGAAAAACAACAAGGACAGTTCGAATGGAAAATTTTCAAAGAAAGAGGCTGAAACCAATGGCCTACGTTCTCATTATAGTTTCACTGGCGACGGTAGCCGTTCCAGCCGGTCAGAGCCTTTTGATGCCGGATTCATCCATCACCACACCTTCGTCGACGACAATTACCACCACTCCAGTGGAGCGTCCTGTCACTCTGGATGGGATGGCGGTGGATGCGATACCTCAACTTCATCCAGTTACTCAGGATCATGCTGTGACTAAGGCGGTTGTATGAACTGGTTTTCAAATCACTTTGGAAAAATTTGGCTGGCAATTCTTGCCCTCATGGCCGCCGGTTGGGTATCGAACATTATAAAACTTGTTTGCTCTGGCGATCTCCAGTTTCAGGCTGGCATGACCTTGGCTCGTGTAGTTGGGATTTTTATTTTTCCAGTCGGTTCGGTACTTGGTTATTTCTGACGGTTGTTAGTGCATATGCATTGACCGTCTTTGCGTAAGCAATTTATTTAACTAGAAAACAACTTGTTTTGACAAATAACAAAAGGAAAACACATGTTAGGTTTCTTCAAAAAGAAAACTCGTAAAGCAGTTATCGAAGTCAAAAAAATGGAGAACCGTGATGCGGTTGAGGCCACCGTGTGGGGCGCGTACATGATCTCCTATGCCGACGGCACATGTGACGCAAAAGAAATTGCCATTCTTGAGAAGACAATTGCAGCTCTGCCTGCGTTTTCTCCGTTTGCTGGTGAAATTGCCCAAATGAGCGCCAATATCCGTGCTCGTTACGAAGCGTCCCCTCGTTCTGCTAATGCACAGGCTATTCGTGAGCTGTCTGATATTGCGGGTACTCCAGAGGCGGTCGATGTTCTGTGTCTGTGCCTTGATATTGCCGATCAGGATGGCATTGGTGAACAAGAAGAGCAGGCACTGAAAAAGATCGCCCAGGCGCTTCAGTTGTCACTGGATGCTTATCTCTAATGCTTGAGAGATTCCGGCTTGTGACCGTCATTGCTCTTCTGGTGATGGCGGTGTTGGTGGATTTTACGGGAAAGATGATGTCTGTCATTTCTGATGGCCTCCTCATTGGTTTGGCGATCTACTTCGCTTATCCGCTAGTCCGTAAAGCAACGTGTTAATGACAAGGGCCAAATGGCCCTTGTGTTTCGTTGACCGAAATAGAGAGTTTGCACCTTTACGTTTAGCTTGCTCCCCTTTTATGCCACATCACAATAAAGCCAATAAGAAAACAACTTGTTTAAGCATTAGGAAAAACACATGTGCAAGAAATGCAAAGCGATAGCTGATGAACAAAACGCCTTATTCGAAGAAATGGATGCTAATGAACTGGTCAAAATGTTAGCCATTCTTCGAGGAATAGAAGACGTTTCCATATTTGAGAGAGTGGTTACAGCACTTAATTTTGAGTCCACCTTTGAAGAGCCAACTCAGGTTGTAGCTTTAGCACATCATTTCGGTGTTCATTATCTTGCTGAAAAAGAGCGCGCTGATAAGTTGCAGGCGACTTTGGATATGGTGAGCGAGACTCAACGAACTGATGACACTAACAAGAGTGAGGCGATTATTGCCAGCAAAGATCGTGAAATTGCTGGGCTTAAATCCTCTCTAACGATGTTGATGTCTGCGTTCAATCTTATGTCTTCTCAGGCGGGTTATAAAATGCCATCACTAAACAGCGATGATCCGATGGCCGTTCGTCAGCTTTTGGGAGCAATGGCCGACCAACTCGACGACACAAAGAGTCGCCTTGAAGACATGATGCGTGAGTTAAGCCATCGACATAACCTCGCAACACAACCACACAAAGTCTTTCAAAGCTCTAATTGATCTGATATGGCCGCATGATCGGCCATATTGTGTTGATAAAAACAAGGGTGAAAAATGGCATACGGTACAGGGATTTACAACAATAAAGGAATTAACGTTACTGGCTTCCTTACACCTATTTTTTTTCTTGATCGATTTACGGCGTCATCAGGCTCTAAGACGTACTCTAATCCGCCACCGGGTAAATCACTACATGCCGTGTGGTCATTAATGCCTCTTAACAACGACAACTACATCAATTTACCTGTTCCAAATGTTACTATTAATGGAAATACGGTTAGTTGGTCAAATTTATATACGGGGCTTGGTTCTTACATATACACATACTGGGGATAATTATGTTCGGGATGTCAATTACTCAATCAGATGGAAGTTTGTGGATGAGTCCAGAATTTACTCCGCAAAATCTGATTAATAAAGGGACAATGTCTGCATCTAAAGGTTCTGTTTTTAAAACATCAATCCCATCAAACAAATCATGCTTTTTCTTCATAAAAAGCAGTAATAAGGCGAACATGATGTTTATTCATGAACATAGTAACGGATACAATGCTCTCAGATTGCATCAGGTAAATGGTAGCCCCGGAACAATAACAGTTTATGCTTTTTCTGATATGGTGTTACCACATTCTGGCTATGGCATTGCCATGTATAACAGCGCAGGCGCAATGGTGTATCACGGTGAGATGATGCCCCTTGATGCAAAACTTATCACTATTACTGACCCACAATTTACAATAGATATGGGGTATCCGTGCGCAGTAATGCCTGCTATGGTTGGGGTTTATAACTATAGACGAACCGATTACGACAGACCTGTCTATGTAACTATGACCGGTGCAACTGGAAACCAAGTATATAACGGTCAATGGTATTCCGGTAATGTCACATGGGATATTAAGAAGATTTATACAAACAAAATCCTGGTTATAAATACCTCAAAGTATGATTAGCAAATACCTTTATTTAAAGGATTGCCTGTTAATTTCTATTTAGCACCTTTTCATTTTTGAAATAATTGCACTATTAAACAAATCTTTTCTTAATGGTGCAATTATGAATACAGCTCTTTCCATCATCGACGATACCAACTCAAACACTGCTATCGATTATCGTCAGGAAATGAACGTCATCCACGAAATCGTAGCCGAGTGCGAGAAAGAGATCGCCTTCATGTATCAGGTTCACGACTTCGTTTATGGCGACGAACGCCACAACATGATTAATCGCCTGCTGCAACTGAACCATCGACCAGATGAAGAACGCTCACGTTTGAATCGAGCTTGGCTGGATAAAGTCGATCTGGAATGGGTGAAACAGAATATTTGGGCCGAGTACTGGAGGAAGGTCACGGATATGACTAACGTTTTGCTGATCATGCCAGCTTCCCGTCGCGACGAGTGGCGTGAGCAATTTATCGAGGGCAAGCAGGAAGTCATCAAAACTGACAGAACCGGCTATCAGATGAAGGTTAAAGAGTTCGTTGGTGTACCGGAGTTCAAAGTGGATACAGACATCCCTACGATGGCTTGATCTGACAGCTATCTGCAATTTGCACAGATATCTGCCAGATCTGGTTCAGATTAATACACTATATCTGCCCACCTACTCCTTTGAACTTTTCAATAAACGTGACGATTTTCTGGAAAACCGTCTGTTTTTTCGTTTTATATTGCGGGTTTAACGGACTAAGTTTTGGTAATGTCTCG